TTGTCAGGTAATACATTTTTATTTTCGACAGGTTTATTTAAATTTTCATTTTGTTTTATCTCATTGGCTAACTTTTTAGTGTTATCTACCGTAGGAAGTAAGTTGTTCTTACCTTTGTCAGGTGGCACATCATTGCTCTCGTCTTTTCTGCCAAATATTTTGCCAAAAATTCCGCCAAATATTTTACCTTTACTTTTATCTTTGTCTGAAAAATTTTCATTTTCTTGTATACCATCAAACATTCCAAAAATTTTGTTTTTTATACCTTTTATTTTGTCAGGTACTGCATCTCCGACAGATTTTTTTAAAGAATCAAAATGAAGAGACATGTTATCTAAAATATCAGGGAATATTGAATTAATTTTTTTCGGTTCAATATTTTTCGGTTTAATAAAATTGGTCTTCGTATCATTGGCATCTGGTGTTTTATCTAAAATACCGAACCATTCCAATGGTTTTCTGAAATACCATGGAAGATCATTCATCCTTGAAATTATTAATTTTTTAACAGCTGACTTCCAATTTGTATTGGGTTTCAATTCTTTATCATTATTTTTTTCATTTCCAAAGAGTCCGAGTAACATTTCTAGTCCAGTAGCAATCGGAGCCGCTCCGAGAGCAATTAGACCCATTCCTAATTTGAAAAGACCATTTTTATAATCACCAGCTTTGAATAATTCATAAGCATCCGAAAATCTTCTAATACCACCTAAGATAGGTATACTATATGAGTTTTCCCATATCCATTTACCAACAGATTTGGTCATATTCCACAACATAGCTCCTTTTCCTTTACCATTTTTATCTGAAGCAGCTTGTTTGGTGTCAAAGAGTCCTAATAACATTTCTAGTCCAGTAACAATAGGAGCCGCTCCGAGCGCAACGATACCCATTCCTAATTTGAAAAGACCATTTTTATAATCACCAGCTTTGAATAATTCATAAGCATCTGAAAATCTTTTAATACCGCCTAAGATAGGTATACTATATGAGTTTTCCCATATCCATTTACCAACAGATTTAGTCATATCCCATAATATGGTTCCCTTTCCTTTACCAGCGTTTTCGGGAGAAGCTTGTTTAACGTCTAATATAGCATTTAGAACATCCAGACCTAGAGCAATGGGAAACGCAAATACTGCACCACCAGGAACCAAATACAATAAACCAGTTAATGCTGAGAGGGTGTCTATTATACCTCCGACTATGTCGCCTCGCATGAACCTAGAAACAGCGAAACCTATAGATATTATATTACCTATTAAAGGTACTCTTTTCAACAATTTCAAAGCAGGTGTTAAAAATTTTAACATTTTTGCCATGAGTCCACCTTTAAATATTGAGCCTATTTTATCAATCCCTTTTTGTTTCATAGTTTTCAGACCATTCACAAAACCGTCACCAAAAATTCCAGTGATAGTAGTAAGAATCATCTTACCCATATTAACAAATCTACCAATTGTAGTAGCTAAAATTTTCTTAATCATGGCAAATCCAGTTTTTGCCAATATTTTCAATGTTCCTTTCCAAGGACCATCAGTAAATAAACCACCTAAAAGTGCGGCAATAGAACCTATCAAAAGCCACCATTTTTTATCGAGTTTTTTCAAACCAGAATTGTCACCAGTCTGTCCTTTTTCCGATATTATTTTGGGTGTTATTCTTTGTACTGATGTTTTGAGTGCAGTGTCTTTGGTATATTTTTTTTGAACTTGAAAAAATTTTTCAGCAAAAATTTCAGCAACACTATTCAATTTTCTTTTACCTCGCGATGATTCTACTCCCAAATCATCAAATTTGTTATCAACAATATTTTTATCGGATAAAGACTCTGCTTCAACACCTTTAGCATCATCAGATTTTTTAAGGTGTCCGAGTAATTGTATTAATAATTCATTAGTGTCCACTTAATTATTTAATGGATAAATCATCATTCCGAGATTTTATTTTTTTCAACATGATAATATTTTACAATAAAATTCAATTTATACCAATCTTTACAAGCTAAATATTATTATGATAAATAAATATTATGTTTATGGGTTATTTGAAGAAGGTAATTATTTACCTTTTTATATTGGGAAAGGTTCTGGAAGAAGAATTAAAAGATATTCTTTAGAATGTAAGAAATTACATAGTTATATGTTAGAATGTAAATTCAAAAATTTAAAAAATAAAAATAAAAATTTAAAAGGTGAAATATTGTATGATGGATTGACAGAAAGTGAAGCTTTTAAAATTGAAAAAAAATTGATCAAACAATACGGAAAACGATGTGATAATACAGGTATATTATTCAATTTTTCCGATGGTGGAAATCAACCACCGTCTTTAGATATGATAAAAAAAATTTACGGCGAAGATAAAGTGGATGAGATGCGAAAAAAGAGAAATATTACATATTATGATAATTTGTATGTAAAGAATTTTGAAGAAGTTTTAGAAATTGAAAAGATGCTGGGAAATAATTTTCTAATAAAAGAAATTGCTGAAAAATTAGGCAGAGACCGAAACACGATTTCCAAATGGATAGACATGTATAATTTAAAATACGACAACACTAGAAAAAAACTATTAGAAATTGAAAGATTACAATCTTTCCGCGAAAATAATTCGAAAAAAATCCAAAAAACTTCCAACAAATATTTGGTAGTTTTTCCAAATGGTGATGAAATATGGGTAGATAAAATGGTTGTTTTCTGTAAAAAATATAATTTGGATTATAAAGGATTGCGAAGAACTTTTAAAAAAATTAAAAAGAATGGATCTCCTAGTAAATCAAAAGGATTTAGAATCAAAGAAATGATAAAATGTGAGGATATTTAACCCCAATCTTTACAACTTTGAGCATTCGCGCTACCCGCTTTAGCACTTGAACACTTGTGTCTTGCGCGGAAACTCTTTCTCCGTTTGGGATTGTCTTTTCCTACCCTAACACCTGCTTGACCCCAATGTATGCGTTTATACGATCCGTCTGGTTGTCTTGCACATTTAGTCCATTTTTTGCCTTTACGGTCGCTAGATGCTTTTTTAGTCGGTCCTGTGCATTTCTTTTCCAATAAAGTTTTAACTTCTTGTAAATCAATTACAAAATCATTTGCGTCAAAATTAATAAGAGATGATGCGATTCTGTTCGCAGCTTGATCGAACGATTCGGTAACAGTCTTTCCGATAATTTTAGGACGCATGGCTTGAAATTGTCTTGGATAATCAGATCTTAAATCTGCATCAACCATGGACAACAATTTCTTGAAAGAACCGATACCTCTTTTATCATATGGACTATCGATATATTTTTCGTATGCAATACGTCGATGATCTTTGATAGCTTCTCCCATGCTCAAAGCAGATTTAGTATCAAGATTTAATCCACTATCAATACCCAGCAACGTTTTGAGTTTTAATTTAATAGAACCATTATTCCATCTTGCAGATTGATCACCATCAACATTACAAATAGTATAGAAAAGGCGATAAGCTTTTCTAAAATTATCATTCATAATAGCATCACTAATAGGCATAGTGCCGATTTTAACTGCTTTGTAATAATTAACTATTCTAAAGAATGGTAGACTTTCTTTATCTCTCATTACGGTGATATTTTCATTATCACTCATAGCTCTGTTGATATCATAACGCATCGCGCCTCTGGTTTCAGTATCAGTTCTTTGATCGTAATACCAATTATCGATAGAATCAACAAATCTAAAAATTGGATTGTTGTTATCATTCATCGACAACTTAACCAATATATTATACATGTCTTCTCTGGTAGGTAAGGTAGATGTCCAATCAATTTCATCATTATCTACAATAGCAATATCAGCGTTTTCAAATTTAGATCTTAAAATATTTTTAGCACTATCAACTACTAAATTTTTAAATTTGTCAACGCATTTATCATTCAATTTTTCGTTGAAGGCAGTGACGCGAGAAGTATATCGCTCAAGCGCAGCTAAAGCATCTTTATCTTTTTGTATAGAACCTTTAACTTCATCTTCATCTTCGCTTTCTGGATCACCTTCTAATTCTTTTAATTTTTCAATACTCTTGTCGAGAATATTTTGAATACCAAGATTTTTAACCTCGATACCATCTTTTTTAACGATTTTCTCGCCATATATATCAGTGGGTTTTAATTTGTGATGTGCATGTTTCACAGACAGTTCTTCTATCTGATCAGAATATGTCATAAATTTATCATAATAATTTTTATATTGCGGATTTGAAGCTAGATATTCATCTATATCGTTCTCCAACCGATTAATATTAGCAGTAACTTTCTCTACTTCATATTGTGATGTTTTCGATGTGAAGTTTTTTAAAATAGACAACTTCTGCATTTTTAAATTTTCCAACGTATTGAGGAAATTTACCAATTTTGATCCACCCTTGATTTTTTTAAGATTTTTAAAATTGGTATCATATAACGATTCAAGATCTGCCAGATCTTCAGAAGTTTTTACTTTCACCTCTTCTGGTTCGTTATAACTATCAATAACTTTTTGATATGTTGCGATTTTATCTCTCAGCATTTCTGCTTTACCTTGCTTCTGAGTAATGTTGAATCGAAGATTTTTTAAATCTTTTTCATCTTTTTGATTGATGGTTTGAGCGTTACCGAGATCGCTAATAATTTCATTCATTTCCGCTTGGAATCCTGAATAATTGTGCAGCAATGCAAATGCATTGAAGAGAGCTTGACTCTTTTGACCTTCTAAAGCAAATACGCTTCCTTTTTCAAAATCAGTTTTTTTACGAGCAATAGTTTCACCAGTAATGTCATCAGTTACTTCAATACCTTGTCTTTTTTGTTTAGCTGATGCACGTGGATCGTAACCTTTTTTATTTTTTTGATCAATTGGCACTCTTTCTTGAAAATTATCAGACTTACCTACGGAACTAGATACAAATCCTGATGGTGTAGTGGATTGTTTAACGCCTTGCAGTCTACCACCACCGATATTTTTTGGACTTCCAAAATTTTTCGCTGCTTCCAATGCCAATTCATACAATTTATCGAATTTCATATTATTATTTATCAAAATAGCTAAATAATATCATGGGACAGAAATTTGATGCAATTTATGAAAGTGTTGTAAGTGTAGGCGAAATTGGCGGCTACTTACCAGGTGAATATGTAGTATTCAGAACAGGATACAAAAACACAGACACTTACAGAAACATGCCAACAACTTTGAAAAAAGAAGTAGATGACTTAGCCACGTGTGGTCTTAATATCAAAATCGTTAATGTGGGCGATAGACTATCTGGCGCATCCGCTGGGAACATATATAAAACAGCATCTGATATTGTATTGACAATCGCTGCGGATCATGGTGGTGGTAGAACTTATGGTAGAGTAACCGTATGTCCTGATATGATTGATTCGGTAGACTACGCTAATGGTGTTCCAGTTCCATCTCAATTCAAAAGAAAAGATCAAGTTATTATCAAACCCAAACAATTGAAAAGAGATCCCAATATCATCACCAATGTCACAGACAAAGGTAATGGTAAGAACACCCCAACAGATTTAAAATTAGCTGGAGAATCAAGAGATTGGGAATCAATGAATGAATTGACCATGATTTATGAAAAAACTTTGAAAGAAAAATTCGATTTCAAAAAAGCTGATAGAAATAAAAACGGCAAATTAGAAGATTGGGAAGAAAAAATAGGCAAAAAAATCTTTGGCGACGAAGAGGAAGATGGCGATGGTGAAGAAGATGAGCAATCATTACGTTCAAAATGCCAATCAAAAGCAAAAAGTAAATATGATGTCTGGCCCAGTGCTTACGCTTCTGGATATGTTCAAAAGTGTGTCAAACGCAAAGGTAAAATAAAATAATGGAACAACTGTCACAGAGGCAATTACTGGAAAATTTACGTGATTGGTTTGCACCTCATGTGGATAAAAAAGGTAAAAAATTCAAAGGATGGATTAATTGTAAGACAGGTGGACCATGTGGAAGAAATGATACCTCGAAAGGTTCATATCCAGCATGTCGTGCTACAAAAGCAGCATGTAAAAAAATAAAAAATAAAATGTATAAGAAAAAAAGTTCCAAGAGAGTAAATTGGAAAAATAAATAAAATTTAATAAATAATATCATGAGAACATATTCAAGCGAAGATCAAAAAAATTTGACTAATTTAGTGGATGAACTGTTAACAGAAAATTGGTTCGATAGAGCTAAAGCAAGAGGATCGCAAGTCATGGGCGCAATAAAAGGAGTCAAAGATCTTGCAAAAGGAATTGGTTATGGGGTCAAGAGTGGTTTTGATGACAGCGGAGAATCTTATAATAAATCAAAAGAATATATCAAATCAAGCGTTGGTAATAGTAATAATGCTAAAATTGATTCTTATATCAAAACAATTAATATTAAAATTGATGATGTTAAAAATGACATCATGTCGGATTTAATGAAATTAGATATTACTATCCCTGAAAATAATTCTTTACTTATTGATAGATCGTTTGAGATGTTGAGCAAACAACTCAACAGAGCACTAACAAATTTAAAATATAATGGAAGTGGAGCATCTAGTCCTAGTCCTACCCCTAGTCCTACCCCTACCCCTACCCCTAGTCCTACATCTACTCCTCCTACAAGAAAGACACCTACCTCAACACCAGCTAAAAAGACGGCTAAGAAAACGCCAACACCAACTAAGAAAACTACCAACAAAAGACCGACCAAATAATCGGGCTTTTGTTAATTAGATTGGAACATATCTTCCAATTTCAATAGACAAGCTATACAACATATCTCACGGTCTGTGACCGATATCATCTCAAACAAGCTATCAGCAATAATTATGATAGCTTGTTTTTTTATGATGTCATCTATCTCTAAATCATATAGATGATTTAAAAAGTCTCGTAATAAAGATTCATGATCGGAATCGAATAATTCGTCATTCTCGATCAAATATTTTCTAAGAGTCAGAGTTTTACCAACACTGATATTGTGATGTATTAATTCCATCAATTCTTTATTACTACCATCAGATTTCATCTGAAATGAACCAGATGAAGAATATTTCTGTAATTCGTTGATACATTTTCTTATGTCTGGAAAATAGGATTCCACCAATTTTAAGAAATTTTTCTGTTGTTCTTTTGGTAAACGAATGCTTTCTTTTTTAAATATTTCGAGACAACGACGAACGACATCCTTCATACTCGTTCGTAAAATAATATTTTGACACCTTGATTGTAAAGCAGGTATAATTTTATGTTTGTAGTTACCAGTCAATATGAATCTGGTACTAGCGGAATAGGTTTCCATAACATTCCGCAAAATGGCTTGTGCTGCTTTACCCAAATAATCTGCTTCATCCAATATGACTACTTTGAGTTTACCGTTGAAACTCATTGTTTGAGTGAATCCAATAACTTTTTCACGAATAGTATCTACACCATTCTCATCTGAAGCGTTGATATACAAATAGTCACACTTTAAAATATCATCGACGATGATTTTGGCTAAAGATGTTTTACCCAATCCAGCTGAACCAGTCAGTAATAAATTGGGCATATCCAAACCAAAATTTTCTATGGTTTTAGAAACCCATTCATCAACCATCAAATCTTTTAATTTTTTTGGTCGATATTTTTCAACCCACAAGTTATTAATCTCAGTGTCTTTACTCATATGCCTACCAAACCAATATCATGGTTTGAGCGTTTGTCAATAGTCCTTACGAGATTTGCGCAATCTAAAAGAGAATCGAAATCACCAACATCGAACCAAAAGCCATTTAATTGCTGTATTTTGACTCGTTCTTCTTGATTTACCAATTTGATGAGATCCACAATTTCTAATTCGCCTCTTTTAGATGGTTTTAATTGTTTGGCAAGCTCCACCACATTATTTTTAAAAATATACAACCCTATAACAGCGTCATCGGATACATATTCTTGAGGCTTCTCTATAATTTCGTCTATACCCCCATTACTGTCAATTGTGACGACACCATATGCTGATGGATTTTTGACTTTGTATGTAAAGATGGTATTGGAGGTGGCATCTATCGGGTTGCTGTCGATGATAACATTATCGCCCAATATCATACAAATTTCATCAGCATCCTTGATGTGTTCTTCGCCGACAATAAAAGCATCAGCTAAACCTCTCGGTTCACCTTGAATTACATACGACAATTTCAATCCAAACTTACCACCATCACCCAAAAGTTCCTTGTATGAAGACATCTGTGCCTCATCAGCAGTAATGATAAGAATGTCAGCGTAACCCATACTTTTAAGGGTTTGTAAGGGAAACGCAATTACAGGTTTATTATATAAAGGCAGTAATTGTTTACTGGTTGTTTTCGTTAGAGGGTGTAGGCGAGTACCCTTGCCCCCAGCTAAACATATTGCTTTTTTAATCATTTTTTTTGGAAGAGTTAATTATATAATGACAATATTCTCTAATAGCAAGTTCTTCGGGTTTAAACTCGTGTATATGTCTCGATTTTCTAGAGTCTAATACACAATTAGAACGATTGGCATACGCTTTTAGCATCGACCTATCAACGTAACTCCAATTTGAATCATGCATACCGTATTCTTTCAGAATGGCACACACTGTTTCAGTCTTCAATGGATTGGGATTGACTAAATTATATATAGTCCTACCAATCCATGGCGTGTATGTATCCCCAAACAATTTCTCCACAAATTCACACAAATCTGGTATATATGTCTTAGAGTTAACCAGATTTAAAAGTTGTGGGTAAGATTTAATTTTAGTGAGATAATTTCTATGCGAGATGTCTAAACCAAAGGGCATTCTTATTCTCAAAAGCATTCCTCTAAAATTTTTCGATAAATTCTCAAATGCGTGTTTAGATTTAGAATAAAATGAACTATAATTTTGGAATAAGCCAAAATTAGGAGTGTCTTCTTCTGACCAATCTTTATCATAGCCATCATACAAACAACCAGTAGAAACGTGTAGATAATTAATATCTAAAGCATCACACAATTTGTTGATTTCTAATGGTATTTCAACGTTTAGCTTCCAACATTCTTGTTTCTCTAGTTCTGCTTGATCTACGTTTGGTCTACCAGTGAACCCAGAACAATTGATAATACAGTTAATGTCATTATTCAATATGTATTTGCTTAACGTTGCAGATTCATGGTAATCCAATTCTTTTCTAGATTTTATATCAACCTGATAATTTTTACTCGAAAGATGTCGATATAAATAACCACCGACATACCCATTACCCAAAATTAAAATATTATTACTCGGTCTCATAATCGTTTTCGATGAATTCTCTGATGTCATTTAGATTACATATATCATTCTCTTGGACATAGTCAAGTAATCCTTGGCAAAAATCTTCTGCCATCATAGATATATCAGAATCCTCAATCGAATCCAAGAAATCTTGCATTTCGTCAATGATTTTGATCATACGTTCTTCGTAACCATCCAATTTTTTAAGTATTGTATTTTTTTTCATATTAATTATCAAAAAATGTTACATCGATATCAATATCCAAAGTTTTGTCATCGATTTCTACTTGTAATTGTTCCCGTTCAATATCTTTCAATTTTTCAATATACTTGACGATTTCTTTATTGAGACTGATTGGAAAGTTTTCAACCACTGTTACTCGGTCTTTAACAGGTAGATCATCAAATTTTAGGATTTGTTCATTAAATGAAACACTATCGATATATTTGACGATTTCGAAAGTGAAGATGTTGGTTATATCTTTACCAAAGTCACTATCTTTGTTGTTTTTCAACATTTCTACTGCATAGTTCAATACTTTATTCTCAGCTACTATGGTAGGCACTTTTAATTCAACATCAACCACGTTTTTGATAGTTTTAGTGGTTTCAATGTTTATTTTTTTTACGAGTTTTAAAGTCGTTAAGTCGATTTCTTTATCGATTTCTTTATCGTTTAATTTTAAATTTTTCCCAAGACTTTCAATTCTCATCTGAACTAATAGAGGTATTTTCTCAATCACCAACCAATCATTGATACCAGTATTCTCTATAATCATATCATTCAACAGTTTTTGAAACCGCAAAACACCTGAAGTGCCTTCGGTTACAGTTGAAATAAGACCTTTTTGTTGTTTAAAAGAAATCTTTTTACATTCGAAAGAATCTCTATCGTTGATTTTATCAACTTTAAAAGTTTGAGATTTTAATTCTTGTATTGAGTTTAAAAATTTTTTAATATCGTTTTCCATAAACGTATTTACTATAAAAAATCAATTGTCAATATAAATTTATGTCAGATTCTGTATTATTATTATTTTTAATTTTATCGATATAATAATCAATATCCATCATAGTAGAATTCATCAATATATTACCATCTATTTTTGTCGATAATGTATAGATAATATCTCTAAAATAATTGATATCGAATCCTAAAAATAACTCTTTTAACATTTGAAAAGGTGTTGATGACAAAAAATCTATTTTTATATTTGGCATTGCAGGGTGCTCTATGTTTACTGTTTTGTCTTTGATTTTCAAAACATATTCACACAATTTATTATAAAAATTAGCAGGTAGACTTTGTAATATCTCACTTTTATAATCATCCGACAAAGATATGAAATAAATTTTATTTTTTAAATATTCTATTTCATACACAAAATCCGAAACAGATAATATATTTATATCTTTTTTGAATAATGGTGGTGTGTTTAGAATAACTTTTATGTTCGAGTCTTCGAATGTTAAACTCTCATCGGAATAATTTTTTAATTGTTCCAATATATACGATAGTGAAATTTTAACATTTTTATTATCAACATTAAAACCGATAGTATATGATACACATCTCTCCCAATATTTAATAATATTAACAAATTTGTGGTATGTATTGCTACCTGAAAATTTGTTAAGATATTCGATTAAAAAATCATCATCTTGTTCTTCAATACATTTTTTTAAATCATTAAATGTTATCATTGTGTAATATTAATTAGTAGCATATAATTGCTCGTAATTCTGACACATGAAGGTTATACTTTTTATATGAAAATCTGTATTATCGTAATCTAAAGTATTTCCCTCTATAGCAGTTGGTAAACATTGTCTGAAAATATATCCTCTACGTAATTCACCATTGTTTGTATACTGTTTAACAATTATGTCACATTTTAGTTTAGGACCCCATTCTATCAAACCTTTGATGCTTAGGGCTATTAACCATGGTCTAAAGAATTCGTGTTCTAAATCTACCGTGGTTTCTAAAAAATTTATAGAAAAGGATCTTGATAAGAAATCATTTCTACTAGACAAAGTATATCCTGGTAAAAAATTACCATACGACCCATCTCCTATACTACCCGTTGAAAAATTTGAAGATTCTTCTGGTGTAGTGACCGATTGTGCAGGTAAAATATTACCATTTTTCGTCATATCATTCGGGGTGATACTGGCTCGCCATTTTTCACCCGCAGAATTTAATATTTGATTTATATTATTTTCAACGACACCATCTATGGTCACAGTCCATAAAATAGGTAAAGATAAACAATATTTATTTTCACCTGAAAATGCCGCTAGAAAATCATCTGGGCGCGGACTCGACATAAAAATAATTATTAAACTAAACCAAGATTGCCAGGTTGAAGATACCTATAGAAATGGAAAGCAAATGAAGCCGTAAATGTTTTCACTTCTCCAGTTCCATCGGCAATTTCATAACTAATCTCACCAATATTTCTTATCGAAGCTCCTACCAATTCGATTACTCTGCCGACTTCCATGGGATTTCCTATAACCCCACTGCAAGGAATTTTATATACTTCCAATGTAATAGTCGATTCAGTACCTGGCATACATATATTACCACCAGCTTCACCTTCGTTATTGAAAAGAGTTCTAGATGCTCTTTCAAGTTGAGTACGAATTTCCATATCTTGGTCAGCATAGAATTCGATAGACCAACTTTCAGAGCCAGGATAAGATGATTTTCCAGGTAAATTAAAAGTTTGACCAGCGTAATTAACTTGTTTGTTTTCAATATCTCTACCAGGAAATGTTGCGGATCTAGCATAAATCAAGTCCGTTTCACCATTGAGACGCAATCCAGTAATATCGATTTGTTTAACGCGAAACAGAAAGTCCCTAGAGAACTGTTTCCGAGACGCGACATCCATGAAGTTTTCAATTGTAGTTGGCATAATAGTATTTAGCTTTAGAGTTTAAATTAGATCAATTCCGAAAATACAGCATCGCTTCTGGTAGCAGTAAAGGAACACAAAACAAATTCAGCTGTTTTACTTGGTTTAATAAGTATATCAACTTTTAATTCATTGTTATCAATCACCAACGATGTGTTGTTTCTTTCATCACAAATGATAAGATAGTCTACACAACCACCATTTTGTTTAGCAGTTTCAAACAATGGTCTAAGAGTGTTAACTAAACGGGTGCGTGTGAACTCGTTATTGGGCTCAAACACGAAGAATTGAGCAGCTTTCTTAGTAGGTCTTTCAAGAGCTAAGAACAATCTACGAACGTTGATTCTGTCGAATGCGCTTGGTTTGCGGTTGAGGGTCTTTTGACCGAACACCACGATACCTTGCGAAGCGGAGAACATAACAGGGTTGATATTTGCTTTGTAAAGTTCGTCTCTTTGTTTCTGATTAGGATTGATAGCAATATCGAGCGCATTAGATACTAATCCACGTGTAAATCCAGCAGGGGCAGACCATGGGAATTCAGCAGCATCATTTCTAGCCATGATAGCACCTTGATACGCTGAGAACGGAGCCCAAATCAATTCACCAGTGAATTCATCGAATGCTTGCACCCAATTGCCATAAGTTGCACTGTAAGAGGTGTTTTGGAGTTCAAACTGGTGACGCATAGCCCAATAAACATGAGTTTGGAAATTCTTAGTCTTATCGCTGAGAACTTTATTATTTCTACCAGTTACCAACAAGTGGCGAATTGGGTCAGCAATGAAAATACAATCACCTCGACCACCAGATTTAGAAGGTGCGTTGCAGAAATCATCGAATCTGTTAAACACTGCTCCATAATTAGCTCTAATGGTTGTTGCTTCTATATCTGATAAATCAGAAGAAGTTCTAAGCTTATCTATTTTATTTTTGAGAGTTGTTGTATATAGTGTATCATCGTAATAATCAACACCCGCAGCGCACATCATCGTGTAGACAGTACCAACACCAGCCTCGACAACAACATCTATATCATATACTTCATCGTTCTTAACAGAATCTAAAGCTCTATATAGTTTACTAGGCACATTACCAATAATTTTTTGTGTTATAGTAACAGGATTGTAAGATCCAAGAGGGAATAGTGCATCTGCTTTACCAACCGCACCTGAAAGTGCTGAAATTACATTTACAGTGGTGCCTAAAGCGGAGGAAATCGTATTGTAAGTAGTATTCAACAAGCTATCAGTAACAACACGAATTTTTTTCCGTGGCATACCACTAGAATCTTGTGAAGAATTACTAAATTTATTGGAAATAAATGGATTGACTAATACTTCAACATTTCTAGAAACTGAATCACGAGCTTCTAAGAAGAAAGGAATGGCAGGACCGCCAAGTGGGTTTAACTGTTTTCTAAACGTGTCAATCGAACCAACAATTCCAGAATCCAAAGTGAAATCTAATTTAAATGCTTCTGTGGCATACACGCTCTTACGAAGTTTGAACACCCCGATGTTGAGAACATCATCATCTTCCCGACCATCAATGTTGTAATCGGTAAGATTTTCCATGATTTGAGAGATGCTATTAATAGAACCATCGCTTGTAGAAGACAAGTTAAATTGTAAAGTTCCATTAGGAATTTGTGTATACTCATCCTTGATAACATCAGCAGTCAAACTTGTAGTATATGCGCGAGTGATAGCATCAAAATTAGATGCTGGATTTTTATTGATATTGTCAGCAATACCAATATAGTAACCCTCAAACTGATTATCGATGGTTGTTTGAGCTTTATCCAAAATGATCAAGCCAGCCCCACCCATAGCAGTCAATACTGCGGCTTTAGTGGTTGTGAATGAACTGAGTAGAGATGCTGTAGACGACCAGTTGAACAATGAACCTTCAGACGCTTGGATATATTCAGCAGGTGTAAGTTCAATTTGAATAGGCTTACCTAAGAAATAAGTTCCAGCGGATAAATTCAAGTTTGTGGTGAGTTCGCTAGAAAGCGGTGCAGCTGCCACCACAGGATAAACTAAAGCAGTGTAAGTATCATTAAATCCGCTACCCAAATTTTCACCGTATGGTAAACGGAAAGTATAAACGTTAGCAGGAGAATTCAAAAGCTCTCTCACGGAATGATAGAAATACCGTTCCGCACTATTCGTAGGAGTTCCATAAATGGTTTCCAATTCATCTCTACTAGTGATTTTGATCACTTCATCCGTTGGACCTTGTGGGGTAAAACCTGTTATGAATACATTAGTACCAACGTTTGTAGGCACTGTCAAATTACGATTTTCGAAAATTTCTACACCTGGGCTATTGATTGTTCTTTGCATATAATTATTTAGTGAAATTCTATATTTTTTTTCATCAAGTCAACGTTTGATATGTTCGGTCACAACCCAATAATTTTATATGCATTTGGGAAAATAAGAAAGTAAAACCAGATTCTAATTCCATTTCTCCAGTAGTTTTAGCGTCGAATGTTATCTCATCCAAACTAGTTGGGAAACATTTAGTATATTTAAATTCTATAACTTTATTATCATATTCATCAAGACCATACACTGATATGTCAGTTTGATAATCATTGTGACTACATTTCAAACCTTGCAAATTTTGTGCGTTATATTGTCCAGTCTTTTGATCGTGTAACAAGTTCAACCACTGATAAACCGTCCAATAATTATTATAACCACTATCAACTATAAATTTGACATTTACAGGTGGATAAGGATCTTTAGTGTGTGATGATACATATAGGGTATCGCCCACATATCGAGTGGCGACTCCCTTAACCGCAACACCAGGAACCATTGTTCCAAATACGCTAAATTGTACACTATCTGGAATAATAGTAGAATCTCCTCTAGTATAATTAGATTGTATTGTCTTTAAAATTGGTGGTATGTCAAACACGAGAAGAAATTTATCTTTTCTCGCTTTGTTTAGATAAGACTGTTGAATTTGATCAGGCATTATAATTATTTAATTGAAATATTTATCTATTGTTTGCCATTGTTCATAAGAGATATCTTTTTCTTTATTTGAATAAATAGATTCTTGTGGTATTACCCATCCAGCAGCTTCTAACTCTGCTAAATCATTCATCATTTCACTACCCATACCACCAAACAATAATGGTGCTAAATTGGAATTTTCAATTTTTTCAATTTCTTCATTATTATATATAGAAGTCGATGTTCTGGTTCTATATGAACCAATATCAAACGGTTCTATTTTTAAGGGTTTGTCGCAATCGTCCAATTCCTTGATGTCGAAATACATTTCAGTAATTTCTTTATATAAAGACATCAAAGCCCATACTGTTGCCATTACTCTATCGTCATGTTCACCCGTTTTTGCTTTCCACGAGCCATTTGAGTAACGTATGAAATTTTTAAACTCTTTTAAACAATCAAGTGATCGGAAATAAACAGATTTCGTTTCATTAACAAAATATCGCATATTCAACACCGCTTTGTATTTCGTATTGATATGTGATATCATACCATTTTGTTTATTCTTGTGTGCCTCTTTAGCACCCCAAGAAACTAAATTCTGATACATAAATTCATTGGATAATCTGTCACAAACACCTGTTCCTTGATTGTTCCTTTCAATTAAAAGAAGAGGATTTCCCCAATGTGAACAGATTTCAGCAATTATATTAGTAAATTCAGAAGGTCCAATCTTATTATTGTGGTATTCCGCAACTTGAATCATTTCTTTAGGATTTGTGATGTCAAATATCTCTAGAACAGATGCATCTAATCCAACACCTTCAGAAACGTCACCCCCAATAGCATATATCTTATTTGAATCGTATTCCTCCCAAACTTTATAATCACCATCTTTAAAAATATGTAAAGGTTGGGAACATTCTTGTTTTAATTTTTCAAATAACTCGTCATCAATCGATTGCTGACTGTTATCCAAAAACATATTACCGAATTCTTGTTGAAACGCTTCGTAGGAGCCTAATGCTTTAATTTGTTGGGCTTTCCATGTTTCGTCACGACCTGGAATTTCGTCCCATTCGATACGTAGTGGATTAAAACCGTTTTCACCACGTTCTGCTCCAGTATATATTTTATGAAATAAATTACCTGTACCGTTGGGAGTAGACGCGATTATAATTTTGGATGTTCTAGATCTTGAAATAGTAGGATAAACTGATTTCCAAAACTCATCGACAACGTGTTCCTCCAAGAACGCCAACTCGTCAATAATCAACATGTTGAGCGATGTTCCCCGAATAGCACTGCCAGTAGTGGTTGATATACTAATCCTACTACCATTGTCAAATACACAACCAGTCTTACCATATTCTTCAACACCTGGTTTTAACCAGTTTGGCAACTCTTCATATGCTAATCGCACCCTTCTAAAGATCTCGATAGCCGTTGCTTCTTTGTTTGCTACAATAATAATACTTTTATAAGGCTTGAAACATGCTTCGTGGAGCGCAGCAATGGTCATCATTGTCGATTTACTTGCTTGTCGGGGAGATAAAAGACAGTTAAATCGATGCTTGAATATTCCCCCGAGCACTCTCTTTTGAAAATCATATAAATTGATACAAACTTTACCGACATCGCTGTCAGGGTCAATAATATAAAAATAATTCGATGCGAAATGAATAATGTCAGTTTTGCATTTTTCTATTTCAACCACCATTTCTGGGGTATACTCAAAAGAAGAATTGGCGCTGGGTAAATTAGTATTACCCATGTATGATTTATTTTTAACTTTTGCAGCCATAATCAATATTTAGAAATAATTACCATAAACACTGCTATTATTAGCAGTTGTTGGTGGGAAAATATCTCTTTGAACAACATCATCGGAATTTTCAGTGTATATTTTATTATCTGAAATATTAGATGATAATTCGGGGAATAAAACTGATGATAACTTACCAAAGTATGAACTATCAGAAATTTGTTGATTGAAAGCTTCTCTAGGTTCGTTAGTGGTGAAGTTGTGTTCACTGCGAACGCCTTTAATTCTCCAAACATAATGACCCATGGCAGGGTTCAATTCTGAAACATCTTCATCCAGTGCTTCAGTAACTTCAAATATCTTAGCACTTCTACCGTTAGGTCTATCACACCCAAATGGATAAAGAATAATTTTATCTTGAGACTTTGGTTCTACAGGATGATTTGCAAAATATGGGTAGTTTTTAAATTTATCTATAAAATCTTTTATATAAACATACAATGTTATTGTATCAGGAGAATCCATTCCTGCTATACCATAAATAGGAGATCCATTTTCTATCAGTGGATAAGCTTTGATGTCAACAGCACTCAACCAATACATAGTGCTATGTTCACCGTATATTGCATTCATTTCGCTTGGTTCAAATGTATTGACCATGTAACCAATCTCTACACCATAATTGTTTATAAGTTCACCGAAACCACTGCTAAATATAGTTCTTTCAGCTTGAAAGTTCGATGGATCGGCAAATCCACCACAATTAGGTCGATAAACTCCAGCAAAAATATTTTCAGGAGTAAGACAAGACAAAGGTATTGTAGGACAGCCCATAATTATATCGGTAATTGGTTAGCAAATTCTATATATAATTCGTGTTCATCTGGCATACCCCCATATTTATAGGGAGACTCAAACATTGTCATATAATATCGCAAAGAACCTTCACTCAACCAAACCAATCTAGTTTTAAATTCTTCCGCATTCTTAGCATTTAACATATATTGCCCCAACTCTCCTTTATCAGCAAACCATTTACGGTTTTTCCATGCGATTTTTATCAACTTGGGAGTTGGGTATGGTTTATTATCGTAATTTTCATTCATAGGCTTCTCTATTATTCTACCACATGGTTGACCATGTGCATTAATAAATAATTTTAAAATTTGATTAGAATTTTTACGTTTTATTTCTTTACCTTCTTCAAATTCCACACCGTTTAAAGAACCCAATTCTCTATCTAGCTCTTTACCTATAAGTATTTCACCTTGTTTTCTTTCTTTTTTATATGGTCCTTTAACCCACGGTATTTTTCTCGATGATGGATCTATAGTCAAATTTGAACCTTTTTTGTTATCAGGATGGATACTCTGCTTTATACCACCGAATGCATCTTTGTGGCGATATTCCAATAACGGTTTTTTGACAAGTCTACCAAAATACCTATAACCACCATATTCATTATTTTTTTTATCAATAATTCTTGTAGCAATGTGTTTTTTGCCATATGTGCCACGCCAAATAATATCACCCGTGTGTTTATCATAAACTTCATAAGGTTCATCATTTGATATAGACGATTTTTTCAATTTTGATTCGAAAAATTGCGAGAACGATTGCATGATATTACTTAACAAAAAAAGGGGATCAGAACGATCCCCTTTTCTTAGTGTTTTTTTATTTTTTAGTTCAGCGGAAAAAGTCTTCCGCTTGTCGTAAATCCGATACTTTGTTTTGTTTGCCCATATTTGGTTGTTTACCACTATGGATAGCATGACCGTGATCACCATCGTTACCTACTTTGTCAGTGGTTCCAACAACTTTGGTGCTACCACCTTTAGGTTGTGGACGACCATTCACTTTATTGTTGTGGCTTTGAAGCGAAGATTTATTGGTGCTGGAGACAGTTTCTTCGTTATCCTCTTCATCATCACCTTCTTCATCATCATAACCTTCTTCATCCATCTCATCGTCGCCCATTTCATCGTCGCCCATGTCGCCGAAATCTAAACCATCGTCTTCGCCTTCGTCATCACCCATAGCAGCTTGAAGCATGTCGCAGAGTTGACGAGCTACCGAACGGTCGAGTGTCACGGTAATTTGATCGCCTTCTTCGCCCATTTCATCATCACCGAACTCATCATCAGTTGGAGCATCGCCAAGACCTAAAGCCATGGCATCTTTGGATTCTTCGTCTTGACCGAAGTCACCACCCATCACAGATTCAAACAATTTATCAAATGTAGATTTTTTCATCATAAAAGTATTTAGTCTATTTGTTGTAATTTTTTTGGATTCTTTAATAAAATCTTCTTCCGCTTCTTCGCGTTGAATGTCTCTCTTCATATTATCGATAACATTACGAATTTTGGATTTTTTTTCATTAGAAATTGAAGGATCATTTAATTGTTTTTCTAATTCTTCGATTCTATTATATTTTTTTTCGTGACGTTCTTCATTATCTTCATCACAATCACAATGATCATCGTTTAACGCTTTGTGAAAGCCATCGGCAGCTTCTGGACCACCTTTAGTCAAAGAATTAGTATCCGTGAATGCATTGTTAGACATTTTAGGAATTTTTTTCGACTTATTGATGTTTTCTTGAGCATTTTCTTTGACGACCTTAACGTTTCTCAGAATATCACCGTAAATATCACCTAAACTTGGATTTTTCTTCATAATTATGCTTGGTATGGGTTATTACTAACGACAATGTTCCCACTCACAACACTAAATGCGTTAGTAGGAGTTTTCAAATCTACCGCGACATTAGCAGATGTTGCTAATTGTTGAATAAACGTAGTGAGATTACCATGAAATTCAAACACTTTAACAGCGTCATTACCAAGAGCATCAACAATTTCTTGAGGTGTCAGATTTGGGTTATTCCAAACCATATCAATACCTTTGCGTTGAATATTCACCAAACGATTAAACGTTTCGCGAGTAAGTTCAAGAATATGGTTTTTCGTCGTCTTTAACCGCATGTTTTTGAGCGTCTCAAGTTGCTCTGGCGTTTGAGTCGGAGTTTGGTTAAGTTTATTATCTGTTAATATAGCCATATTATTATTTATCATTCATCAATGTTTTTATCGTAGAAAAGATTTCTTCCATATTATACATATCAGTATAGTCAGCAACTGGACATTCGGATGGTATACCACCTATTTCAAAATCAAACAAATATGATTTACGATGACCCCCACTGTAATCGATAGGACTAACAATGTTATTGTGTAGGTCATTATAACCAAATTGAATAGGTGAAGTAACATTCCAAATAACCGTTGATGGTTTATTCAATGCGAATGCAATATGTTGAATAGATGAGTCGATTAAAAATCTCTCACTTGAAAGTTCCACCAATGATGCCAATGATGCTAAACTAAGTTTTTCATCAATCCTTTGGCAATTATCCAATGCAGGGTGATAAGGATTGCAAATGTAAATGATGTTATATTTGTCAGTCAACATATTAACAATCGACTGTGCAATCGTCGGATGAATATCTCTTGCCCAATTATAAGGCAGTGTGTTATTATTACCCCCGAAAGGTTGAAAAATGAGAACGGGTTTATTCGATGACATTCGACGAGAAACAAGTTCCCTTTCCCTAAAATTAATACTTATAGATGGTTTTTTATGGTATTTAACCCCAACCATTTCACACCAAGTTTCGATCAAACTTTTACGTTTGAGGATATGTGACTCTTGTTTATATGGTTCCTGCGCAAAAATCTTAACATCTTTATTACTAATATATTGTTTATAAAAATATTGAAGATTATTTATATCTAAAGACTTCTCAACATTTGGGTTATTGTTAAAGACTTCTGGATATGCGCTACATACTATAATTTCCTCATCATTATTGGCATATTTATACGAATTAATCACGCCTGAAGCAACAACATGTTTGCCCAAGCCTCCAGTTACATGAAATATTGTTTGCATATCAGATATATATACTTGTAATTTTAAAAATCAAGATTAAAATAACAGTATGGAAAAAGAAATCTACTTTATTAATGGTATGCCGCGCTCTGGATCAACTTTATTTTGTAATATTTTGGCACAAAATCCTGATTTCCATGTAACACCAACAAGTGGATTATCCGAATTAATTGTAGGTATTCATCAATTTTGGAAAACAAATCCGATTATTAAAGCATCTGAAACTTCCAAGAAACAATTAAAAATTATTCGTGATTTATTTCAATCTTATCATGCTGAGACTGATAGACCGATAGTATTCAATAAATCTAGAAATTGGGCAGCTAATATCGAGCTTGTAGAATTGGCTTTAGAAAAAGAAATTAAAATTCTCACCACTGTTAGACCAATCAATCAGATTGTAGCATCGATGGAAAAACTATATCGTAAAGAAATTAAGAATATTGATAGTCCTATGATGAGAGGCGATGGTATGAACACTATAGAAAATCGTGTCAATAATTGGATGGCGGCTAACGGATTGATAGGAGGTACTTATAACAGTGTTCAGGATGCGTTTTTTCGTGGACACCGTCACAAATTTCACTTTATCGACTATACTGAATTAACTAAAACACCAAACTTAGTAATGAGTCGGGTATATGACTTTTTAGGAAAACCTAATTATAATCACGATTTCAATAGTGTGAAACAATATACTGTTGAAAATGATGCTGAACATGGATTCACCGATTTACATACAATCAGACCAGTAGTAGTTCCACAATTTGATGATAGTCGAGAAGTATTGGGATCTATTTATAATAGATTCGCAGATATCAATTATAAATTTTAAGGACTTAATAGCGGTATTTTAAAACATGTGCCATTTACGAAAACTACCAAGCTACAATACGAACTATAAAACGTTCCACCTGGTAATGTTGCAACGGGATAAGCGTTGCTTCCGAATGATAATTCATTACTTGGGCTACAAGCACCACGACCGATAGCAATGCCACTATTACCCACTTGAGTGTAAGCACCGATAGCTACTCCATTACAAGCATTAATTCCATTATTTGAATTTCGACCAATAAATACGGAATTATTAGACTGACCAGCATCTCTACCAGCATTTGCTCCTATGAATACAGAATAAGAAGCATTTACAGCATTACAACCAGCATTATTACCAAAGAAATTAGAATTATCAGCATTTGTAGCAAGCTGTCCAGCGTTATAACCTAAGAAATTGGAATGACTAGCACTTGCAGCACCTCTACCAGCATTATAGCCAAAGAAATTAGAATTAGCAGCATTTGTAGCGTCTCTACCAGCATTTTCACCGAAGAAATTGGAACTAGTAGCATTTGTAGCGTAATATCCAGCATTTTTACCAAAGAAATTAGATATGTCGGCATTGTAAGCACCAACTCCAGCACAGTTACCAAAGAAATTGGAATCGTAAGCATTTGTAGCAGAGAGACCAGCATAATTACCGAAGAAATTGGAATGACTAGCATCGGTTGCACAAAATCCAGCATTATCGCCGAAGAAATTGGAATTATTAGCATTTGTAGCAAAGTATCCAGCAAAACTACCAAAAAAATTAGAATTATTAGCACTTGTAGCGGAATTTCCAGCGAATTCACCCAGAAAATTAGAAAAGTAAGCACAAGAAGCGTGACCTCCAGCGCCAGAGCCTAAAAAATTGGAATTATTAGCATTAGTAGCACCAAATCCAGCATTATTGCCGAAGAAATTAGAATTAGAAGCATATGTAGCGCAATATCCAGCACTGTTACCTAAAAAATTAGAATCATTAGCATTTGTAGCGCAATATCCAGCATTATTACCTAAAAAATTGGAATTATTAGCATTTGTAGCTTGATATCCAGCACTGCCACCTAAAAAATTAGAATTATTAGCATCAGTCGCGTTGTTTCCAGCTTCCTGTCCAAAAAAATTAGAATTATTAGCATCAGTCGCGTTGTATCCAGCAGATTCACCGAAGAAATTAGAATTATTAGCATTTGTGGCAGATCCTCCACTATTCTTACCTACAAAATTAGAATAACAAGCATTTGTAGCACCAAATCCAGCACTCCCACCCACAAAATTAGAATTGTGGGCGCACGTAGCATTAGATCCAGCAGCACTACCGAAAAAATTAGAGCAACAAGAAAAAGTAGCGAGATTTCCAGAATTTCTACCTAAGAAATTAGAAAAAAAAGCATTTCTGGCAGAGAGACCAGCATTATTACCCAAAAAATTAGAAAAAGAAGCATTTGTAGCGCAATATCCAGCTTCTCTACCTAAGAAATTAGAATTGTTAGCGTTTGTAGCGCAATATCCAGCATTTCTACCAAAGAAATTAGAATTATTAGCATTAGTCCCGTATTTTCCAGCTTGATTACCCAAGAAATTAGAATAACTAGCATTTGTAGCGCATTGTCCAGTGTCTCCACCAAAAAAATTAGAATTACTAGAATTTGTAGCATAAAAGCCAGCGTTATTACCTATAAAATTGGAAACAACAGCACTTGTAGCACGGTTTCCAGCATTTTTACCAAGGAAATTAGAATAACAAGCATTTGTAGCGCATTCTCCAGCATTATTACCTAAAAAATTAGATTGTTTAGCATTTGTAGCTCTACATCCAGCATCTGGACCTAAAAAATTAGAATTATAAGCATTTGTAGCACAAAATCCAGCATAAGCACCTAAGAAATTAGAATTATTAGCATTAATAGCTCGATTTCCAGCACAATTACCGAAAAAATTAGAAGAAGCAGCATTTGTAGCTCCATGTCCAGCATTTTGACCCAAGAAATTAGAATTATTAGCATTTGTAGCAGAGAGACCAGCATTACGACCTAAGAAATTAGAATTTTCGGCAATTGTGGCGCGATTTCCAGCATTATTACCAAAGAAATTCGAATTGCTAGCATTTGTAGCAGAGAGACCAGCATTTAAACCTATAAAATTAGAATTTGTGACGGATGTCGCATTGTTTCCAGCATTACGACCTATAAATGTGGTATTAGTAGGACTTGTTGTTAGATTACCTGCGCTTAAACCAATAGAAATATTACTATCTGCCAATACTCGTATTGGAAATGTGCTCAAGTTGATTCGACCTGTTGAAAAAGTTTGATCAGCAGTAAAAAAATTATTGGCGTTTTTGACAGCAAAATTAGCCGAATTGCTTGAAAAAGTGGTGTAAGTGCTCTGCCAATTCCCAGACAATAAAGTCATTGTAGTATGGGTATTCTCCCAATCACCACTTGATACTCTAACCAAAGTTGTCAAATTGGTTAGATTGCTAGACAAATCACCTATTCTAGTAGAAGCACTGATAAACTGTGTGAGCGTATCCAATTCAGTATTATATGTCACCCCGTTCTGGTTAAGAACGATTACTTCTTTTCCTGATAATGGTGTTAATGCTGAATTAAGTTGAGAAATCTTTGGCATACAATTATTTAATAAGAATCTAAATAATTGTATGAGCATAAAGATAACATCTCTTAAAAATAACGATATTAAGCAAAAGTCATTAGATAATGGTTATTTGTATAAAGATATCGATTTTGACCTTAATACACAATATTATGTGAATAGTCAACTCAATAAAAAAGAGAGTTTGAAAGATGTCCAAGCAATTTTTGATATCGAAGCAATTAAAAATAGTGTAGCGAATTGTTTTCTAACATCACCTGGACAAAAAATATTAAATCCTACTTTTGGAGTAGATTTACGTAGATTTTTATTCGAACCTATTAATAAATACACCGCAGATGTGATACAGGATGATATTATTAGAAAATTGTCGCTGAGTGAACCAAGAATCGAAGTATCTGGAGTTCTTGTGGTTCCTAAACCAGATGATAATGAATATGAAATTTACTTACAAATAAATGTTCCTTCGTTAAACGTAGAAGGATTATCGATTAAATCGAAATTAAACACGATAGGCTATACAACACTCTAAATAATTATAATGAAAGAATCTCTGGAATACAATTTACCACAAAACGCTTACATCAATTTCGATGCTCTTTCTCTGAAAGATTTTATCATCCAAAGATTGAATGAAAATGCTACTTTTACTGATCAAAATTATGAAGGTAGTAATTTAGCAGCTTTTATTGATATAATTGCATATAGTTACCATGTTTTGCTGTTTTATTTGAATCAGACCGCATCCGAAAGTATGTTTTCGCAAGCAACATTGTATGAAAATGTAAATAAAATTGTAAATTTAATAGGTTATAAACCAACAGGTAAACAGACATCATTAGTTCCTGTCGATTGCACTGCAAGTTCTGCTCTCCCCGAAGGTAGCTATACACTCAAAAAATATAGTTTTTTTCTAGTTGATAAGATCGCATACACTATTTTAGATGATTTCACATTTGAAAAGACTGTTTCGGGTGAGCAAAACATTGAAAATATTAAAAATAATCTAATTTTATATCAAGGTAATATCAATGAATATCCAATATATACCGCTATTGGAGTAGATTTTGAAACTTTACCAATTGTCGTAGAGAATAGAGTAGATAAAAATGATGTACGTTTTATTGCAGATGGTACTATAAGTGTTTATGTTAAAGAAAAAATTGACGGTAAGTGGCATCGTTATGAACAGATTGAAAATATTTTCTTAGCCAGAAATAACGACCGATATTATAGTGTAAGACTAAACGATAATGGGTTATATGAAGTAAAATTTGGAAATGATGTTTTTGGTAGAAAATTGAAAAATGAAGACGAGGTGGCAATATATTACCTGTTAAGTGATAATACCAAAGGGATAATTAGCAAAGGTGCTATCAATGGTAATAAGTTATTCAACTATAACACTTCACGTTTTAATGAAATATATGCCGACACAACGGTTATTAGCACTGATGAGGTTATAAACTTGTCAAATACTGGAACTTTATCATTCAACAATACTGAAAATTCAACACCAGTTTCAAATGCTGAAACGGTTGAACAAATTAAAGAAAATGTTCCAAAATATCTAAATTCTCAGCTAAAATTGGTAACAGAACAAGATTATGATGATGCATTTTTAGGCAAAGAACTGTCAAATATCATCGCATCTGTTAAAACAGTTAGTAATAAAACTTTCATAAGTGAATATATTGATTACTTCTACAAAATTTGCGTAGACCCTAACAAATCGAATAGGGTAATTATAAATCAAGTAAATTTTGCGGATTCTTGTGATTTTAATAATGTAAACATATTTTGCGTTCCTAAATTTGAAATAACAACGGATGGATCGTATCCACCTTTTCTTTCAAATAGTTTAAAAAATCTTATCATCGATAAAGCCTCGACTAGAAAAATAATTAGTCATGAGATCATACCAAGAGATCCTGTTTATGTAGCATTTGATATTGGTTATACAAACTCGACACCGACTTTGGATGTTATTAACAGTAGTTATTTGGAAATATCCAGAACAAACAATTTTAGAACAAATCCCGAAACATTAAAACGAAAAATCGGAGATATTATATTGGAGTTTTTCAAAAATTCTAATAACAAATTGGGTCAGAAATTGGATTTATCACAATTAACGTCCAACATTTTAAAATTAGAAGGAGTATCTGGACTCAAAACGGTTAATAACAATGAAGTATTCAATGGTATATCATTTTTTGCATGGAATCCGATATATGAAAATTCTGATGAAAGTATTGTATCACAAACGACAACCTTGGAATTTTTCAAATTTCCATACTTTTACAATCCACAATCAATATACAAAAAAATAGTAATAACAAATGAGTAATTTAGAAAACATTAATTATTCTATAATTGATTTCAAAAATCAAAATTCTTTGAGTTCCTACGCATTGAAGGAAACCCCATTGACTTTTATACCAAATGTAACTAATTTTTCATTTATAAAATTATTATGGGATTTTGGAGACAATACTTATTCTTCAGCACTAACAGCTACAAAATATTACGAAAAAGCTGGAAAATATGTGACTAATTTAACAATTTATGATTGTTTTTCCAATGCCATCATTTCTGTTAATTCTAAACCAGTAGTAATTAAAGATTTTTTACCACATACTTTTAATATAACGTTTGACGATCCAACATACAACAATGATATCACATGGAAAACAGGTAAAATCGGAGGACCTATCAACCTTGTAGCGTTTTATCCTTTAAATACTGAACAAGGTGATATTTATTACAGAGTTTATAATTCTGATAGTATTTATTACTTTCAAAATACGGCAGATAAATTCAGACATTTGAAAAATAATTATTCAATGTTTGAAAAAAAATACAATTATCAAAAAAAGTCTTTCGAATATATCGAAGTTGATAAAATAGCCATACCTACATCAGAGGTATATGCAAAAATTGCAAACAATACATTAGTATTCGCTGATAAAAGTGATGACGGTTCATTTTATGTTGGTCTTTCTGGTAAGAATACAGTATTTTTTAAAAATGATACAATAGATGATGTTAATATCGAGTTTTTCTTCGATAGAAGAACTAATGAAATATACAATAACAACTCCTCGATAACATTATCCGCAAAGATTATTGAAAATGATACAATTAATAAGTTTAGTATAACAACCAATGGTATGGATGGTGAATTCTATCCATCAACAGTGTTTGATATTGATAGTGAAAAATTTCATAATGTTGAAATGTCTTTTGTGATAAAAGTAAAAGATGAAGATCATTTTACTGTTAAGAGTCTTAAACCATTATCAGCATCCACCTTTACATTTCAAGTATTATCAGGTGAAGATTTGATCGATAGTGCGTATTATACATTAAAAAATATTGAAAATTTCGATGGTTCTGTTCGGAAAAGTATCATATTTGATAGCGATGAAAAACTAAACGATGTTAAAATTACAGTAAGTGGCAGTATATCGTCTATAAATGGAACAGTTTACACATTAAATGGTGCATCTAATGTATTTGATGTTTATCCCCAAAATTTCATTTCGATGACTAAAATAAATGAAGACTTTGATGCTACTGAGATGTTCAAAGGATTGAGATTTCAAGAAATTTTATTAGAGAAAAATATTCTGTTTGATGAATTCATCGGTTCAATATTTGGAAATATAGACTCATCATATGATACTTTGGGTAAAAAAATATATGAAAAAATATCAAATTTTGTAGGTAATACACAAGATGTTGATAGAAATGAAATTACAGCATTGATTTCTCAGATGAAAATGATGGGGATAACGCCCAACAATATCTATGACTCTCTGTTAATAGCATATCCTGAAAAAATTAAAAGAATAATGGATTTATCTTCGATGACCGATAATAAGTTGTTGGGTATTAAAAATAAATTCAATCAAAACTTTGATATTAGAGGATTCTCGACAAAAGAAATATATGGAACGAATTTAGGTGATCGTATTAACACTGACACATACACAATATCAGCAGGTATACCTATAGTAGCACTCGAAAAATTTAGTAATGAATATACGTTGTTAAACACTAGACAACCAACTGAAGAAACAGGGACGAATTCTTACAAATTATCGGGGTATAATTCGAATTGGGGGTGGGGATTAGTTTTACCATCAGAATTTCAATATAAAGACATGGAAAAATATTATTTATTTTTCGAGTATGTTGATGGCTACGATAATACTGTATATGATAATACCATATTGGACAATAGTAGTATATATTACGATATGTTGTTTTCGGAATATGTTATTAGAGGTGAAGATAATCAACCATTATTAACACAAAACGGAGAATTTATACTCGTGGAACACGAATTACCTGAATTTAGGTCATTTCTGATCAATTTTTTATTCAGAGACAATCTTTATCAATCCCTCGGACTGGTTAAATAATAAAAATGGCTGATACATTAAATTATATTGTTCCAAAATCGATAACGAATCCTAACGTTAGTAGTACTAATGCTTTAGATTTGGAAAACCCGTTCTCGTTTTTGGAATTTATAAAAATAATAGACAGTGTAATATCACCACAGTTAATGCAGTCGGTTTACGTAAGCTATATCAAAGAATGGCACAGTGTAAAAAATTTAAAAGAAGAAGATTCCAAAACTACTATTGTAAAAAAATATAGAGATTTCATCAAAGATATATCTCTCAATTATACAAATGAAGATGAGAAAAAATTTCTATCACAAATAAATTTAGATGATCCTCTAGATTTAGAATTAGCGGTACCCTTTTATAGTAAAAAATTAATAGAAATATCTAATTTCTACAATAAAAAAAGAGAGGAACTCAAATATCAAGTCATCAAGAAAAAGATGACTGGCACATCCAATCTTTTAAAGACAGAATTAAAAAATAATATAATTAGTTACTTGGAAGGTCTACAAGATAGCGCATATTTATTCGATATCAACATTTTAAAAGAAGAGTTGAACATAGAAATCGAAGAATTATATGATATCTACCCATTATATTTTAATCAAACACCAAATGATAAAATATACGACAATAAAGATTTAGACTACGATTTAAATCTTTTTTTAAAAGATAATAACGAATTAATTACAGAAGTATTTTCAAATTTTAGCGAAAAACAACTGGAACAAAAAGAAATAAATGACTTATTAGATAATAAAAGAAAATTAACCCAAAAATACATTGGCAACGATTTCTACTATTTATCGACTGGTTCCACAGTGACTGATTTTGTATCTGGTTTATTGTTCAAAGCAGATAGACCAGCTTTAAATTTTTTCAATATCGATAACCCAACGACAGCGTCTAGTGACAAGAAAGTATTAGTCACTCCAGACACTATTGGCTTTTTCAGACCACATAAAACATCAATTATCAATATTGATGGCAATACAACGAGATATACATATAATTTAGATAGACTTGAACCAAATACAATTTATTATTTCCCTGATCCAAACATAAGAGGAGTTAATGGTGATGTTTTAACCTTTATTAATAGTGATGACTCGGTTAGACGAAATTTTACATCTGGTAAAGCAACTAATAAACCATTTAGTAAAAAAGATGATAGCAAATATTATGGATACATATCAAAAATAGAACCAAATTCTAAAAAATATCTTGATGATGTTTTCACACAAGGATATATACAAGATTCTAAAAAAGATATTTATAATAATCTATTTGGTTTGATGAAAAATGATGGCAGTTTTAAAAAATCCATCCTAAAAGATAATGATCAATTTTCAGCGTATCAAATACTGAATGGTCACACATTTTTCGATTATCTTTATGGTGAAGGGTATAGTTTTGATTATTCAGTTGTTGACAACACTACCTTTACGGATACTACTAGATCAGGGTTAAGCTCATTTACAAATGGATTTGTCCTCAGTGGTAACTTTACACAGATAATAGCTGGAACATTCACAAATGATTATTTTTATTATAGCCCTGAATATTTTCCAATCGTAAATACTTTCGATGGTGTATTTTTTACCGATGGTGAAGTTCCATATATCGATACCATCGCGTCCGACTTAAGTGCATATGAAAATAGCGGTTCGTATTATTATTCGATATTGGTAGAAGGTGGTATACATAGTATAAATCCTTTACAGAGAGCATTAGTAGACCCATTGTTTCCATCATTAACTGCTAATATGACTATGGAAGTAGTGCCAAACAACCTATCTGCATACTTAATTGATGGTGGATCGTTTTCTAATACTTCTCAAGGTGAAGATTTTAGTGTAGGTAGTGTCTATGATAGTACGGTATTCTTACCGACATTAATTGATGATACACCAGAAGGGGAAAACAAAACATTATACGAAAGATACAACTTGAAAGGTGGTATTTATGTTAGAAATGCTTATGATATGGCGATTTCAAAACTAGAAACTCAATTGTCGTATTTGGCAGATGTTTTACCACTATCAACTTATAATGAGTGTGTCAGTGGTGTGAGGGCATTTGATATAACATCTGATGTGTTGTTCATAGAAACAACAAATAACTATATCATAACAAAAATAAATTACGATAATGGGGAATTTTTGACACCTTCAGAATCAACCTATCGATTCACACACAATAACGACAATTTCAATAAAATAAGCAATGCTTACAAAAAAGATGATTTCGTGTATTTTGTTATCTCAAATAGAGTTAATATCGAAGGGGGAAGCAATTTCAAAATCATACCGACAATTTATGAATATGATACCATAGATCATAAAATAAAAATATTTAAAGATTTGGATATTCCACAAATAACTGTTGGTAATATTAGTTTTACGTATTTGGATACTCCAAAAATATCTTACAATTCTAAGAAAAATATATTCAATATTTCATTCTTATTAAAAGATGATGCTAAGTATTTCAGTATAATTGAAATGGAGTGTAGAATAAATCCTTTCAAGATGTTGAAATTGAACCAATACGATCAAAAATGAACACTGCAACCCTTTCATTATCCTCGAATAATACAAATTTCAATACGACAGTCCCTCTGTCTATAGTTGACATTACCGAATTAGAATTAAATGTTTTCGGCATATCTGAAAAATTTTTACCTTTGTATTTGCACGTAGATTGGGGTAATGGTGTCACCATATTCATAGAAAATGATATTTTTACTCCAAAACTATTGATAAATAATGCTTTCTCATCATTTTTCTATCAAACTTTTAAGAATATTTATTATCCAAATGGTGATAATAAAACACATCAACTTACGGCAGTATGCACTTTAAAATATTGTAATAATGATGTCTCTACGTTCACCATACCCATAACAATCACAAATTATGATTATGAGGAAAGTATCGAAGATATGTATTTGTTGAATACTGTGCTGAAAACAGATAAAAAAATACATCAATTTGTAACCAAAAAAGATGGATTACTAGTAGAGGTCGAGACACCATTCAATTAAATAATATTGTGGATGTATCTGTAGAAAAATTATCATCGTGCAAGCCCCGAGAATTTGTAAGTGACACCAATATCTTAAAAAAATATAAAAGGTATTACGATGGTGGATTGTCACTAAATTTTTATAATGCTTTTACAAAAATTAGAGACGTTAAACATAAAAATTACAGCACTTTTTATCTTACCGATGAAATGTTGCTAGATAATATCGAAGAATCCACAAAAGACGATATTAAATCAGAAGCAATGCTTACAAAATTAAATTTTGGAAGTAATTATTTAAAATTTAGTTTAAAAGACCGCAGATTATTGGCAACTTTGGGAGTATTCAACGAATATTTAGAATACGGTGATTACAATTTTGAAACAAGTGCTAATCAATCGTCAGAATTTACTATAGAATTCATGAGTGAGAACAGATGCAGAGTATATGCATCACTCAATTATAAAAAATATTATTTAGGGATTGATAATCTGGGTATATTATCTTTTTATGCCAAAGGTGCTAATATCGAGCCAATAACTTTTAATTATATCTACTCAAAAACAAACAATTCACTGTGTTTATTTGAAAATAGTGGTGGTATTTGTAAAATTTTAACAAAATTAGGCAATAGTTTGTCTCTTCAAACATTTGAAGAAGATAACAAAACATTATCAATAAATAATGCCATATTGATAGATAGACCTTTATACAATAATATTAATAGTAGTGATAATTTTAGTCTGGTGGGTTACGATTTAGCCAATAATATACCAAACAATCTCATAACTAAAAATTTAAAAAATAATTATCTAATACATGTGAAGGATAATAATCCTGAAATCATTACATTGAAAAATCAATTGACTCAAGATGACGTATTCACATCGGGTAATAATTTGCTTTCTAGTAACACATCATTGTTTTTCATGGAGGGTATGAGAGATTATACTTCAATTTTTAATGATATAGATAAAGAAAAAGACGAAACATTAGCATTGAATTACGTATTGTACAATAAATCATACACTATAAAATCAGGTATAAATTACATAAAGGCACCTAGTAGTATATTTCCTTATATTAGATTAAACATTAATGATAGCAAATTTGTAGAATGTGGTGCATTTTCTTTCGATACCCCCATTTATGCAGATAGGGTATATAGACTGGATAATGATAATGGTTATGATGATGGGCAAGTATACCTCTGCACTTGGTTATCTGGTTCTCCTCTAGGTGATAATAAAATATGGGTGGATAGATATTACTATCCAGACATGATCGAAAAAGAGGAAGCGTTAAAACTTAGATCAACTTTCAATCCAACATATCAAGAATTGATTGAAATATATGTGAATGCTAATACAGCAACCAATAATTCTCTATCCGCTTTTCAAATTTTTGACAAAAAAAGTGATTTTATCATAGAAGCAAACGATGAATTCATTTATGAAAGAATTGGTAATCTAGAAACATTATCGAATACTTTGTTATCTAGTAATATAGTGGATAAATGCGACATAAACAGTTTTAATTATTTCGAAAATATAAATACTGATGGCGAATTTACCATATTTATGGTATTTGAAGGCGATGGTAACAATTGGGTGTTTAATAGTAGTAGAAATAATATAGATGCTGGGTTGTCTATAGTGAAAACAAACGATACTATTAATTTCGAGTATGTATTATTCGATCCTAGTGATAATACATATACCGAATATACTACATCACAGGCTATAAAAAAATTAAAGAAAAACTTTTTGGTGTTTTCTCTAAATTCTAAAAAAGGAATCGGGTATGTAAACTTAAATGGTGGTATTGTCTTGAATATAACCTTCGACCCATTTCAATTTTATGATAAAAAATTATTATTTGGGAATTTCAATACTACCGCAAAAGATTTAATTTTTGACATATATACTAGATCATTAACAGTCAATGAATCTTTAATTTTACCATTTACGAACAAATTGATCGCTATTGACAATATTAAAGTAACTTTACCTTGTGATCAAAGAAACAGCGAAGATGATATAGATTTATTCCAAACCGTATGTAATAATCAAGCATTTAAATCTAATTATATCAATGTTTTGATTAGAAATGTTGATTTACCTGAAAATATAAAAAACGAGTTGAATTTAATAGTTGCTGATACGTGTAACAGATACACTCCTCTCACCACAGAAATAAATAATATCACATACTTCAAATGATTTCATACTTCAAATATACAAATGGCGATGCTTTTACGTTAAACAACGTTGATTACAGTGGTTTTTTCACAATAGTAGATGATAACGCATATACTGGAAAATTGAAAGACAGTAATTCAGAACTGTTGACCCCTAAACAAAATTTCATGTCAAATTTTTATCTAAAAAAATTAGAATTTGATAACCAGTATAATTCTATTGAGAGTATTAAACCATATTTTAGCAATTCTTTTGATATTTTAAATAAAAATGAATTAGATAAAATATTCGATGCTATCAATACCAACAATTTGATCGTTTTTAAATCATTGTTTACTCAAAATCCTCAAATAGTTGATTTCGATAACAATAATTGTCATTTTTATGGGTTAACATCGACTAATGTAAATAATCCAGATGACATGACTGGTAAGATTAATTCGCTATATGCGGCAAATCTTAATGACAGTGTAGAATGGAGCTTTCTGGAAAAGATAAAATATGGTGATTTTATCGTGCAGTCCAATCAGAATTTTAAATATTTATGTTCTACTGGAAAAGATTTAATTTTGATCATAGGTTCATTCACAGACAGAAAAGAATTAACTTATAAATCATTACAGTTAGAAGAAAAACAAGAAATTTATGGTATTTATTATGATGAAGTTGATAATAAAATCAATATCATGATAAATGATGAAGTTTGTGTTTATGAAGGTTTAAATTTTATATCATGTGGAGGTGAGGGTGAAAATATTTTTGATCATTTGATATTGGTGGATAAGTTACAATTAAAACCTGTGCAACATTTTGAATTAAAATTTACAGACAAAATTAAATTCATTAAAGTAAAACAATTTTTCGAGAAAAAGAATTTCATATTAAACGAGAACAATGTTGATAGTGTGAAATTTGGCAGCAAGATGAGGACTTTTATTGATGATGACCAAGTTTTATACATTTATAATAAAAAAGGATCTCAAGTATTAGCAACTATACCATTGAATGATCTGGGTATAACCACAGCATTAGCAATTGACATTCGAAGTGTTGATGATCTGGTATCTATATTGTATAGAAATGTTAATGAGTATAGAATATGTTTCTTCGATCCATTTGATTTTGAAAACAGTTTTACTGATAACATTTTATCAAGTTTCCCAATTTCTAGTAAATATGTTTTAAAATTTTCTTCATTCGATTCTAATATATTTTTCATCAATACGAAAAATAGAATAGAGTGTAGGTATATTTCAAATCCATCATACGCATCAGCGACATTTAGAGATTATAATTTAAAATATCTACCAAGATTAACCTTTAAAGATGCTTATTATGTATTCGACAATAAACTAATAACATTGAATTCGGGAGAAAACACTAATATAGTGAATATAAATTTCAAAGAATTGAGTAAAGGTGATACCAATTATCATCTTTTACACAATTCTCGTAGGTTATATACGTTGAAACAACCCATAATTGATACCTATCAGTCGGCTATCAATAGAAGTTTAAAAAAATACTTCATCGATATTGATTGTGTCAGTGATTCTTTCGGTATATTTCTAAATAGGCAGTTATTCAATATAACAGCTGACATTTTAACGCTACATACCAAAGCAATCAATTCATATATTATAAGAAATGATGATGTTTTATTGGGCAATATAAAACAAATTGAATATGATTTAAATAATCTGAAAATGAATGGTAATGAAAGTGTCAATACTATTACACTACAAAGGATTTTCACGTTAATTGTAGAAATTCAACAAAAATTAATTGCTAATTTAATCGCCGATAACTAAATAATAATATGCCTTTACCAAATCTTACGGATGAATTTATTGCAGATGCCTATACAGGATTTCTCCACACCTCAAACACACCAATTGTGGGAAATGATCCCGTGGTTATGTATGATGGATTGGGTAATAAAACCGCATTGAGTATTGGTGCGGAGACTAAAGGTATCAAAATCAGCGGAAAATTAGAAGCAGATACAATATCGGTGGTAGGTTTTAATAATATTATAGATTTTTTATATCCTGTCGATTCATTATATCTAACCGCGACCTCTGTAAACCCACAAACCAGATTTAGTGGAACTACTTGGACTCTAGTATCACAAGGAAGATTTTTGGTGGGTGTTGGCAATGGCACTGATGATAACACAAGTAGTAGATCCTTTACAGAAGGTAATAACAGTGGCGAGTACACTGTAGCATTGACAGTTGGTCAGATACCAGAACATAATCATTTGAATGGTGTTCGAACCGAAGCACTTACCAATAGCACCCAACATCCACATATATATGGTGCTAGTAGGCAAGATATGGATGAAAATAGAACATCATCTAATCCTGATGCATCTTATTTTTCAGCAGATGCTGTTGGAAGCTTCAGTTCAACCAATCGCCAAGGATTTACTTCAAGAACTGGTGGTGGCAATGCGCACAATAATACTCCACCAAGTTTTGGTGTATACGTTTGGAGAAGACTTTCTTAAATAATCAATATGTCACAATTTTTTATATCTAAAATAAAAATTCGCAGAGGTACTAATGCTCAAAGAATTTTAACTCGGTTGGATCAAGGTGAATTATCTTACACTATTGATACCAATCGTTTATATATTGGAAATGGTGTGACTCTGGGAGGAGTGTCGGTAGTTAGTAAAGTAAACACACCAGTTAACATCGTCAATAATTTATCATCTTTATATGCAGAAGTTGGTGATATTGTACCGATCAATAACGTGTGGTATCAATTAACAGCAACCCCCCATACAAACATTGCAAATTGGGGTAGGTTGGCTACGAAAATTTCAAATGAATTGGAATATGATGATGCATCTACTTTAAATGTTAAACTTAGTGGTTTATCAGCTTCTAAAATCAACCCAAATACAATAACTGATGGGTTGGTTATTCGAAACAATTTACTACGAATCAATTACGATACGAATTTTTTCGATGTACCCAACAATGTTTTAACATTGAGTGCAAATGCTATAACGCAAAAAGAAATCAAATCCACATCTTTTGGAAATGGTATAAGTGGTGGAAATAACGCACCTATTCAAATTATAGCTAATCCTAGTCAGTTTCGTTATGTTGATAGAGAATTAAATATCAATTATGATGGTATTACCAAAATTTATTTACCACAATCTACCACGACTGATTTAACTCTTTTAAGTGGTGGTTCCAATAATAATCCAAGAATAGGCGATATGGCTAGCGTTGATGGAGTATTTTATCAGTTGAGTGCTAATCCATCGACAAATCTCAACAATTGGAAACCTATTATCGATAGAAACTCAGTAGAAAAATCTATTTTCAGCACATTGACTGGAATAGGCGCATCAAGCTTAGGCGTTGGATTGAGTAGTTTGTTCAATGGTACACCCGCACATACAATTACAGGGGCGATTCCGAATTTAACTGTCACAAGACTTAGTGCAACAGCATTAAATAATATTTTAAACGATGGTAGCACAATGACTGTAATATTAACATCGGCAGGATTCTTAACATTTGAAGGTAATAATGTTAGTAGGGACAATCAATTAGTGGGGAGGTTTGCAATACCAATTTTTGCATATTAATATGAGCATAGAAATATTTGATAACAGTTTGATAAAATTATTAGTTCGCCAAGGGACTGATAATGAAAGAAAAAACGTGATTTTAAATCCAGGTGAGCCAGGATATACCACCGACACAAGACGTTTGTTTGTAGGTGATGGCGCTACTAGAGGCGGTGTAGTAGCGGGAAATATATTCAAAGGTAGTGGTGCGAGTGTTACTCTATTCGCACCAGCAGAAGTGGGTGATTTAGCATATAGTACAAGCGACAAACTTTTATATCGTCTTAAAGAAAACGATGGTTCCAGAATTAGCGATTGGGAAGAAATCGCCAACAATTCCACGACAGTTAGTAACGTGAGTGGAGAATATGTATCCAAAAGTGGCGATACTATCACATTGAACGCATCACGTGCTGGACTATTGATAAAACAAGCAGGTGCTGGTAACGCATTAGAGGTTGAAGATCCTCTTAGCACCACTACCCGTTTTGTTATAACCAATCAAGGACTTGTGGGAATAGGAACAACCACCCTTTCTGCGGCATTGGATGTTGTAGCATTGAGTAGTAATTTAGCACGTTTTGTAGGTGGTGGCGACCAAGCTAGAGGCATTTCAGTTCAAAACAATTTCGCAGCACTTACTGCCGAAGCTTCAGTATTCTTTACCGTTAATAATGAATCAGGTAACGCTGTATCAAATATACAAACTATCGTAAGAACAGATGGCGCATCTGAAATGGTGTTTCAAACACAAGGAGCGGGAACCAGAACCGATAGACGAACTGAAAGATTGCGCATCGATGAAACAGGTAATGTTGGTATCGGAGTAACTGATCCAGTTGCAAAATTACAAGTTAATGGAACAATCAGAGGAACTACACTTCAAGGAAATTTAAGTGGTCAGACCATTAGTTTAACAGGTGATGTATCAGGATCGGCTAATTTCAATAACAATTCAACATTAACCATCAACACATCTGCAAATGGTTCTAGTAAAGCATGGGTTGTATTTAACGGTACGAATCTTTCAATTATAAATAGTTACAATGTATCTGCTATCACTAGTGTAGACACAGGAAAGTATATTATAAATTTTACCACACCTTTACCATCAGCGAATTATTGTTATGTGGCGGCATCGAGGCAAATCAACAACGTTGGTTGGGGGAGTGTTATGTCCCCACCATTAGATGGGACAAAGACAGCGAGTGCATTAGAGATATGGAACAGAGAAAGCGATGATCCCTATGATTCTACCGAAATTTGCGTAGCTATTTTTATATAAAAACATGAATATTATTGCATATCAAAAAGAAGACGGAGTAGCCATCATTCACCCATGTGTAGAAATGACTATTGAAGCATTAATATCAATGGTTCCAAACGATAGTAAATACGTTATTTTAAACAAAAACGATTTACCTAGCGAAAATTATTTCAGAAAAGCATGGGTATTAAAAAATGATACCATAAACATCGATATTAAAAAAGCTAAAGATATCCAACGTGATTATTGGAGAAAATTAAGAAAATCCAAACTAGATGCATTAGATTTGTCTTATATGAAAGCTCTTGAATCTGGTGATACAGCATTGCAGTCGGATGTGATAGCACAAAAAAATGCTTTAAGGGATGTCACTTCGACTCCTTTACCAAATAACTTGAAAGGTATTAAATCTACCATTCCTTCCATATTATTATAATATTTTTATATGGCTGCGTATTTCACCAATAATCCCGTCACTTTATCATTGACGAGTTACACTGGTAGCAACGAAAATGTTACTACATTGGTGAATAATTTTCCTCCTTTGATGCTAGTCGGCAGTGTGGAAAGTGATCAAGAATTGCTATATGATGAATATGATTCTTATATCTACGATAATTTAGGATCGATAACACAAATTTTTTCTATTCAAGATTATAATAATGAATCTTATCAAGTAAGTATTCAATTTAACAGTGAAGAAGACAACAATCTATATGTTAGTGATTTACTAACAGTGAATTCATTTAATAATGGAACAGTGGTGTTATGTAATGGTGTATCTGATTGTTTTACTATCAATTTATTTATATCGGTTAGTTCATCCAACATTATAACGCCTTTTGGGAGTGAACCCATAATAAATCAAACAGTAACCCCTATAAAACCACTCGTGGTGAATTTTTCAAGACCACCACGAGTGTCACCGTTCAATTTTGAATTCAGATTGGCTTCAGCACCTACAACTATCGCCACACCATCGCCATCGGCTGTTACCCCGCCACCTATTATCAATGTGGCGATACCAATCTTCGAAGGTTGTCCTGTTGAAGATTGTAATACTCTAGGATTTTAATTATTTCAACATGCCAGCATTATATTCATATTTGACATCAGCAAAGACTGAATGGTATCTCTCGGTTATGTATTGATCCAATGCATTAGGTTTCACAAGATGTTTTGGTGATATATTGAGTTCTTTGGCTTTATCACTGATAAACATCAAAGCCTCTACCAAACATGCCCATCTTGCAAATTCACTTAAAGACATTTCCACTGCACCTTTTTTTGTATTAATTGTTATCATTTGTATTTTCTCTAATAAGTTTATCGATGTTAAGATCTTCGATTGGTTCGGTGATCAGGGCAGTTTCTAATTTCAAATCAATATTGTATTTGTTCTTACAAAATTCACATTCTACAATATATGATCCAGTTGGCTTGAATATACCCTCGAATGTGTTCACACCACAATTGCAAGGGAATCTCACTGTAGCATCATCTAATAAATCTTCATAGTATTTGATAACTTCTTCTTGATTGGATATGATATTATCGGATTCTCCTAGCATGTTTTCCAAAATTTCAACTCTTTGGTCAACCTTTTTTTCTTCTAAGAGTTCTTTCAGAGATTCAACTTCGGCATCTATGTTCTTTTTATTTATAAAATAACGATATCCAAAGAAATAACCTATTGCAGATATAATAGATTTTTTAACAAAATCTTCGTCGCTTGACGATATACTGTATCCTATTCCTATCGATACTGTCAATCCCAGTATTATATGTTTTATGTGTGTTTTACTCATCATGTTGAACATGATACACTAGTTTTTATCGTCTTGCAAGCCAAGAGTGTATTTCGACAAAATATTATCACTTTTTTTCGAAAAGTACATTACAACTTGTTCGAGATTCCCTTTAAGCTTCAATAACTCACTACTTTTCTCGTATTTTTTAATTTTTAAAACATTTTCCAATGTTGAAGATGCCTGAAAAGCATTATCGATAATTGCTGCTAAATTTTGAGGAATTTCTCTGAATTCGAAAGGTAGAATATTTGGAGCAATTGCGTCCAATTCCTCAGTTTTGTATTTTTGCATTTGCTGTGAGGGACTCAGGCTACTTTCGAAATCGAAATCAATAGCACCTGATGCTATAGCGGTGGAATAAGGGGAATTTGAAGCTGCCATATAGATATTTAATAATTTTTTGCTAAATAATAACATGACGAACAAATTCAAATCAAAATTTCTTAAATTACTCAAAGAAGCACCTGAATTAGATTTCGATCCTACTATGGAGAGAGATGCTGCCGAATCTTCTATGGATGGTATCGATGATGTGGGGATCGATGATTATGATGTCGATATGGAACCCGATCCAAATGCTATTAATAATACAGATGATCCAATGGCTCGTCAGAATGAACAAATGAGTAATCTTTTAGACAAGTGGATTACCAACATCAATAAATTCACCAAATATATTAATGGTGAGCAATCTACGAGTATTCAAAAAACTCTACAAAATGCTAATCCCAACTCGAATCTTGCAAATCTTAAAAAACATCAAGACAAAATCGCAAAGATTGCGGCTGATTTGGCAGGATTAGCCGAGTTATTCAGTCCTAGCAAAAACACCAAATAAATTTGATTATTTAATCAACTTCATTTTCACAATAGCCGCAAGTCCCTTGTGGCTATTTTTTATTATAAGATCTGTCGGGTATTCGTCTGTATCGTAAGCGACACACATCTCATTCAAATCTTTAAATTTACGACCATCATATTCGGGCCATATAAAGACAGTTTCACCCATTTGTATCAATTGTAGTGTCTTCTCTCTAGCGGTTTCATCCACCCATTGGCTATCTAATACCCAAATATGATTGAAGAATTTCAAACCATCCATTTGAGATTGTTGATCATGTGTAAATAAATGATTTTTCTTACTAATACCACCCAATCCTATGCCGTTTTTGACAAAACACGCATCTAATGGTCCTTCAGTAATGAATATTGTATCTAAATCAGGGTTTATCCTCTCGATACCGAATAATGACTTGTCACCACCGTCTTTTGATAAGTATGTCGGCGACTCATCATCTATTAGTTTTCTAGACTGGTAAAAAATAATCTTACCATCAGTGTTTTTAAAAGGTATGATGAGTCGCTTACGATGAACGTCATCTTTTAATGATAAATAAAAGGCATCTGGTTTATTAACAGCATTATTCAGTCGTCTAGCCTTGATATAATTTAAAGCATCCTGCACAATTTTATTATTTTTATAATAATCAGTTTGCGCTTTATCAAAAAGATTGATGCTATCAGTGGGTAAGGTTGGTAATACTCTAGATGGTGTAATGTTGTTGGTTTCAGGTAATTCTAAAACATCAATAACGCCAAAGTCGCCATTATTTATTTCTGACACGATATCATCGTATGATAATCCAGAAACTTCCTTTATCCATTTATATGGTTTGGATGACCAACCACAATTATGGCAGTAAATCAATTCATTTTCGGGTATGTAGAAACATCTTTTCTTGAATCCCCAACTTTTACCCTCTTTGCAAATGGGGCAACAACATTGGTAAGTTCCGCTGTAGGTGTTATGAGTTACTTTATAACCATACTCATAAAACTTAGATACCACATAATCAGAAGGTATTTTTACCATTTTTTTCTGATAATTGTTGGTACTGTGCTTTGATAACTTTGAAGATATTTCTTGGGAGAGTTTCAACGTATTCGATAATACCATTATTCAATGCGAAGTCAAATTTTTCTTTTGGAACTTTTATTATCTCCACATTTGGAGTAGATAAGAAAAAATAATTATTACTGTCCTTCTTAATATAATTGAAGAACTGCCCCACATAATCACCAACTTGGACAGCATAAACGCTGCCTTTTTTCATTTTATCTAAAAAATTAAAAATCATCTATAATATTTGCTTTTGATTGCAAGTATTCGCCAAATTTTTGAATAAAAAGATTTTGTAATGCAGCGTCTTCCATTTTATTTCCAAAAAATGTAATTTCTACCACATTCCCATCTAAATCATATCCTAATACTTTAGCACAAGTTAAAAATTCTTGCAATGTTGATTTTAAAACACCGTTAAAACTTTTTTTGTTGTATTTTCTTTCTTTTTTTAATTTATGTTTTAGAGATTCTCTAAGAATTTCTATAACTTTATCATCCACAAAAATACCATCATTGTCATCCTCGTGTTTCTCCATATTATTACTTATCTTTTATATATTCAGAATCTTGTTTGATCTGACAAATACCTTTTTCAAGTAAAGTAATAATAACAATTTCCATACTTTGTGTTTTGAGGTTGTAGTTTTTGAAAAATCTATTACCACCATCATTGATCTCAAATAAAACATCACCTTTAAATTCTTTATTTTGATAACATGTTATGAGAACAGATGTATTGCTGGGATCGACCATAATCGTCCATTTTCTAGGATCATGTTGAGCGTATTTATCAAATAATTTAACAACTACAAACCCAGAATCTCTTAATCTTTTAACAAAATAACCTTGCGTGGCGATATTATTTTTCATATATGATATACTTATTACGGTATTGACAATATTCAACTACTATTTTACATCCAAGCATTTTCAAATGCTTTAAATTTATCAATTAATAGTTTAAGATTGTCTGATTTATATCTACAATCGATGAATGTGGTTAAAATATGTAAATTTTTGATTCTATCAAAATTTATCACATAATTCAACTCACTCGCAGACTCGTTGTGAGATACAATTACCGTGAAGGTATCGTATAACCCCGAAATTTTCGCGTTTAATTCATCATAATCAGTTATGATATCTACATCTTGCTCGATTGGAGCGTTTTCTATATGTTCTTTTGGATATATTAATGTCATCTTGATAATTTCATGAAAATCACCACTGTTGGGTGGGTTGGGTCTACTACTTCATCTGGACCGACAAAATATGATATACCATTTTGTATTGCATACGGCTCACCTAGTTCGCCAGTAGTCAACGATTCGTCAATAACAAACCCGACAGACGAGTAAAGTTTATATAAACCTTCGTTTTTAATGTTACCGTTTTGATCTTGAGTTGCGAAACAATCAAGTCGTTTTGCACCATTTTCAATAGCTGCTAGGGCAGCTGCTTTACCAGAAGATTCTAAAGAAGAAAACAAAGAAACCAATTCATCGTCGTCTTTGATGCAGAAACCACTGGAATTATTCTTACCTAGAAAACATCTCATCGAATTATATTCAGCGATGGGATATGTTGAAAGATTTTGTCTGATAGCTTTATAGTAGTCGGGATTTGTAACTTTGCGCATATCGTCGTTATTTTTGATAACTTCCAAAGCGTTATGAAACACTCGCCCACTGACTTCTTTAAAGTTATCCGAATCATTCGGGTTTAAACGATAACCTTTACGTAATTGCTCAGGTGATAATTTCCCAAGATCTGAAAATGCTTCTACTAAAATTTCGGAATATAAATTTGCTATCTCGGACTGATCTTTTTGTGTTAATTTCATGATAATATTATTTAATATTTTTACACATTATAGTCGATAAAGATAACCTATATTGAAAATCTGCCCATTTGATGGGAGTATCCATATCAACACCATCATTCTGTCGCCACCCATCAGGATCTAATAATACAACATCTGCACATTCTTTTAGCCATTCATTGGAAGATTTTTTAGTAAAAATTTTATCCCAATTTTCGGCATATTTGGAGTTTTGGGGATTGGTTCTGATAACTTTTCCTGTAATTTCGTTTATAGCAGCCATGATTAATTTCTAATAGATGAAAAAATGTATTGAATTCCAAAATAATCATTTTTGCTGATGATAGCACCGATACCCATCTTGGAATTAATTTTAAAAATATTATTATACTTTGATACTTTGGTTATTAATTTCAAATCGTCCACTTTCATAATGAAAGGTTTAAGATCGAAATCGACTTCCTCGCCAATGATACAAATAGAATCGCTGTTAGGTGCTGTATCATCGCCTAGCTTCCACACCAAGCTATTATCTTCTGTGTAGATATACAATTTTTTAGTATTCGTGATAGAAGATTTCTGTAAAAGACTAGCCATGAAATCCATGTCTAATTTAAATTCAATGTTAAAGTGGAAACTTTGAATTTTATTCAAAGTCAAATTAGGCACTGATATAACACCGTCCTCATGTAGGTGATATTTAAACTTAAGTTCATCATTTTTATATTCCAAATGATTTCCCTTTATCACAAGTGTGATGTCTTCCTCTTTCACCATCGACAAAGCTTTGGATAACTTTTCAAGTGATGGTAAATTCAATCGACCTTCTTCATACTCACCTTCAAGGCTAGCATACGCATACATGGTATTATCTTTACTAGATGTAATACCATGTATACCGTCATCTTTCAACGTCAAGACACATTTATCTTGAATCATCGACAAACTCGACAGAAAGATCTGTAGCGGTGTCTTTTGAAGATTTATTTTCATATTTCTTTTCTAAAATGTTTAGTTGCTTTGTAAGTTTTAGTGATATTTCTTTCAATAAGTCGATCATCTGTTGTCCTAGCTTTGGATCAAAATTAAATTCTAATTGATCATCATTAGATGGTTGAGTAGGTAAAGGAGCAGATGTTGTAGTATGCACAGGATGATTCATAGGGGCATACAAATTCGAAGGGGCATGTGCATAAGGAGATGGTGGTGGTGGAGGAGGCGACTGCAATCTGCGCTGCTGTAATAAATATTCGTGCATACCCTGTTTAAGGGTATCGGCAGATGTTATCAAGGTTGATGGTTTTTCTACCATCATATTGTCAATCTGATTGGATTGACCGATAAAAAAAGCCATTGCTTCTATTTCTTCTGGAATATTGCTCATAAGTATATTATACCCCCCTCCTTTCAGAGGGGGGCTTGTTTATTTATTAATCGTCCAATCCTTCAAGGAGCTCGTCGATGTCAACATCGTCATCGTCCTGAACTTTTTGGACTTTAGTTGCAGATTGAGTTTTGGTTTTCTTTGTTTCGTGAACCATAGGGATATCATCATCCTCGTCCTCATCATCGACAACAGGTGTTTTCGATGTGATTTTAGAAAGAGGTTTCGGAGTTTCCTTCTCAGCACCGATGAAGAAATGCTCATTCAGAATCTCTTGGAGTTCATCATAAGTTTTCACAGGATAAACCGATTCCAAATCATTGATATTGGAATGGATCTTATCAATCTCTTCTTCATCCAATACAGTTTTGGATTTCGTAGTGAAGAATGACGATTCAAATGTGGTATAAACACCTTTCTTCTCAGCCTTGATTTTCAAATCGTGACCTTTAGAAAGATCGAAAATGTCCCACCCAAGTTCATCAGATCTATCACCTTCCGTAGCCTCATCGACAATTTTCTTAAGCTGCGGACCCATACGAAGAATTTTCACAGTTCCGTTGTTGTTCGGGTTCGATGGATCATCGATAACGTAAACATTCACGAACCAGTTTTCTTTCTGGGAAATATCAGCAACGTAGTCTTTGGAATCAGCTTTGGGATTGGCTTCTCTCCAAGATTTCCAGAGTTTCCAACGAAGTTCAGAGATAGGATCTCTTTCATCGAAGGTTTGAAGACCAATGTGACTCATATAAGAGCCAGATGATTTACTATTCCAACCATGCACCCAGTGATGGAAAAATGTCTTTTCAGGATTTTCCACATTAGGAACAAGTCTTAATGTATAAGTATGACCATCTGGGCATTTCAGAATATTGCCGAATTGTGCGCCAGCGCCATCCTTTGATTTATTCAATGCTGCTTTGATCGATTCGAACATTGCTGCACCGCCGAATTTTGCTTTTGTTTTTGTTGTCATTATTTTAGTTGTTGTTGTATTTTTGTTATTGCTTGTTTTGCGAGTTTTTTCATCTTCCCACTTAGGAAGAATTTATTTTTTGTCTTCTGAAAAGTTGTCCAGAAATCAGAAAAAATAAAATCTAAAACTCTGTTCTCCACATCGATCTTAGTAATACCTAAAGCGTGTAAACAATACATATTAATATCGTGATTCTTTAGATGCTCAATAATGCAAGGCAGATTATTCTCTATATATACATGGTATTTTTCTAAAGTCAAGTTTTTTTCTTGGCAAAATGTTTTGATGAATTTTAAACCATCGATAAGACGTTTCAAACTAGCTTCCGTATCAGGGTCGCTAATCTCTAATTTTTTCATGTATTGTGAGTAAGCTTTTTTAGCTTTGGATGTAAGGTAAAAATCTAAATCAAAATATTCATCATCTTCAAAGATTTCATAAGGTGATGTAAAATATTCATCAATGTTTACCGATGGATGTGCTAGAAAAAATCTTTCTAATGATGCTAATTTATCAATAATATGAGACTCTAATGACGAAAAATCTTTTCTAATTCTGAATGGTTTATTTCTCTGTTTACGAGAAATAGCCAGATGTGAATTATATATTTTTTGTTGTAGTTTTGTCATTTCTGCTCTTATTTGTCTTACAAATATTATTGATAAATTTGGTTACATACTTTGATTTTGCAATAGTTGGATCATATTCCAAGAACACTTTAACAAGTTCTTGATCAGAGTCAAGAGATAAAATTGTTTTTAGTATTGTTTTCAATTTTTCCTCCTGTAAAGTAGTCACAAATACATTTTGAATTGATAATTTCTTACCCTTCAAATTGTTAACAAAGGTGCAAAAACAAAGAAAAAGATGATTTGTTTCTTCTTCGACTATAGAATCTGATGGGTTGATCATAATTAAATTTCTTTTAAAGTTTCGCTAAATTTTAAAAATTCTTTGGTGATTTTACCACCTGCTGCCCATTCGCCACCGCCACCATCGCATAACATATTCGCGATTTTAGCAATATCGATGTCAGAACCTTTATATTTTCTAAACGAAACAAACTGTGTATCTGGATTCATGATGATTACTGCATCCCCCTCATAATTACTCATGATAGAGTGTGCTAATTCATTAACCGAAAATTTTGATATAGTGGAGATAATATTGTAACCACTCCATTCTCCCTTGTAAAGGGTGATCTCGGATAATTCTTTTTCTAATTCTTTGAAGAATCCATCGGCAAGTTTGACTTCCGATTCTTTAAACCCATCAAAACCGTTCCAAAAACGATTTACAAAATTAATAAAACGATTAGCTCCAGATTTTCTATAAAATGCGTTTATATATTTGGTTTCTTCGTGTTTTAGATCGTAAGAATTGTAATCATCAACATACAGAAAGAATTTTTTCAGATTTTTAGTGAATTCAATTTTTTCTTTAAATTTTTTATACAATAATTTCGTGCAAGAGGAGCATTCATCATGAATAATGGTAGAATCCCATGTTTTGAATTGTTCATTTCGGTCGGACACGAACACTACTCGCTGGTCATCTATTTTTTTGATAAGATTTTGATCTAAAACCATACCGACGATGAAAATTTTATCGTAATCTACCGCATTATCCTTAGCCCATAGCAGATATTGCTCCTCGAAATTACCAAAGAAACAGTGACGATATTCAAAATTTTTAAATAGATTACCCAATAAGATGGTAGAACCTATACCATCCAAATCAGAATTTACCCACGCAAAAATTTTAGACATATCATAATTATTAATTTTTATGAGTTTGTCAATAGGCGATTCCATGCGGGAATCGTAGCATATATCGATCAGTTGTCAAGTATTTAAAGATCCCATCAGTTTTTTATATAGTAAACAAAATTAATACCGTATCAAATCGATATTAATTTTTTACTCGTTGGGGTTGGTGATTTAGGAAGCTTCGTTTCATCATCGTTTCCACGATCTCTATCAGACCTGTCCAACACCGACTTGACATATTTGACAAAATTCTCGACAGAAGATATTATCGGATCGTGTGAGATGTCGAAATATGCCCCTTTGTTATAGAAAGCATTAGTATCCAACTTAGATATGGTTTTACCTTCTGGTGTCACCTCAAATATAGAAACTGTGAGATGAGAAGGATTATCATAGTTTTTAGTCGAAAAAAACGCGCTCGTGAAAACTCTAATATGTCTAGTTCCTTTATATATAAACTGACAGGACATAGTTTGTTGATCATCTTTTTCCATGTTTCTATCCGTCAACATTGTGAAATCTTCGCCATCATCCAACATGCTTTTTAAGCCATAAAAAAGATTTTTATTGGATAAACTAGCTTCTAATAAAATGTTTTCATATATCAGCCCAATGTTATCCTGATCTTTTTTATTCATATTAATATTTAATTAACCGCTAAATTTTTCTAGTAGACTTAACTCATCATCAGACATGATTTCTTCATCATCTTCATCCGATTGATGAACAGTAAGTGTTGGGTAATCAATTCTCATAGTTTGAACCATACCCCTCGGACCGAATCGATTTTTCATCATACCAAGACGAATCACCCCTAATTCTTGGTCTTCTTCATTTTGAAAGATGGATACAATAACATCGGCGGTCATCGCAATAGAAAGACTCTCTGCAATACCTGACATATCAGGGTTATTTTCATTAATGGAACTACGATTCAACTGACAAGCAGATACAAAGGGACATTTAAACACATATGACAATGCTCTGATCTGTTCACAGATATTTTTACCCTTCTCATATGAATTAGAACCAGCAGCGGTCAACAATGTTAGGTAATCGACCACGACACCATCGATTTTAATACCAGAATCAATCATTTTTTTGATGAATGCCCCTAATTGCTTAGGAGTGATGGTTGATGGAGGGAATTCTTTAATGTAAATTCTACCACCTGTTTTGTCATGCTCTTCTTCCAGAGCATGACGCAGTGTCGGAACGTTATGTCTAAAGTCTTTCATCGGTATTTTGGTAATATTTGATGCTATTCTCTTCGCATAGAGTGTTTCAGACATCTCTAATGTTATTACTAGTATGTTTTTGTTCTGTGATGCCATGTTAGCAGCCACATTACCTAGAAAAATACTCTTACCGATATTGGATTGACCTGCAAATACGTATAATGCTTTGCCTACTTCAGCAAAACCACCTCCAAGTGCATCGTCTAACCAAGACCATTTGGATGATATCATGGTCTCATCATTCAAAATGTCGTCAATAACCCTCTCAACATCACCATAGATCTCAATACCCTTGTCTACATTCAGGTTTATACCAGCAATTTTCTCAAACTTCTCGACAATTTCAGATGTATCAACGTTACCCTCTGATATTTTCTCAGCAGATTCCAATATCGAGTGATACATTCCTCTTTCTTTGAGGAATTTTTCAGTATTTGTATACAATTCATCGTTATTTTGAGCAGAATCTAGCTCTTTGAACGATTCTATGAGCTTTTTGAACCCATTTTTCAATTCATCAGAGATCAAATAGGTCTTTATCTCTGTAAAAGTTGGCAATGCTTGCCGTTTATCATAAAAATCCGATACTATTTCGAAATATTTGGCGATAAACTTATCATTGAAGTATTTTGGTTGAACATGATCAGCAATAGATGCCAAATAACTACCATTAGTCATGGCATTTTTCACCAAAATCTTTTCAAAATAATCTAAGTCTATTTCACTCATTAAGAATTATATGTTTCCATGTAATATTGTTCACCCATCTTCCACTCATCTGTAAATTCGCGTAAACCATGGGACTCGTGTGTAATGATAATATCACTCACGCCTATTTTCAAGTTATTTTGTAGACATCTTGCACTAAAACAAAGATCATAGAAGTGCCATTTTGATGGGCATTGTTCATCGAACCTTGCTGATTTGATGGCTTTCTTATTTAAAGCTATAAATACTCCATCAATTATGACGACTCTATGAGGGTAGATACCAAAACTAGTCATAGCTTTACTATTACCGTATTTGTGTGCCACTGCACCGTGTAAGTGTCCTCTACCCATCAAATGCCATAACGCTGGAGACGTTATTTCAGCCTTGGAACAACCCGCTACACCCACAACATCAAATGAATTGAAAGATTCTTGTAAATTTAACCTAAAATCATGCTCGATCCATACGTCATCATGGGTAAAAATGATATAATCAAGGTCTTTTTTTATAGCATCATCTAAAAATTCGTTATAAACCTTAGCTAAAGACTGCGTATTAGCAAATTTCGCACGTAAAAATTTTTGCAAATTCAATCTTTTTAAACTATTAGCAAGTGGAAAACTTAAATTATTTTCTTTGGTAGCTGTATAAATAGCTATATTATCCGAATCATCCATGTGCTAAATTTAACACACTGTATTGATTTGTCAAGATGTTCTTCCACCACGTAACATGTTTTCGGGAGCGTAGTCCTTAGATGTCATAGCAGCGGTCAGTGGGTTTTCACTAGCTTCATCGCCAGTCCAAACAGGATCGATCCACACATATTGACCATCATCTCGCATCATAACATTATCTTCATGTAAATCAGGGTTCAATGTGGGGAGATCTCTACGTATCAAATATAATCCATCTAATAGATTATAAATTTCTTTGGGTAATGCTTTGACTCTGCTAGACAATTTCATAAAATCTACTCGATTTTTTATCAATTCTGGATTGTCCCTTAGATGAAAGTATAACATAAGTTCCACATTTATTTTATTCAAAACATTTTCTGAAGTTGGTTCCAAACGTTCAATCCTTGCCAGATATTGCTTTGCTTCATCTTTATATCTCGTATAATTAGGGACAACACGTTGTGGTTTACCATAAAATTTTGGAAAAGATGGATGTGGGTTGTCGTATGCGTATCTTGCAAATTTTAGATATGGGTCATCCCAACTAAACACTTTGAGCACATAGGGCCAACTTGGGTGTGAATATACAATACCAAATGATCCAGAACCCAAAACTTCACCACCAGAAGCTTCAAACTCCGCGACTAGTTCATCATACTCTTTATCCGAGTGTTCAGGATTCAATAAAAATTCTGTCACAGTATCAAAAGCTTCTTTGATCAAATAGTGTTTTGCGAACGAAATCATACTAATTTATTTAACTGAAAATATTATAAATGCGTTAAATAAGAATATGAGAATTTATGATCTGGATTATTTAACCGAGAGAGTTCAACTTATCAATGAAGATAGGGCGAATGTCTGGAGTAAATTAAAATTACAAAATTTCAATGATGAAATTTACAATCCTGTAAAAGAAATAATCAAAACTGAAGGTAAGGTCACTTCAGCAGGACATTTGCGAGCAAAGACGATTGATTATCTACTAACCACTTTATTAGACATACTAGATTATGATCAGAAATATATTTGGGATTATATACCCACTGTTGTAAAAAAAGTGGCTGGAACTAGAATTTATACCGACGAATTTTTAAATTGGTTAACGAGCACAGGATCTAATTCCCCATCTTCTCAAAAACAAGCAGAATATGGTCTTTTTACCGTAGTTAAAGATAATATCAAAAAAATATTATCACAAGATATTAAAAAACAATTACTTAATGTCAACAATATTATTGAATATTTGGATGCTCCATCGGCAGCAAAAAAACGTAAAACTGGTAATACTATTTTAGACTCAATACCAGATGATGTCGATTCTCCAGATGACATCGAATACATGCTCGACAAATCTAAGAAACAAGAAAATTTAAATGATAGAGAATTGGCTAAGAAACGCACACAACTGTTCTTGAAAAACAGAACAAGTCTATCACCTGAAGATGAGAAATATATTAAAGATAATCCAAGAGGCTTTTTGAGTGAGGATGGTATAGATTATTTGGATATAAATGATTTGAGAGCGCGTGTTCGAGTGAACAAAGATATCGCAAATGACGACAAAGCGGAAACGGAATCCCCAACAATGAGTTATGGTAGAAGAGTTCCTAAAACATCTGCTTTTGCAGTAGCTGCTGATAAACGTGTTCAAGAAATTTTTGGTATAAACAGATTTGATAAAGATCGAATTTATGCGGCAGCGTCACCATTAATCCGTAAAATAAAACAAATACAAAAAGATAATATTAAAAATAAAACAACTGAAACGACAACTTCAACCGATAATTTTCCGCTTGAAGGATTGAGAAATGTTGTGGATTATTTTTTAAAAATCAGAAGAAGTGGCAAGGCAAATAATGATACAGATAAGGCAATCGCAACCCATAAAATGATTTCGGATAAACTATTGGGCGATTTTTCCAATTTTATCGAAGACGATTCGATTACTAAAAAAGATTTCATGGAAATGTTGAGTTCTTATGATTCCAATGAAATAGAAATGCTTGGTAAATATATGTTGAAATTAGCCAAACAACCTGAATTCGACACCGTAGCAGATTCTGATTTTGATGAATATGAAGAATTTGACACGGCTACTGTGAAAAAAGTATTAGATACACCAGAAAAAATAAAAACTTTTGATAATTGGTATAAAATATGGAAAAAAGAAAAGACTATTAGAGAACAAATGAGAAAATCAAAAGAAGCTAATAAGTCAGATCCATCCACTCGAAAAACTACCAAACCTGTAGCAAAAGCTGGTATTAGCGCAGAAACCCAAGCAAAAATTGATGAGCTAGAATCTCGTCTACAAGATTTGTTATTGGATGATGATACAGATTTCGATGAAATAGAAAGAATCGAAAAAGAAATAAAAGACCTCAAAAAAGAAGCATCTTCAGTTGCCGAAGAACCAACAGAAGATGATGACTTCGATACCGAAGATGATATTGTAGATGTCGAAGATGACACAATGGATATTGAAGATGATATTGCAGATGTCGAAGATGATGCGGTAGACACGGAAGAAGACATCGCTGACGAAGATGAACCATCCGAGTCTATTTCCGAATTAGAAGATAGATTATCGGAAATAATGATGTCAGATGATCCAGATTTGGATGAAATGGACAGACTCAGCGAAAGAATTTCTGCTCTCAAACAAAAAGGTTTGAACGAGAGTTCAGTGATGGATTATTTCACTGAACAAGTCAAAAAAGATAGATTCACCAACACTGTCGGAGAATTCAAAGAGCGTGGATTTAAGAAACCGAAAAATTATCATCATTGGTTGATGATAAATGATTGATCATTCGGGTTTTACCCTGCTCAAAATAATCTTTGTCTCTTTCGATACCAATATATTTTCTATTGGTATTCAAAGCAGCTACCCCACATGAGTTAGACCCAAAACAAAAATCTAATACCAAATCATTTTCTTTTGTATAAGTTTTGATTAGATATTCCATCAATGACACGGGTTTTTGTGTAGGATGAACTTTACCTTTATTTTTTTCCCAACAACCTGATATGATAGTATTCGGGTTCTTGTGAGTATATTCAAACCATTTATCGGTCTGATCTTCTTTGTAATGCCCATCGATACCTTTAGAATTTTTATTATAATTTTTTCTTCTGATGGGTTTATCACGCTCCTCCATTATTGGATAATAATTGGTAGGATAATTTTTAGAAAACACTATAATGTTTTCGTGTTTTCGCATTGGTTGAGACTTGGCTTGATGCATACCACGAGGTATGTGTTTATCCCATACCCATTCGTATCTAAACCAATCTCTTTTTGAATTTATAAGATCGGTGGTGAATGGTTGATTACCCATTAAAACTATTGGGCTTTTGTCTTTAGCTATTCTACCAAGCTCGACCCAAAGAGTTTCAAAGTCGATCATTTTATCCCATTTAAGACGAATATTTTGTTCATATGGGGGATCTGCCAAAATCAAATCAATAGAATCGCTTGGAAGCTTTTTTAGAACTTCCAAGCAATCACCATTAAACAAATGTATTCCTTCGCGGACTTTCATTTATTCTTCACCATCATCATCTTCCAGAGAAGTCAAATCGTCTTCATCGGGAGATGAACCATATGCCCAGTGAATTTTAACACGTTTTTCGAGTTCTGGGAGCAATTTGTTTTCCCATAAGTCAATGTCTTTCGACCAAACCTTAAGATATCCAAGTTTATTACCCTCCCAATCAGAATAAGCTGAACCAGAGTTGGTAATAACTCCCATACCTTTCATAATGTCAACCAATCCATAATATTTATTCAAACCTTTACTGAAAGATAAATACATTTCACCTTCAAGGTATTGTTTAACGAATCTATTTTTAACAGTAAGCATTCTAATGACAACACCAGAATAATTCTTTTGTGATGCCGAAAGCTTATCATTAACCTGTTTCAATTCACCATCTTTAACAAGTTTACGAGCCAGTTGAACTGTCACAGAAGGAAGATAAACCGCCGCTTTACCGCCTGGCATATTCTTCTCTAAAGATGGATACATTGCACTAGGATCATCATAAACATGATTTGTAATAATGATAGGAGTTTTAGTCAAAGTAGACATGTTTGTGCATGTCTTCAAAAGACTCTTTACAGACTTGGCAAATGTTCCCATATCAGCAGACATAGAATCTTTGTCCATGCGTGTTAATTCCATTTCAGAATTCAAATTCGCCAAGGAATCAATTGCGATAATAAACTTACCAAATTGTTTCTTATCTCGAACATTTTTAAGAAATTTGTAGATGGCGTTTCGAGTTTGTTCAACCGATTCACAACCTACATATTTTACTTTAGCAATATCTAAACCGAATTTTGCAGCTGATTCAGGGTCAATTGCGCCTTCGGTATCAAAAATCACTGGAATCATGCCTTTTTTCTGAGCATTTGCCAAGATGTTAAGGACAATACCAGATTTAAAACTCTGAGAAGGACCTGCAAATTGGGTGATGCGACCTTTTGGAACGCCACCATACAATGAACCAGAAATAAGCGCATTCAAAACCATGCTTCCAGTATCAATCCAATCATCTACAGATGAAAGGGTTGATTCTGAAAGGTAGGCTGAATATGGGACAACATCATTTAAGCTGTCCAAAATTGATGCAATTTCTTTATCCATATTATAGATCTTCGATACTCACGATTTTACCTTTTTCAGGCTCAGGCATTGATGGGGTGTTAATAGTGAGGTATTGTTTGATAATGTTATCATCCAGTACCACATCACTAATCACCACAGAGGATTTAGGATAAGTCCAATTGTTTTGATCGCGATGCTCTTTCGAAATGAATTCAAAAAAGAATACTGGAAAACTCTGAACTTGAAGTTGTTTGTTCTGTGTCGGTTGGGTGTAAAGAATTACTGGATTATATAGGGTGATACTTGTTTCCGTTTGCGAAACAAGTGTGCCGATGATATTCCGTCCAACCTGATCAATTAATGCTACGTATGTACTTTTCATATTTGTTATATCTCAATTTAGTATATTATTTGGCTTTTTCAAGCTCTAATTTGTGGGTTTCTATTTTTTTCTGAAAACCTCTGGCTATGCCATGAGATCCTTCAGCCATCTTAAAGTAATAATCGGATCTCTCCTTAATTACTTTTCGAACGATTTCCAATTTAGGATTAGGAAAAGCAATATCAAATTCTTTATCATTTAAAATATTGATAAAGTTATTAATAACATTATTTTCCGCATCGTTCAAACCTTTATTGTATGCCTCTTGTATTGTCATAATTATTTGTCAATGTCGCGTTGTTCTCTATTTTTATCACAGAATTTTTAAAAGTCCAGCATTCTTTTGTGTCATTTATGAAAACAACCCAAAATAAATCATGTTCTTGTGAATAATCTATAAGAAAATGAGCATATCCTTTACCTTTGGGGGTATCCATAGGTATGGCGGGATTTAGTTGCAAAATCATAAAAATTGTGCAGGGTTTATATACATTCTCACTGGACTTCCTCCTGCGTATTCCAGATCAGATAGGAGCGACCTATCAGCCATCTTTATGCATTTTCCACAAATGCGTATAATTCTTTAGCGCGTTTAATAATTTCTGCTGAAGTTGGAAGCAAATCACCGATAACCTTGTCATCAATTTTATCCTCTACCCAACAATCGTCTTGATCACCGACCATTCTCTTTTTGGCGTTATGCAGCTTTTCTTGAAAAACTGTCATTAGATCACCATGTGCTATGCTCAATATATCGAGCCTTATCTCGTATGCATTTTTGTTGTTCATTGTGTTTGTGTAATGTCAGGGTGTTGTGCCTGACAAGAGTATTTATCATGTTTCAAATACAAAGCAAGAATTATTTTGAATAATCTTTCGGTTTCTTTACTTGAATGTAGACTTCACCATATGCTTCCAAAGTTCCTGTAATCATTTGAAAATCTTTTTGCGAAAGAGAATCTAAATCTTTAAGTTTGTCATAAGCTTCCTTATACTTTTCTTTAAAGTGAGATTCTTTATCTTCATTAGCAGCTTTCTTCAAAGCATCGGCATAAGGTTTGACTTTACCTGCAAAATGATATGCTGTGAGGATAGCATACATCCCTTTACTTCTAGCGGTATCTTCTATTTTTTTAGCACCCTCTGCTCTTTTTTTGACAAAAGTAGGGAACATAGTATCCGTAAGTTTTGTCATAAGTTTTTCAAATAAATTTGTAAATTCCATACAACTATTTATCACAGTTTTATTATTCTCCAAAAATATCCTCAATTTCAACGACTAAGTTTTCAGTTGGTTTTCGTAATGTCCACCTTACGGCATTATAAAATCTTTCGATGGCAGCATAGAATATTTTACCAAACATTTTTTCATAATCCACCTTGAAAATATTATCATATTCTGGTATCCATCGGTCTTTGAATCCTATCATATCAATATCATAACGATTGGGTTTTTTCACGTATACGATTCGAACCTTATCACCAGTTTTAAATTTATCATATTTCGATACCAATCCAACTTGGTCTAAAATTAAATCATGATAATATGCGGCTTTTAAATGAGATGGCATACCTTTACAGGTTGTCATACCATTACATCTTGCAGAATATTCTGCATAATTATTCATGCCAGATATTTTGGATATTTCCTCAATTGATAAATTTTTAAATGCTTCGTATGCTTCATTGAAAATATCGTTGGTTTCTTTCAACGATTTTGATAGGATCATATGCTCAATGACTTTCTTGACATATGGTTTGACCTTTTTAGGCATAGTAGTTTTAACAACATCAACGCCTTTATATTTGAATTTATCAGTAACGACACCTTCTTCGTCGAGAGTGTGTAGGACATAATATTTCTTACCAATGAAGATACCACGGTCACAAATGGATTCACGTTTGAATACAAATCTAGGGTCATTACTTCTCAAACTCTTGATAGCCCATTTGTTAATACCGCTATTGATGTGATTTTCAATATCCTGACACTCTTTGTAAAATTCTGTCGATACCTTATCACCATCTTTCAACACCAAACCTTTAGCTTTCAACATGCTCAACGAGACATATAATGCGTCAGTATCGTTGTATATCAATGATTTTTCAATATCGACAGTAGTGTTGAGTCTCTGTGTCATGTAATCCAAAAATAATTCATTACTCTTTTTGATTACAGCTTGACCAGTTAGAGTAACAGATGTTCCTATGTCTTCATCACCCATGGGGGCATATTTGTTTAACATGTAACCATATAAAGAATTAAGGTGAATTTTATAGGCATACTGGATAGTATCGAATTTTTGTTCGCCCTCTTTATCGCCTTTTTTTCTACAATCCAACATTTTACCCTTCATTTCTTTACGTTTGGTGTAAAGGTTGTCCAAGAATTCGGGAACCAATCCAACTTTTTTCTGCGAGAATAAGAAACCAGCTTTTGTCAATGATGCTTTTTCTTCGGTGATATATTTCTTAAAATTATCCGAAGACATCTCAAAAATTCGACCCGATACATGATGGATTTTGATGATATCATTAATTTTTTCAACCCTACCTATTTTAGTCTCTGGTGATAAATTCAAAGATATCATTACAGATGGGTATAGCGAATTGGCATCGAATGATACAATATCTTCAGCAAATCCAATACGTGGATCTGCTACGTATCCACCTGGTGCTTTGTAGTCAGTGACTGGACGTATGAAAGTGGGAATATACTCTCCACGCATACGCGCACGTATGGCGATAGCTCCATTCATAGGAGGGACAGTCTTGATAGCATTTTCCAAATCACACAATCCTGTGTATGCGAGGAAACGCAATAGTGAAATATAACCCTTTTTCTCTTCTAGTTTTACCAAAATTTCAACATCTCGTATGTTGTAGTTGGTGTAAGTATACCAATCGTTTTTGGAAAGTTCCCACAAATTACCTTCGTGTTGGATTTTGTTAATGCCGAGTTCTACCTCTCCGATATGATCGAGTTTATATGACTCTTGTTTTTCCAAATTAAATTTTTGATATATCACATAGTAGTCCAATGATGAAATACCCTCGATGACATATTCTTTGGTGGGCATACCAAATTTACCAGTGGGATTAGTCTTCTCATAAATCCTTCCAATTGGGGATAATTTATCAGCCCATTCTTTACCCAATTCAAACGTAACACGATTCACTAACGTGGGTATATCGTATGCTGCACCGTTCCATGATGTGATGACATCAAACTCTTCTTTTCTAAAGAATTTAATAAAAGATTTCAACAAATCGTGTTCGGATTTACACCAATAATATTTCACATCATCTCTCGTCGTATGGAAATTTTTCAAACCGAATACATGATATATTTTGCTGAAGGAATCGTAGCAAGTTATCAAGTTGATAACCGAATCTGCCAATACAGGATCAGGGAACCCATCTGCCTTCGGGTTTTCCAAGTCTAAATAAGCAACTTTTAATGGATGTTGTGAAAATTCGTCGTTTTCGCACACAAACCAATAATTGTCAATTAAGAATTGTTGGTAAGGTGGTAGGTTCTCGTAAATTCTTTTGATATTACTATCTTTTATAAATTGATTACGATCATACCCACTATTGAATTCTTTTTTCTTTAATTTGGTGCCGTAAATAGATTTTTCATCACCATTTTTATCTTCTAGTAGAATGTATGGCTTGAAATCCCATTCCTCTTTAACCCTCTCACCATTATCATTCCAAGTCCATAAAAAAATCTTTTGTTCACGGTTGTTATACACACAATTTCTATAAGACATGGATCGAGTATAACACAAACATCATGAATGTCAACAAGCCGCATCATCCAACGGTGTAGTCGCTTCTGTCACATTTGGGTCTTGCACATCACCGTGGATGTGCTTATCGTTGTGCCAAATAATCCCCTAGACACTCCTCCGTTATGATTTATCATCGCGAGCGCAAATAACAAGCGTATGGCAAATTACGAAAGAACAATCAAACAAATCGATACTTTAACCGAAAAGTTGAATAGTGCGGAAGTTCCTGATCATATTAAGGAGAAGATCAAACAAAAAATTGAAGAAATTATATTGGAATTGTCGATGTCATTGGGAGATTCCTCTGAATGATTCATCGAATCGTTTCCCTATTTCTTTGAATTTCTCCACAAATGGTGTCCAGACGGTTTGGATTTCTTCACCTACTGGTTGTTGTCTCGGAATGTTTCTTAGATGTTCGACCAATTCTCGGCATACAGCATCCTTTCTAGCTTGAAAATCCGAAGCACAACAAGACGCATCATCCAACGGCGTAGTCGCTTCTGTTACATTAGTGGCTTGCACATCACCGTGGATGTGCTTATCGTTGTTTTGGATATTATTAGACATGTTGTTTATTTATCACCCTTATTTCAAATAGCAAGCTATAAACACAAAGATTGCTAATATTAATCCCCTTCTCTATTCATCCAAGAAGGTTTTCTGTAAGGCGTTTCACCATTCGATGGTCTTTGTCTAGCGCCAGCTATTTTATCCATTAAAGCTCTTTCTGCTTCAATTTTTTTCATTGCTGCCATCGTGTTCTCTTCTTTTTGTTCATCCGTTAAACTATTTACGAAAAAAGTATCGTATAAAGGCATGTCATTATAATCTTTGTATTCATTATCATATCTATATTGTTTATAATTTTGACCTATAGCTTTTAAGGAATTTTTGATGGCAGTTTCGTATGAAGGCTTGTAATAATCCCACATACTAAAAACTTTTTGATTTTTCCAAATTCTTATTTTTATTCTTTCTCTAACCAATCTTTGCAAATCATATATATCATCAAGATTGGTTATTAACTTTTGAATAATATCTTCTCCATGATGTAAAATATGATCGATTAAATTACTATGACCTATAATATCTTTCGACAAGACATATTCACCATCACTACCGATAAGACCAGTGTAGGCATCTGGTGTGTTATAATACGATATATTTTTATGATCACCATTATCGTCAATAATTGTAATATTATCAGGGGATTCATTTATGATCCTCGAATAAATATTTGAAATTTCTAAAAAATAATCGCTACTTCTCATTTATATATATTTAGTATTTAATAGAAATCATTTTTATTTAAAAGTCATCATGTAAGATAAATAATATCATGGATAAGTATTTTGAAGACTTGAGCAAGATTTATGAAAGTTTAGATTTTCAATCATCATATGATAATTATGACGCTTTGACCGAAGGGATGATAGCTGAAATGCATAAAATTTCAGCAGCTATTGAAACATATTTAAAAGGGACAATAGCTTATTATCAAAACAACAGAGAGAGATTTTTCAATAATCCTTCGAATAAGACACCGTATGACAATTTAAAAGCTATGTTTGAACGCCTTCGACCAACTCTAGCTCAATATTCCGAGTTCACTAGAGATACTAAAGATTAATCATTCCAAGGTCTCAAATATTTTCTACTAGGGTCGCCAAATGGTGTATTCATTGCTTCAATAAAAGCTCCTATATTTTCAGGTCTTTCTAAAAATCTAGTTTCTCCTAATTTTCTTAATTGTTTCACAAGTTGATAATATTTTTTATCATTCTTCCAATTTAAAAGATATTCAGTCTTTATTGCCAAGTCTTCAAAATCCTTAAATTTAAGGAAATCTGGAGTATCTTGATATGTTACCATGTCTTGACACATACAAGGAATACCGAGACATGCTCCTTCAATATATTTGATATCAGATTTTGATCTGTTGAATGGTATATCCATTAAAGGTGCTAATAACATTTGAACATTCAAAGATGAAATAAATTTAGGGTAATTCATTAAAGTTTGCCACTGATAAAATTCAATTTCTTTATTTTCAATATATTTATGTAATGGTGGTGGGTAAGAACCAATGAAAATAAATTGATATTTGTATCGATTATCTATTATAAATTTCAACACATGGGAAAAATCATCTTGTTGATTTGTATTATTTTTAACATCAAAATGAGCACCTGAACCAGAATACAAAATTCTTGGACGATTTTTATGCTTAGTATGATTATGAATAATCTGATTATAATCATATTGATGACCTATCCACCACTCAGGTGGGAAATTCGGAACCGCTGAAATGTTAAACTGTCCTGTTTTCTCGATAAACAGGTCTCGCATATATTTGCATGTAACAGTGACCTCATCAGCCATTCTAACCATATCCACGCAATTTTGTCTTATCTCGTCATTAGCAAATGATTCTTTGAAGATATTATAATCGGGAATTTCTTCATAAAAAACAACATCGTCAACTTCGTAGATTATTTTGAAACCCATTTCTTCTTGGATGCTTTTAAGAAATTGAAAAAATTCTTTTTGCATTGTCGATGCTTGACGTTGTAATTTAACGGTTGTGATGTCACGATACCAACCTTTATCAAAAATCATTTTCGTCACGGATGTTGATTCACCCATATTTGACATATTAATATGGTTCTCTGCCCACCCAATTCGCCATTGTCCACATCCTTGTCGATCAGCTAAAAAATTTAAATAAGAATGGCGTTTCTCAATTTTTTCAACAGGTGGTTTACCTATCATTATATTTTGAGGAAAGGGCGATACAAACGGAGATGCAGCAAAGGGAGATTGTGGAAACATGATATTATCTATTTCCACAATCTATTTTGTCAAGATACTCGTTTGGTTATACCATTTTCTTTAATTAATTCGACCACTTCTCCTGTGACGTGTTTGTTAGTCTCCACACGGTGTGATATGACATATACTGACAAGTTATATTTGTCGATTCGACACTTAATTTGCTCGATTAATTTATCTATACCAGTAGAATCGAGTGTTGAGTCGAGATATTCATCAAAAAATTCAACATTTGATGTTACACCAGAAATTTTACGCTTCAAATCTTTGAATGCCCAAGCACATGCCAGATCGACAGTTCGTCTTTCACCACCACTTAGATTCCAATATGATATCTCGATTCCTTTATCGTTTGACAATTGTTCATCGAAGTATTCATTGAATTTACAACGAATGCTCATACCCAAATCATTTATATATTGTTGAATACTAGCGTTCATCATCGATAATAAACGCTTAACGACAAAACTTCTCACACCTTCTTCACTAAGAACAAATTTACAAACATCATAATCCTGAGCTTTTTGCTTCAATAATTTAAGATTTTCACTCTCTACCAGTTTACGTTTTTCAGTATTATTAATACTTTCTTCAAAATTTGGCTTAGGTAATTCTTCCAATTTTAAATTATCCAATGACTCTTGATATTGTTCTATTTGTCTTTGAAAAGCTTCCAATTTTTGACGATTCAACTTAGAAGTATTGATTTGTTCTTGCAATTCGGCGACTTTATTTTGAATACGTCTCTTTTTATCATGATATTGTTGCTTCTCATTATTCAACCGTTCAATTTCTTTATCTATAGCATCTCGTTCTTCGATATATTGAGCTTTAAGTTTTTCCAAATGATCAATATGTGTATGAGGCACATCCTGTAAACACTTGTCACATTGAACAGTAGTATCGACAGATGATACAGAATTTATTTGATTGATTTTTAAACGGCGTAACGTCTCTTTAGTGGATAACTCGTGATTAACTTGTCCAATTTTACCATCTAATTTTACCCATGCTTCGTGATATTTGTCTTGTTCGATTGATATCTCAGAAACATCTAAAATTTCTATAGCAGAAATAGATTTCGTGATATCTTTAATTTTATCAGTAATATCATTTCTTTTTTGTTCAAGAAGTTGTTCTCTTTCAGCTAATTTTTTCTCATAATCTGCTTGTTGATCATTTAGAGTATCCAATGTATTGTTGATTTCCTCCAATTTGGCACTAGAAACATTGGTATCATTCTTATTGTCTCGTATAAGATTTTTAAGTTCATTACTCATTTTACCAAAGATTTCCAGAGAGAAAATATCATTGATAAATTTTCTCTTCTCCTCTGGTTTTTTAGCCATGAAAGGAATGTTATCGGATAGTGATAATATATCGCAACTACGGGAAATGATAGCATTAGAGTCTATTAAATCACATATGAACTTATCAGTGTTGGTGATAGAATCTTTTGTAATGTCTACGTCACCTTGTAGCAAGGTCACTGAACTAGGTTTTACCTGACGTTTTATAGTATATGATTGAACATCGTTTTCAGTTTTTACATCAAACGTGAGTTCTATAGCACCTTTACCTTTAGTGACATTATTAATAATAAATTCTTTTTTTAATTCACGGATTGTTTTGCCAAACAGAGCATAGTAAAACAATTCAGCTATACTAGATTTTCCAATACCGTTAACTCTATCAGGATTATCGATATTTTTACCAGTAATCAGATTAAATCCTGATTGGAAATCAATATTAATTTGATCGTTACCGATACTGAGGAAATTCTGACCTTTTAATGTTTTAAAATTAATACTTTTCATTTACACTTTTCGTATAGTTCGTCGTTTATTTTTTTAACTCTCTCTAATTTATCAGCATCGAGTGATAGCTGTTCGTAAAATTCATCAAACATTCCAATAATATCGATAGAATCAATATGTTCAACATCACCAATTGTTTTCGTCGTCACGTTGTATTCGACAGTTAGGCGAAACGGTGCAAAATTGCTTAGATAAATTTTGAATTTGTTTACTTTATCATCATCAACATCTTTGTCAATGATTAGTTTGACAATGTTGCCTTTGACATCTTCGGCTTTGCAATTTTTAATTTTAGATAATAAGATTTTGACAAACCGTGGGGATATAGTGTTCTCGACAAATTCTAAATCACCAGACTCTAAGTTTAAAACATGATACCCTTTGGCATCACCAGAATCATTGAAATCATGATGAAATGTATTACCTACATAATGAATACAACCCTCATTATATTTCTTAGTGCTTTTAAGATGAAAGTGTCCCGAAAATACAGTATTGGTTCTAGCACCTAATAAATCTATAACTTGCAAACCGTGATCACATACTTTGAAATTATTCATTTTAAATGTTTGAATTTCAAAATGCCCAAAAATATAATCAAATTTACCATCTGGTAATTCGTGATTCCAAGGAACAAACAATAATTTTTTACCAAATGCATCGACTGTCAGATTTTGATCAACGATTGTGATGTTGTCATGTCCTTTTAGAAAACCTAAACTATGCACATCAGAACGATTTTTGTAATATGCATCGTGATTGCCCACAATCATAAACATATTGAAATCTTTAAATTTCAAAATTAATTCGGATGCAACATGAATAGTTTGAACCGAGATTTCGCTTCGATTGTGGAAAAAGTCACCAAGAAAAAATATATCTTGTATTTTTCTTTTTTTCAAATCGGATACAATCCAGTCTGCCCAATCAAGTGCAACCGTGTGCCAATCAGAGGAGTTACCATACAGTCCTAGATGAAGGTCTGAGAATATTGCAATATTTGTTTTTTTTATCATGTGTTATGCGAAGATTTACATTTTATTGTTTTAGCACATTCAATTAAATGTGCTTAGATGCTAAGATTAAACCAACATTGGCGAACGCATAACAGAACCATGTGAGTCCCCATGCCCATTGTTGTTTGAGGCAGTATACCACACCAACTGTAAAATACAATACCGCTGCTATAGAAATTACTATATGCTCAAAATTCATCGTCATATTCATCACCCTCCACTACTGGTTTGACATAAACATGACCCATAGAATCGGGACCAGACATGTTTTCCATGTAAACTATGTCCCTATATTCATTCAAACCTTCATGCTGACCTTTCTCTTTGTTGATTCTATTAGTGAATGCGTTCCATGCTATTCTATTAAAATATGAGAATGGGTTGAAATCGGATTCGATATTATATAACTTTTTCTCTAAAGCATGATACATTTTAACTATTGCATCACCAACCATTTCTTCTTTCCAACTTTTAGAATATCTAATAAAACGATGATTATACGATAAACCTTCAGCGATTTTGACGATATTCATCGCTAATTCGTTTGTCATTTTATTATTACCGTAATACTCAGTTAATAGTCTTCGAAACTCTTTGGAGTTCACATAATAACGCTCTTTCAATTCTTTATTCATAAATTAATTGTCTTTTCTTTCCATTGGATTTCTTCATCATTGTAAATATTTTGACGATATTCAGCATGAGATGTTGAGTATTTGGTATTGTCACAAACATCAAAAATTCTAAGTTTATGTTTATTTTCATGCAATCGAAGACCTCTACCTATTGATTGCACTACTCTGATATAACTTTTGCCAAGTCCCACAAATAAAATATTGGGGAGATTTTTAATGTTGATACCCGTAGAAAATATAGAAGACATTGCGATACAAATTATATCATTTCTATCTTCCATCATCTGTATGATTTTTAGTCTTTCTTCGACCGCCATTTCACCTTTGACAAAAAATACACGTCCACAAAATCTATCAGATAGAACAGATAGTATGTTATCACCATGGTCGAGATGATTAACCATGATAAGGATGTTATTATCCAGTTTATCAACCAGTTTGGCAATAAGGTTATTACGTTTTTCGCTTTCATACAAATATTCTAATTCTTGCTTATATTTAAATTTATAAGATGTTTGGTGTATCAATTTAATAACATTAACCTCAACATTTGATAAAAATTTCTCATCTCTTAACTCCTTGGAGGATTTTTCATAAATAACAGGTCCAAATATACCTATAGTTTTCCATTTATCTATCAGTTTATCGGATAAAGTACCCGTAAATCCAAATTTGTTTGGGGTATGAATTTTGTTAATAATTTTAGAAAGATTGGAATCACTATTAACACCGTGTGCTTCATCCGTAAGTAAAAGATCAACATTGATCAACCAATCATTTTCCAAAAATTTACTATTTAAATTCTGTGTATTGCAAATAACAACTTGTGTATCTTGCAAAGGGTTGTCGCCTGTCCATCCAGAATACGTAAATGTTACACCATATTCTTTAAAGTCTTTTTGCAATTGTTCCACCAATGATAAACCTGGCACAATTACCAAACATTTAAAGTTGGGACGATCAAAATTTCTTAAGTAATTTTCAATTAAGAGTGCTTGTGCTAACGATTTTCCAGCACCTGTAGCGAGTAAAAAAATACCATACCCTCTTTTCAGACCATCTAAAATAGAATCTTTTTGATAGTATCGAGCATTGTATTTAAGTTCATCCCAAAATTGGACTTTCTTTCCACAGATTAATCTTTTTTTAAAGTCATCTGTCATTTGAATGTCACTTATCTGATGGTCTCTAAGGTATTTCATAATTTCACCATAAAAACCAAAATCAAAAAGTCCAGTTGGTGTTATTACATACTTCCTGTCTTTTACAAATCTCTGACCCTTACGTTTGGCAAATACTGCACCTTCATTTTTAACCGAAAAATGATTACGTATCAGACCAAGAGTATCACTATCAGCAATAACTTGACCCATACGTCGAGAAGTTTTGTAATCCAATGTTATCATTGTTCTTGTAGAGCTTTGACGCTTATTATGTTTTTGATATCATTGCCGATAAAGGTGATTTGATTTACCAATTTCTCCAAATACTCAATCATGAACGCATGTTCTTTAATTTTTTGATTGATATTGTCCATCGAAGGTGATTTATCCACCTGTGTATTCAGAACTTGCTCGTTCAATACTATAGGCGATTCAGTAAGGATTTTTTGTTTAAGAGTTGTTCGATGTGATGCTTTCATTTTGTGAAGATTATCCATCTCAATTTTAGCATCAATCAATCGACACACCCAAAAATGTTTTTCAGCTGGAACACGCTTGGCTCTATCTTCGAGATTAAAATCATCAATGTTGCAAAACTCTTGATACTGTTGTTGATACTTTTTAAGCTGTTCCATACTGTCTTATTATGATAAATACTATTATGAGAAAGTCAAGTGACGAAATTGAAATTGTGAAAATTTATGAGGAGATGACTGCGGGTGGCGTATACGGTGATATCCCCACGGCAGTAGGAATCGAAAATAAAGATTCATATGCAACTGGAAATATGCAAAATCCATATGGTCTTGGTATCACGACTCGAAAAGGTGGGTTGAAAACTGGTAAAAAGACTGGTAAGAAATCTGGTAAAAGGAGAAAATTGTCTACTTGGGACGGATCGATTGGTTGACTTTTTCATTTTTTCGCGTTTAAATTTAACTATATATTAATAATCTATTCCCACCCCCCACCCATAATTTAACATAGATTTTCGATTTGTCAATAGCAATAATTAATTTTCTTATTATTTTATATAAATTAGATATTGTTATAATTAATAGTTGTTAACATAATAAAATATAACAACAGAACAAATATATAAAAACAATGCATTTTTCATTAATATTATATTATTATTTTATTAATATTATATGATATAAGTTATAGTTTATAGATTATGTTGTAGTTAATTATAATTAAATATAAATGCAAAAATTGAAAAAGCAAGCAAAAATCGCAAAAAAATGGATTTTCTAGCATCCACCAGCTAAGTAACCGCAAATGAGTGACACCAGTATCGATCCACCGTGGCAAAATCTTCCAGAGAATCTTGACAAGGAGAGCCATTACGCTTTCGTCTACCTGATAACCAACACCGCTACAGGGAAGAAGTATATCGGCAAGAAGCAGTTCTGGTCTAGAATCAAACGTAAACCGCTCAAGGGTAAGAAACGGAACCGTATCGACCACGTTAAGAGCGATTACGAGACCTACTACGGCTCTTCCAACAAACTCAAGGAGGATATCGAGAAATACGGCAAACAGAGCTTTACGAGGCAAATACTGGCAATCTGTGGCAGTAAGTGGGAAGTTGCTTATGCTGAGCTTTACTACCAAATGAAAGAGAATGTCATTTTTCGGGATGACTACTACAACGAGATCATCAATGTTCGCTTGAATAACCCACCGAAGAATGTTGATTTGAGTTCAAAGTATTCAATGTGAGTTGACAAATTTGTTCCGTGTGGTATCAATGGTTCAGACAAAACAAACAATGATTGAGCAATGTGATGATTTAGTGATCGATATCGATACAGTTTTTATGGAAACTAATCGAAATTTTGCATTATTGTTAGAACAAATGGGGCTATTGGTGGATTTTAATTTTTCTAACAAAAACAACAAAAAGCTCTACACTCATGAATTTATCAAGACATTTTGCGAGTTCTTGAAATCGAGAAATCATTTGAACATTGTATTTTTTTCAAATAATCTAACGAAGGATAAGTTCAGAAATCAACTTTTATCCAAAGTAAAACGTATTTTTAAAGTTAATGTATGGACAGAAAATTACGATTACGCTGAGTTTTGTAAGAGAATAAACACCAAGGATGCTAAAATATTATCAGGATTGGAGCTCATATCCCAATCCAATAAAACACCATCCTTTAAGAAAATATCTAAGTATTTGGAGAAAGAGGGATTAACCTTTTTGAATGAATCGTATTTTCAAAACATCACCAACAAAATGGTAATTTTCAATCATTAATGATAAATAATCATATGAGTAAGTTTTTAGATGTCCTCGAAGAATATGACCCTGCAAATATAGATAAAATTGATGCTTTGTTGAAAGTAAAAATTTTTCTGAATGAGAAAAAAATACCATTCACTAGCGATGGTAAGAAAATCATATTGAATATCGATGATACTGCAATTGCTTTAGAAGCAGTCAAACCTTACAAATTAAATCCTGATCAATTGGCGGGTGAGACTATTGATGGTTATGACCAATTGTCACCAATTGCTAAACTGACTAAAACTAATAGACCTAAAGGAGCTCTTAAAAAAGCTAAAGAGGAAGGTGATAGGAAAATAGTACCTAAACTCACTGAATATATGAAAAAACGTAACGTCGAAGCGGCGAAAGCTATTGACCAAGCAAGCCAAAATTTGAAAGCTACGATTTCCCGATAATCATATGAAATTTAAAACTTTACAATTATTGAATCATTACCAGAGATTGGTAGAACAAGATGAGCAAGATATGTTGCCACCTGAGCAAGATGATCCTTCGCAAGCCAATCCCGAAGCTGACATGGCGGCAGATGCACCAGAACCAGAACAAGATACTATTCCCTTAAGTTCTCAGGGCGAAATTCGGTATATCGAGGACGTGGTTCTCGCCGCATTGATGGAACCAAGACCTACGGGTAATGATAGGATTGCTTTGGAAAACCTTTTAGACCTGCTTAAAAAGCCTGATGCTATTGATAGAATTCAAGGTTCTGGTGAAACGGCTAAAGATTTATATCAAAATAAAATTCTTCCAATTATTCGTCGCGAACAACAAGGACAAGAAGTTAGAGATATTTCTGATCAAATGAGCTAAATAATAATATGAAATTCAAAGGAGAAGAAAACACATTAATTTGGGAATCATTTCGTGGCAATAAAAAAGTCTTGAACGAAAGACTCGATGACATGTTGGAAGACGATGATATGGATGATCTTGGCGGTGATTTTGAAGACGATGATGATTTTGAATCCGAATACGATGATGATTTAGAACCAGAATCTAAATCCATGCAAAATATTGTAATGGAAGTTGAGCCAATGGGGTCAGTGGATAATTTTGAAGTTAATGAAGTTCTTGTATCTGAATTGAAAAAGTTAGCAGAATATTCTAACAGACTTTATGACATATGTTCCAACACCGAATTTGATGATTGGATGGTCTCAGCAATTACAGTAGCATCTACATACATGTCGGATGTTTGGCATCGTTTAGATGCTAAAGCAGATTTTGCCAATACTGGATTTGAACAATCGGACGATTTTAACCCTCTTAGTTAATGGATGATAAGTTTCAAACAATTTTTCGTTGAAAAAAATATTCTAGGATTAGTCGAGGATATTAACATCGATGGTGTCGGTAATATTCCAGCTAAATTAGATACAGGTAATGGAGCGCATAACGTTTTACATGGAGAAGATTTAGAAATGGGCGAAGATAAAAACACACACCAAAAAATAGTAAGATTCACAACAGTGAATTCTATTCGTTTAGAAAAAGATGTTGAAGATACCATTACCATAAATATCGGCGAAGGTAATACTGTAGAAAGACCTGTGTGTCTTTTTGATTGTATGATCGGCGGTAAAAAATTTAACAGTGTTCCGTTTTCAATTGGGAATCGTGCCACCAACGATCATAAGGTTTTAATAGGAAAAAGTTTCATCAAAGATGAACTCAATGCTCTTATCGATGTAGCATTGAATAATGTAGCAGACCAAAATTTACAAGCCAATGCATAAACACACACAAAAAGAATTACTTGATGAAGGATTTTGGGATTCATTTAAGAAGACTGGGAAACAAGCATTACAAGGTGCTGTAGAATTGACCAAAGTAGCTTTACCTCAAACCTACCAAAACGTTAGTAATATTAGAAAAAATATTAAACTTGCCAGCGGTGCAATAAAACAAGCGGGTAAGACAACGGAAGAAATTATTCTTGATTGGATCGATGAAATGGGTTTTATTCCAACCAAAAACTCTAAACCTAAAAAAATTAGAAATTTCGGCGGCGGTAAAACACACTGGGCGTTAGATGTTGGTGTAAAAGGGGTTAATGATGATGGTGAACCTATAATTATTAGAAGATTCAATGAGCCAAGAGCAATTGTGCAATATGATGATGTGGAAAAACAAATTAAATTTGTTTTAAGACCAGATAGAAGAAGAATGTATGATGTTGATGATGATAGCGGTATTTATCTACCAGCTGATGGATCAGCTACTACCGCAACACCTGCCGCAAGTAAAACTGCCAAAAAAACTGCTAGAAAAACTGCTAGAAAAACTGCTAAAAAAACTGCTAGACGAACTCCATGATTGACATTAAACAACTTATTATTAAATCGAGATATGGAAATTGAAATTTTAGTAAGAGAAGACGAATTTTTTAAATTTGTTACAGACGAAGACCAAGAATCAATTGGTGAAACCGTAGCATTAATTGCACCTCCCGAAGAAATTGTTGTCGATAAATACGAACCAATTTTAGAAAATTTTAAAAGTCATCCATGGTTTGATTGAACACCATAGAACGCTTAATTATTAAGAATACGATTGCAAAATGTTAATTTTCGACTAAGTAATATTAACATGGCGATTAGAAAAATTTCGAAAGAAAAGCGTAAGGAAGCCAGAATCCCTGAAATCGAAGAAGCTATAATCAATAATTATAATAAGCTAGATTTTAAATTCAAAAAAAGAGGTTTCAAGTTAACCGATAAACAACAAAAGTTGGTCTCTATTATAAAAGACCCAAATGTTAAAGTAATCATCATACAAGGACCAGCAGGAACTGGTAAATCATGGACATCTGTATATTGCGGGTTGAGCATGATTAAAGATAAACTGTATGATAAATTACTCTACGTTAGAGCAATGGTTGAAAGTGCTTCTAGATCAATGGGTTATTTACCAGGTTCTGAGGCTGAAAAGAGTCAACCTTTTAATGCTGTAGCTTACGAATTGATCAATAAAATAGTTGAGGAGTCTGACCTACCAAAAATTAAAAAAGCTGGAATTGTCGATACTATGCCTGTCAACCACGCACGTGGACACACGTGGGACAACATGTTTGTATTAGTTGATGAAACGCAACAAATGGAAACTAAAGAAATTTTGACGGTAATGAGTCGAATCGGCGAAAATAGCAAATTGATACTTGCTGGAGACCGTATGCAACCAGATATTAAATTCAGTGGATTTGAAGGAGTTTACAATATCTTCAATGATCAAGAATCTATCGATAATGGTATAGTAACGTTTGAATTTGATGAAAGCGATATTGTCAGATCTGAAATTTTGAAATTTATTGTTAAGAAATTTAAGAACTTACAATAATTATTACTTGATTTTTAACAACAAACCCACTTGATTTTTTAAAAAATCAAGTGGGTTTTTATTTTTAATACTGTATATAAAGTTCCGCTTAATTAAATAATTACATGGCATATGACTATAATGGATCAGAAATAATATCGAAATTGTTGGTTAATTCAAAATATAAAGGAAAGGGTAAAATTAAACAAAAACAAAATATTTTAGTAAAATGTTCTGAATGTGAAAATATAAAAGAAACCAACTATAGCGGTCATGTAACAAACAGGCTTAAATCACCACATCCAAATTACCTATGTCATAAATGTGCCAGCTCTTACATAATGTCAACAAGAAATAAGAAAAGTAAAGGGATGTCTCTCGATGAAAAGTATGGTGGAGAAAAAGCTAACATTATCAAAAATAAACACAGAGAAAATGCTATTAAAAATAAATCACATGAAAGATTACAAGAACGAATTAATTTAAAATGGGATGAGAGATACGGAAAAGAAAAAGCTGATAAAATGCGTGAAAATCATAGAAACAAGTGTCATTTCAAACCTAAATTCGGAAATGACAACCCCCAATGGGGTAAACCAGCGCACAAATTATCAGGTAAAGGAACCAAAGGTTATTATAATGGTATTTTTTTCAGATCCTTGATGGAGGTATCATTTATCATAAAATATCTTGAACCCAATAATATAAAATTTGAAAATGGCGAGATTAGAAAATATGCGATACCTTATATGTATGAAGGTAGGCAGAGAAATTATTTCTGCGATTTCGTATCCGATAATATTTTTTTTTGAAATTAAACCAAAATCTCTACACTCGAATCTGCAAAATATCGCTAAATGGGAATCTGCTAAAATTTGGTGTAATAAAAGAGGATATCAGTTTAAAGTATTTTCAGAATATGATTATGATAAATTAAATCAAGATGATATTGACAATTTGATAAAAGATGGTAAGTTAATATTAATATGAAAATAAGTTTTAGTGGGGCGAGTTGTACTGGAAAATCAACATTGTTGAAATCTTTTTTGCGTAAGTGGTCGATGTATAAAACACCTCAGATCACTTATCGTGATATTCTCAAGGAAAAGGGACTACAACATTCATCCAAAACAAATGCTGAAACGCAACTTACAATCTTGGATTGGATGACCCAAGTAATGGAAACCAATAAAGATGAAAAATATGTTATCTATGATCGTTGTCCATTGGATAATATGGCATATACATTACATGCCGCCGAAAAAGATTTGATTAGTGAAGATGTTTTGGGTGTTACCGTGGATGTTGTTCGTCGTTCTTTAAAAAATTTGGATATTATATTCTGGATCAAATATGATCCATCAATTAAAATTGTAGATGATGGGTTGCGTGATGCTAATTTAAATTATATTCGAGAAATTGATGATATTTTTGCTGGATTATATGATCAATACTCCAATCATTTGGAAAATACACCATTTTTTATTCCTGATAATTGTCCTGCGATTGTTCCAATTGAAAATATCCCATCTATTGATGATAGAATTGCTTGGATTGGAGAATTTATTGACCGAAATGGTAATTTAATTGAAACTGAGAGTAGTGTTCTAGATCCCAAAAACTTGGAACTTATGGAGCAAATGCTTAAAGAACAAGGACAATGGAGCGAGAAAGACAATGAATTTAAAAAAATTACTAACGATATTAAAAATTTAAAATACTGAAAATGAAAGAGGGTAAAATTGGAATAGGTATTGTTACCTATAATAGACCAAAGCAACTAAAAAAATTGTTAGACAGCGTTGGTGATTGTGATTGGTCTAAATTAATCGTTGTTAATGATGGTGATGAAGTCGATGTAGACGGGTGGAACACATATGTTATTAAAAATGAACGTAATGTTGGTGTAGGTGTTTCGAAAAATATCGCTTTGAAACATCTTTTAGATTCAGGTTGTGAGCATATTTTTTTGATCGAAGATGATATCTTCATTAAAGATAAAAATGTTTTTAATGCTTATATCAAGGCATCGAAAAAGAGTGGTATTCAACACTTCAACTATTCTCAACATGGTATAATGAATAAAAATTACCATACTAGAGAAGCTAATCCAAAAATAACCATTCAATATGACGATGTTGGAATTAGTTTATATCAACATTGCGTAGGTGCTTTTTCATATTATTCTAAAAAATGTTTAGAAACTGTTGGTCTTTTGGATGAAGATTTCTACAATGCATGTGAACATGTTGAACATACGTATCGTATAATCAAGTCCGATATGCACCCACCTTTTTGGAATTTTGCAGATATTGCGAATTCTTGGGAATATTTAGGCGATGAAGATTGGAGTATAAGCCAATCCACTATTTCATCATCACCGAAACATAGTGAAATTGTTAATAGAGCAGACACTGTATTTATTGTGAAGCACGGTATGTTACCACTACAAATACCGCAATCAGATTATAATACTGTGATACAATCCCTGAAGAGATTGAAATCCAACGTCGAAGTGGTATGAGTGGATTGTCAATATTGACCTGTAATTACGATACTCCCGTGATTACGACAAACATGTTGAGATCTTTAAATAGAAGTTCGTCTTTACTTATTGATTATTATTACGTGATGGACACGTCACCCAAGAGTGGTCAACTATGGCATCATTTACCAGATGGTGTGATCATAGAAGATCTTCCAAATTATTCACATGGTAAAGCCGTCAATCACGCATTGAATTTGATTGAAAACGATCATATCTTGTTAATCGATTCTGACGTAATTTTTTATAAAGATATTGCGCCCATATATCAAAAATTTAAAGAAGGTAATTTCACTTTACTGGGAAATGTGAGTGGTGATCGAGGTGGTAAAGCGTTGCATCCGAGAGTTGATCCTTGGTTTTGCTTTATTAATAGGCGACACCTTATGGGCAATGATATAAAATTCTTTGATGAGGAGAGAACCGTAAATAGTCGAAATACTAGTAGAGTTTATGATGTCGGTTCTACAATGTTCGAGGACGTTTTAAATGCAAATTTGTTGGTTGCAAATTTCAATGCGGAAAATAAATATTTCAAACATTACGAAGGTATGTCATGGAGAGTGCAGAAGTATAATCCAAATGATGTCGATACCAATATTGATGTTGGAGGGACACATAACAATCATGCATTATATAAATATGGGTTACAAATAAAAGAACAATACGATAGGGATACTACTGATTTATGGGGAAATTGAATGAATATTTTGATAAAATTTATTGTATAAATTTGGATCGACGACCTGATAGATGGAAGCATTGTGCTAATCTGTTTGCTAGAGAAGGATTAGACGTGCAACGATTTGCTGCTATTGATAAAAATGATATCGGTGACAATGGCGCGATTACCAGCGGTCAACTAGCTTGCATGTCAAGCCATCGTGCTGTGATGACCGATGCTATCAATAATAAATACGAAAAAATTTTGATTCTTGAAGATGATGTAGTTTTTGAAAATGGATTGAATAAGTTTTTTGCTAATAACATTGACGATGTTCCAAATGATTGGAAATTTTTGTATCTGGGTGGTAATCATCTTAATGGTTTATCAAAAATTAACAATAACATTTATCGAATGATAAGTTCTTTGGCTACCCACGCTTATGGGTTAAAAGCAGAAATTATACCCACAATATTAGAATTTATCAAAGATCCCAAATCCCCCATTGATATATATTATGCACATTTGCATAGGCTTTTTCCATCTTATGTGATGAAAAATGGTGATAAATCTATCACTTGGCAAAAAGAAGATTACAGTGATATTGACGAATCTGAATGTGACTATACTTGGTTAAAGTAACATAAAACAAAAAAATATGACGACTAAACCAGAAATATCATTATGTGTTCCTTGCTATGAAATGAGCGGAATCGGAGCGAAATATTTAAGCGAATCATTATCGATTATAAGATCACAGGAATGTGATTTATCCAATGTTGAAATTATAGTGTCGGACCATTCTTTTGATGATGAAATTGAAAAATGTTGTAATAATTTTAAAGATCTTAATATTAAATTTTTGAAAAATTCATATGGGCGTGGATCAATGTCTGCAAATTTAAATAACTGTATTAAACATAGTTCTGGGAAATATATCAAACCGTTGTTTCAAGATGATCTTTTTTATTATTCAAAATCATTGAAACATATTTTAAATAATTTAGTTGATCCTTGGTATGCTTACGAATATACGCATTTAAATGGTGATTCAAATACATACTATAACCAAAGAACTCCATATAGTAATAATAATTTTATTGATGGAATTAACTCTTTAGGACCACCAAGTGTTATATATTTTATTAATGATGATAATTTTTTCGATGAGAAACTTTCATACATGATGGATACGGAATTCTATCATAGAATGGTCGAAAAATATGGGCAACCGACTATCCTAGCATGTGATAATCCTTTGGGTGTGGTAAGAACTTGGGATGGTCAAACAACTCAAGCAACCACCAGTAGTATGATTGACAACGAACATCTTTACATCAAATCAAAATATAATAAATCATTATAAAAATTTGAAAAAAAATATTGGATTGATAAATAAAATTCACAAAGAAAAATATGATAATAACTGAAATTTACAATGGACAGGGATTAGGCAATCAATTAGCTTGTTATGTGACAACGAGAGTAGTTGCTAAGGATAAAGGATTTGATTTTGGGATTATGAATCCTCATAAATTCAAATGCTTAGATTTTATGGATTTAGATTTTGGATTACCTGTCGAAGGGGGTTCTGGTCCAGAAGGTGGTCCGCCACACACGCTTCCCAATGGAATTGAAAATTATTTTAAAGAAAAGTGGTGGTATCTTCCTAATGGTTCAAATGTAACAATTGATGATCCAAATTTAGAATTGATTCAAGATAATACCAAACTTGACGGATTATTTCAATCAGAAGATCGAATTATTCATCGTAAAGATGAAATTAGACAATGGTTAAAAATTAAACCAGAAAAAGATTGCTACGATTATTCCGATCCGAATATTTGTATTATCAATTATCGCGGTGGTGAATATGCAGGTGTTATACATTTTCATTTAAATGGGAAGTATTGGGATGACGCGATTACTAGAATGCGAAAAATTAATCCAGATTTTAAATTTGTAGTTATTACTGATGATGTAGAAAGAGCAAGTAGACAATTTCCCGATTTCGAAGTGAAACATTTCGACATTGCAACTGATTTTACCATTATTAAAAATGCCCATTATTTGATTTTATCAAATTCTAGTTTCCCGTATTTCGCCACTTTACTAAGTGATACCGTGAAGTATATTTTAGCCCCTAAATATTGGGGTCGTTACAATATATCTAATGGTTATTGGTCATGCGGGTATAATATTTTCAGAAATCACAATTATTTAGATCGAGATGGTAACTTATTCTCATGGGAAGAGTGTGTCGCCGAACACGATGAATACAAAAAAAGAACAGGGATTTATGGATAAAGTATTAGTTACTGGAGGACATGGATTAGTAGGGTCTGTGATAGAAGCCGATGTTAAAGTTGGTAGAGAATTTGATTTAAGAATACCTGTAGAATCGAATAGGTTGATTGAAACTTATAAGCCAACACATGTTATACATTGTGCTGCTAAAGTTGGCGGTATAGGTGGGAATATGTCAGCTATGGGAGAATATTTCTACGATAATTTGATGATCAATACTAACATTATTGAGTCTTGTAGAATAAATAATGTCGAAAAACTGGTAGTGTTTCTCTCTACATGCGTGTTCCCCGCAGACGTTGAATATCCATTAACAGAAGATAAGATCCATCTAGGTCCACCGCATGAAACTAATTATGGATATGGTTACTCTAAGAGAATGGTAGATGTGCAACTTCGAGCATATAATCAACAATATGGCACGAAATATTTTGCCGTTATACCATGTAATATGTATGGGCTTAATGATAATTATAATTTAGAAAATACTCATGTCATACCTGCTTTAATACATAAGGTTTATTTGGCTAAACTAAATAATACCAATTTACATGTTTGGGGAAGTGGTAATGCTTTAAGAGAATTTATTTATGCAAAAGACGTTGCAAATATAATAAAATTATTGATGGATAAATATGACGGAACATCTCCAATTATATTATCAACTTCCAATGAAGTTTCTATCAGAGAGGTTGTGGATATGATATGCGATATTATGGATTTCAAAAATGACGTAATATTCGACACATCTAAACCCGATGGGCAATTCAGGAAACCATCTGACAATTCATATTTAAAATCTATAATAGGAGATTACGAATTCACGACATTACGAGTTGGTTTGGAAGAAACCATAAAGCATTTTATTAAAAATTACGATACAATTAGATTATGAAAGAATTATTTACATTAGGTGAACTATACGTTTCAGATTTTTTAATCAAGGGAGAGGAATCTAGAGGTGGAAAGGTAGAATTAAAAATGATGCTAGATGAAGAGACTGGCGCGGTTAGATTACAGAAACAAACGCCATTAGGCGATATGTTTGGCAAGTATTGGTATCGTTCGGGTATAAATCATACGATGAAAAAAGAGTTGGAGGGAATTGTGAACTCTATACATGATGTCATAAAACTTAAAGAAAATGATATGTGGGTTGATATTGCATGTAATGATGGAACATTGCTCAGTTATCTACCTAAAAATTTAATTAGGATTGGTATTGATCCAGTAGATGATTCGTATAAACAAGAATCTGAAAAACATGCAGATTTGATTATACAAGATTACTTCAACGCATCATTACTCAAGAAAAGTAAATTTGGACATTTGAAGGCTAAAGTTGTGACCACTATCGCAATGTTTTACGATTTGGAAAATCCAACACCTTTCATCAAAGATGTTTATGATATAATAGAAGATAACGGTCTGTGGGTGTTACAGATGAGTTACACCCCATTAATGATTGAACAATTAGCTTTTGATAATATATGTCACGAACATATGCATTACTACTCACTGTTCAATATCAAGAATATTTTAGAGAAAAATGGATTTCAAGTAGTTGATTGTCAATTAAACGATGTCAATGGAGGATCTTTCAGAATTTATGCGATGAAAGATGATGCCGACTTGAGAGCCTTTGGCACTCAACCGTATAGAGATGTTGCCAAATATAGGGTGAATTCTATATTAGCTTATGAAAAATCTTTAGAGTTGGATAAAGTTGACATCTGGATTAATTTTTTCAAACGTATAAATGAATTAAAAATGAAAACTGTTTCATTTATTACGGAACAGAAAGCCAAGGGTAAGACTATATGGGGATATGGTGCGTCCACTAAAGGTAATACCTTATTACAATATTTCGGACTTGACTATACAATGATCGATGGAATTGCTGAAAGAAATCGTGATAAGTGGGGATTATATACCGTAGGAACAAACATTCCCATATATTCCGAAGACGAAATGAGAAAAGCGAATCCAGATTTCTTATTAGTATTACCTTGGCATTTTATAAACGAATTTGTCGAAAGGGAAAAAGAATTTGTTAATAAAGGTGGCAAATTTATTGTGCCGTGTCCCAAATTTGAAATAATTTAAAATGAATAACGGAATTAAAATCAGTGTGTTGTTACCAACAAGGGGTAGATTTGCGGCATTTAAAAAATCCGTGCAATCACTATTAGATACTTCTAATGATGTAAATAATTTTGAGATATTACTTGCAATGGATAATGATGATATAGAAACCGTTCGTGATACGGAAGAATATATCAAATCTAAAAATAATATACGGTTATTTGTATGTGAAAGACATCATTATTTAAATCTTAACAATTATTATAACGATCTGTCGGAAAAATCGATTGGAAATTCTTTATTTTTGTGGAATGATGATGCTATCATGGAGAGTAGTAGGTGGGATGATATTATAATCAAGGAACATGAAAAATTTTGTGTAATAAGTCCTAAAGTTAGTAATATGGAACGTTACTGGAACACGCAGGGGGTATTGTTTCCTATAATACCACGTAAATGGTTCGATCTGACAGGTAGATTGTCATATGTTCAAGCAGCCGATTCATGGATTGACATCTTGAGTAAGAGATTGGGATTATTGCATAATGTTGGAGAGATTAGTATACAACATGATAGACACGATTTAACAGGGAATAATCATGATACTACCTATACTGAAGGTAGGTCAGGAGTAGGCGCATCCAAGGAAGGATGGGCTGAAGAAATAGAAAAAGATTACGAAAAGTTAAACACATATCTAGAAACATTGAATCAAGACTTCGCATCGACGTGGGGAAGAAATATTAACTACGCAAAATGATTTACGATATTTTTAGCTTTAATAACGAACTCGACATGCTGGAACTGAGATTGAATATTCTCGATCCACATGTTGATAAATTTGTGTTAGTGGAAGCGAATACAACATTTAGTGGCGTGGATAAACCTTTTTATTACGAAGAAAATAAAAAACAATTTGAAAAATTTCATGATAAAATTATTCATTATAAAATAGATAAATCACCAAAAACATTTGAAGATAGCAATGGATGCGACAAAGAATATTTTGACATGGCATTGAACAGTCCTAATGTTACAAGAGAACATTATTGTTGGTTGATAGAATTTTATCAAAAAGAATGTATTAAAAAAGCATTAGTTGATTTGAATGATAATGATATTTGTTATGTTTGTGATGTCGATGAAATATGGAATTATGATTTAAATATCGATATTCAAGATGGTGTATATAAGCCCATGATCAATAATTGTTATATCGAATATTTAAATGTGAGAACAAATGAAAATTGGACTTATTTTACAGGACCAATCGTAACCAAGTATAAAAATATCAAAAATGAATGTTTGAATCATTTAAGAACTCGTAGATTTATGGATCATAAATATATTTTTATTGAAAATGGGGGATGGCATTTCAATGCACTGGGGGGAGTAGATAAAAAAATAGCAGATTTTTCACACCCCGTTTATCACGAGAATTATATGGAGATGAGAAAAAATGGTTATAGAATAGATGAAACAGGATTGCCTGAATACATTATTAAAAATAAAAAAAACCTAGAAAAATATTTTGCCAATTAATCTTATTAGTTTTAAATAAAAAACATACATATTTTTAAATGAAAAAAGAAATAGTAATAGCTGCTTATGATAAAAATTTGAATTGGTTGAATAAATTAAATTCTAATGTGAAAAAAACTATATATCGAAAAGGAAACAAAAGTGATGATGTAAATGAAATCTATATAGAAAACAATAAAGGAAGATGCGTCCATACATTCTTTAATCATATTTTTCAAAATTACGATAACCTTTCTGATATAACATATTTTGCGCAAGATTATCCTTTTGATCATTGGGAAAATATAATCGAAATCATAAATGATGTTCCCACTCCACAACATGAACAATTGAAAATAGGAGGTTATTATGGGTATCATTGGAATACTATCCAAACACACTCTTCAAATGGTGGTATTATGTGGAAATTGTATCCATCCACTCATCATGGAGATGATGGTAATATATTATATTGTAATAGTGATGGTATGCCGCAAGACACCAATCCATTAATTGATATTGATAAATATTGGAATTTATTCTTCAAATCAACCCCTCCAGATCGTTACGAATTTATTCCTGGTGGACATTTTGGAATAACAAAAGAGCATGTTAAAATTAGAAGTAAAGAATTTTATAAAAAAATTGTAGAATTCTTATTAGTAGAAGAAGTTACACCATGGATTATTGAAAGATTGGAATGTTACATTTTTAATCCCAAATATTTAACCGTTTAATAAATTGACATATTAGAAAAATATGTTAAATTATATAGTATGATTTTAAAAGAAGATATTAAAACATTAGTGGGTAATCATGTTTCGCCGTATATCTACAATGCAAATGAATTTAAAGCTGGTAAAACGCCAATATATTATTCTGGACCATACTGGGATAATAGAGAAACTGAAGCAGCATTAGATTCATTTTTAAATGGTAAATGGATCACTGCTGGAGAAAAGGTTCATAAATTCGAAAGTCAATTTTCTAAAAGATTCAATACCAAATATGGACACATGGTAAATTCTGGAAGTTCAGCGAATCTCATTTTGATAGCAGCATTGAAACGACGATTCGATTGGCAAGATGGTGATGAGATAATTGTGTCGCCTGTTGGGTTTGCCACTACTGTTTCTGTTATTTATCAAAATAAATTAACTCCTGTATTTGTTGATATCGAATGGGATACATTAAACTTTGATATTGATCAAATTGAATCAAAAATAACAAATAAAACGAAAGCTATTTTTGTTTCCCCTGTTTTGGGAAATCCACCAGACATGGATAAGTTGACAGCAATTAGTGAAAAATATGGTATTCTTTTGGTGGGAGATAATTGTGATAGTTTAGGAAGTAAGTGGGATGGTAAATACCTCAATGAATATTATGTAGCGTATTCTAATTCTTTTTATCCTGCTCACCACATCTCAACAGGAGAAGGTGGTATGGTTTGTTCGAATGATATCGAACTTAAAAAATTGTTTGTTAGTTTGAGTTGGTGGGGTAGAGATTGTTATTGCGTTGGCTCTGCAAATTTACTCCCCTGTGGAACATGTGGTAATAGATTTGATAATTGGCTAGAGAATTTTGACGGTGTTATAGACCATAAATATGTTTTCTCTGAGATGGGGTATAATTTAAAACCCTTGGATTTGCAAGGTGCTATTGGATTGATTCAGCTTGAAAAATTAGATGGAATCGAATCTAATAGGAGAAACTCGAATAATAAAATATCCGAAATTTTCAACAAACATATTGCTAATATTAGAAGTCCGAAAGTTTTAGAAAAAGCAGATCCTTGTTGGTTTGGCACACCTTTTATCTGTGAAGATATTGGGGTTAAGCATAGACTTGTGAAATATTTGGAAGATAACAAAATTCAAACAAGAAATTATTTTGCTGGAAATATTCTATTACATCCTGGATATAAACACTTAGATGATTATAAAAAATATCCCGAAGCTAACAAAGTGTTGAATTCTGTATTTTTTGTCGGGGCTGCACCGCATTACACACAGCCAGTGTTTGATTATATCGAAAACGTAATTTCAAAATTCCAATGATATCAGTATTTGGGGGTAGAGGTTTTGTGGGTCAGGCTTTTTGTAATAAAAAAGAGTCCGATGTCATAATTATAGATAGAAATTCTTTTACCCCTCTCAGTGAAAAAGTTCTATATCTGATAAGCACTGTTGATAATTATAACGTATTAACAGATTCGAAAATAGATATAAACACTAATCTTATCCATTTGATGAATGTGTTAGATGAATGTAAAAAGATAAAAAACATCGAATTTACCTTCATAAGTTCTTGGTTTGTGTATGGTGATACAACTTTACCAGCTAAAGAAGATTCGATTTGCAATCCAAGAGGATTCTATTCGATAACAAAATATGCAGCAGAATTATTGATCCATTCTTATTGTAAAACTTTTGGAATCAATTATAAGATAATTAGATTAGGTAATGTTGTTGGAAACTCTGATTCTAAAATTTCAAAGAAGAAAAATGCTCTACAATATTTAATAAATGAAATGAAAGAAAATCGTCCGATTAATCTCTACAACAACGGCAATTTTTATAGGGATTACATTCATATAGATGATGTAGTATCAGGTATCGATTTTTTGATGGATAAAGGAGAGAATGGTGAAATCTATAATTTGTCAGGGGGCAAACCAATTTTATTCAGAGATATTATAGATTACGCATATAAAGCACTTAATTCTTCCAGTGAGATTGGAAATATGGAGCCTACAGATTTCCATAAAATAGTTCAAGTGGAATCTATGTATTTGGATACATCTAAAATAAAAAATATGGGATTTAAAATAAAAAATAATATGACTGATATTGTAGATAAATTATTATGAATAATTGTTATGTAAACGTTGCAGGTGGTTTAGGTAATCAAATTTTTATGATTGCTGCTGGATATGCATATGCTAAACGGCATGGAAAAAAATTGATTATTAACGATTCGAATTGGGGTGCTGCGCAGGGAAATCACCCTTCGACATATAAATGCACGATTTTTAAAAATTTTGAATTTGGCGAAATTGAATCGACTCCGACTATTATTCATGAAAAACGAGATGATTACGACGAATTGCCATATGTGGATGGCGATGTCGTGTTGGTTGGTTATTTTCAATCATTAAAATATTTTGAAGATTGTAAGGAAGAATTCATAAATTTATTAGAACTTCCGAAAATAACACCAGTTATGGATAAAGTTGCTTTCCATATTAGAAGAGGTGATTATTTGATTAATGACCATATACATTATGTTTGTAATACAGCATATTTCGAAAAACAATTTAAGTGTTTTAAATCAAAATATGTTGACGTGTTTACAGATTCGCCCGATTATGTTCGAAATGAATTTGAGCATCGCGAGTTAAACATTGTAACTGGTAATACAGAATTGGAAGATCTTGCTCTGATATCACAATACGATAAAATTATTTGTAGTAATTCGTCATTTTCATGGTGGGCAAGTTTACTTGGTCCGAAAAAGAAAGAAATTATCGTCCCTGACGTGTGGTTAATTGGACGTGATTGTTCGGATATATATAGACCCGACATGACAATTATATCAACATTATAATGATGAATACGATTAAAAATGAAAAATGTTATATTGATTTGATGGGCGGTGTTGCTAATCAAATCTTTCAATCTGCTGTTGGATACGCATATTCCAAAAAATATAATAAAGATTTAGTTTTAAATGTTTCTAGATGGAAAGCAGAACAAGGAAACCACCCATTGACATATATGGATGGGATATTTAAAAATTTTAAATATGGTCTAGCATCTTATGATACGCCAATTTATCTTGAAAAAAGATTTGGATATGATGAAATTCCAGAATTTAAAGGTAATATTAATTTAAATGGATACTTCCAAACAATGAAGTATTTTGAAGAATATAAAGATGACTTTATAGAACAACTATGTCTACCAAATATCACATTAAATAATAAAAATTTTAGCAAAGTTGAAGTTGGTATACACATTAGACGAGGCGATTATATGAAATATCCTGAGAGATTACATGTCTGTAATACCGAATATTTTAGATATTTTTTTGAAAAATATAAAGATTGTGATATTAAAGTGTTTACTGATAGTAAACAAGCAGTCAGAGAAGAATTCCCAGAATACAATTTCGAAATAATTTCTCTAAACACTGATATTGAAGAGTTGACACGCATGAGCATGTGTGATATTATCATAGGCAGCAACTCCACATTTTCATGGTGGGCATCTTTGATAGGTAAAAAAGAATGTTATTTCCCATCTGTGTGGTTTGCTGATCTACCATTGCGGTATTATCAAGATATATATCGTAATGACATGAATATTTTTTATGTTTGATACCATCAACAATTTATTATACGAAGACAAAAAAGAAATCACCAGTGAATTATTGGATGAATTTTCACCTTATATGACAACTCGTTATTTGAGTTTTTATAGTCCCGAGCTATTGCATTATGCTAATAATACTTTGAATAAGTATACTCAAATATTTGATAATGATGATGATAAATTTTTATTTTATAGGAATATAATACCCAAATTAAAAAAGAAAAACATCAAATATATTTCTAAAAAGAAAAAATAACTATTGACATATAGATTATATCAATAAATATTAACATGTCTATATCTATTGATGTATTAGCTCCTCAAAAATCGCATATTGATCTTAGCGACAGTTCACTTCCAAGTGACTTCGGCTTAGATGATTATGTATTGTCCAAGTTGTATGACGATGCAGTATTGGTCGAATATTGCGACCTGCATACTGGCGGCGAAGGCGGTGATTATATTTTAAGAGGTGGAATTGCAGTGCCTGTATCTCAAATTCATAATGCATGGCGTAAGGGTAAAGTCATTCTAAAAGGACCAAGTGTTCGGTATACAGAAATCGGCGACATCGTAGTATTTCCGAATAACATGGGTATCCCTATTACTAACTTACATGTAAAGGGACACGGTAAAATTAAGAACGGTTTGTTCTTGAACGAGCAGCGCATGTTTGGCGTTTGTGAAGTAAATGCTTCAAAAGATAACTAGATTGGGTCTCCTACGGATGCTCAATAGAAACGTATGTGATATATTGATAGTTCGTAGACGACCAGAACGAGCCCCTAATAGACCACTATTACGGCAGATGCTCTGTACTAATAGTACGGAGATTCTCAGGTCTGAAAACGGTTTGAGAGTATTAAATTACCGTGGTTCTTTTGTACCTAAGAAAATTGATGATCGAAAACATAATTTATTAGTTACTTGGGACATCATGATGCAAGATTATCGTAACGTGAATATGGATGAATGCTATTTGATGCAAAAAATACCTGCTGATGATAGGTTCTGGGAATATTTCAACGAATCTATAATGACGCTTAGCCCACAAGAAAAAATGAGGTATATGGATTTAGATAACGTAATTGACACATGGATAGGATAGAAAAATATTTAAAAAATATGATTTTCCGTGAAATATCTTTTGTTCTAAACGACAAAACGATAAAACATGGTAAAATACATATGTTTAACGTAAAACAAAATTTCATCAAATTTAAAATAGAAATGGATGATGAAGTTAAAGAATGGGAAATTTCTTATCCATACAATGTGAAAAGTACAAATGATGGTTATATTTTTGATTATTCATTGAGCGCGTTTTGCCCTAGAACTGAAGAATCTTACTGGAAAATGATGACTATGAAAAAAAACGACTCTTCAAAATTTTTCAACAATTATTTATTTGTGTTGACATCTTGAAATATTGTTATATGCTTCTGTTCAGCAGCAAAGTATTGCCGCGATGCAGAAACTATGAACAATTTAATATTTAAATTTCCAGAGGGATACCAACCAAGAGATAAACAATCACATGCATTGAATGAAATTGAAAAGGCATTCAATAATGGTAAAAAATTTGTAATTGTCCATGCGGACACAGGCGCAGGGAAAACACATATCGCCAAAACTCTAGGCAATGCATCTAGAGAAATTCCTGAAGATTTTGCATCTTATGTGAACAGATACACAATATTTGGAGAAAATGGCGAGCAATTGATGTCAAATTTTAAATCGTTTGGATGCTACGCACTTACGATTACGAAATCACTTCAAGACCAATATCACAACACATTCGATGATAGTGGTTTGTTGAAAGGTAAAAGTAATTATCAATGTGGTATCGACGATACATTATCTGTTGATGTCGCGCCTTGTATACATAGTCCAAGACAGCGTGATGAATGTTGGGCGGTTAATCGTTGCCCATATTATAACGAACGTAATAAAATGTTGACTTCAAAATTTTCAACACTGAATTACAGTATGTTCTTTTCTTTACCAAATCATTTGAAAAGACGAGAAATTATGGTTTGTGATGAAGGATCTGAATTAGAAGAGCAATTGGTATCTCAATTTACTGCCGAAATTGACATCACATTTTTGATGAAAACACAGACTTTGGTGTCATCATTGCCAAATGATACTGGTAATAAAATTAAAATCCTTTCGTGGATCGAGAATTTGTTGGTGAATGTTACCAAATCTGTCGAGAATTATAAATCATGGTTTTCTGAAAATGATTTCAAAAAAGATATAATTACCTTTAATAAGAAAAAGAGTGAATATACTAAATTGACAAATCTTCAAAATTCTCTAGGTCTTTTACATGAAACATTTTATGATAGTGAATATATTATAGAAAGATTAGATTCTAAAATTCGATTTATTCCACTCAAAGTCGATGTTTTATCTAAACATTTGTTTAGACACGCTGAGAAAGTTGTAATACTTTCTGCGACCATCATTGATGTTGTTGCTTACTGCAAATCTTTAGGTATTACCGATTACGAATACATCCATATACCATCTGATTTTAATCCTGAGAAATCGCCAATTTATATTATGGCGGCTCAAAAATTGAATAATAAAAATCTCAAGGATATGTTGCCCAAATTGATGAAACAAATTCGTGGCATTCTAGACAATCACCCAAATGAAAAGGGTATTATACATACCCACACCCAATATTTGACTGATTATATCAGAGAAAATATAAAATCTGATAGATTGCTTGTTAGGGAAACAGGTGTTAACAATGAACAACTATTGGAAATGCATGAAGATAGTGATCACCCAACTGTTTTAGTATCACCATCAATGACATATGGGGTAGATTTGAAAGATGATCTATCTAGATTCCAAATTATACTGAAAGCTCCGTGGCCCCCTGTTAAGGATGTTCGTGTTGAAAAACTGATGAAACTTGATAAGGATTGGTATTCTAATGCGATGTTCAAGACACTCGTTCAAGCGTGTGGACGAAGCGTGAGAAATGAAAATGATTATTGTGATACATATATACTTGACGGTAGCATTTATGATGCTATGGTTAGAAACAGTAATAAACTTCCTAAATTCTTTACTGAAAGATTTAATTGAAAAATATGATTAATAATATACAAGAAATACTAAAATGTCTCGATAACATTTATTGGGTCGATGTTGTGAAACCATTTACTCTTCAATCGGAATATCCATCATTGTTTGAGCAAAAATATGGTAATTTATCATCGACATCGATACACATAAAAAATTATTCGATATCTGAAAAATATATTCATAAATTGCATGAGTTTCTTAAAAAGCATGCGTTCAATACTGTTAGACAATATAACATTCATGAATATGAACTTGGACATTATTTCAATGATGATTTTTCGATGTTGATATCAATATCTATCAATCCTTCTCCTGTTCCTGATAATCTCATTATACCTTTTGAATTTGAGACTCCTCGTGACTCGGAAGGTATACTTATTGTCTTTACTCCACTATTGGAAAATAAAGAGAAAATTTTAAATTTCTTGAATGAATTTTTGAATTTGGATATTATATTTGAATATTCTACTCAAAAAGAGTTTTATATGATCTCGCAAAATAGCCAAGGGTTGACTAAATTAAAAACATCATTCAACGATATTCCAATTCTAGATGATAGATATGATTTGTATTATGGTGATAAGTTTCCATATGATAAAATGTTGAACTTTGTCACATTAGATGATACTGAAAATCTGCTGTTATTACACGGTTTACCAGGCACTGGAAAATCTAATTTTATTAAAAATTTGATTACCAAATGCAAGTATGATGTTATTTATATTCCACCTTCTATGGTTTCTGTGATTTCACAACCATCGTTCATCTCATTTATGCTAGACAATCAAGGTAGTGTATTATTGATTGAAGATGCTGAAGAAATTTTATCAGTTGATAGAAATTCTGGTACTCAGAATATACTCGGTATTACCGATGGATTTTTGAAAGATTCGATGAAAATGAAAGTCATCTGCACGTTTAATTGTGAATTGACAAAAATTGATCCAGCACTCCTTCGCAAAGGAAGATTATTCATGGAATACAAATTTGATAAACTTAGTATATCAGAGTGTCAACGATTGGCAGACCACTGTAATCTAGACATCGAAGTTGATAATGAAATGACATTGGCTGAATTATTCAATCACCAAAAAGTGACCAGCGTTGCTAACTCATTTGAAGAGCGTAAAATTGGATTCTTCTAATCAACATACGACTAAATAGTTATGTGAACGATTACTCATACTTTTTTGAAAACTCTCAACTCCTTAATCTCTTCGTATCTGCTTTTGATGATGCTTTTCTGTATCGATATGATGCGAGAACTAGAGTTGAAAAAGAAAAAATAGAGGTAAGATACGTCCACGGACCGAAGCATAGAGTGCTTCAAGACTTGAGTGATAGAGCCAAAACTCTATCACTTCCTGTTGTTACTATAGAACAAACAAGTCTCAGTAGAGACGCAAATCGTATACAAAACAAAGATCAATTTTTATATCGAAAACAACTAGATGTTAATAATGGGTTAGTGAAAATACCGACTCCCATACCAGTTAATTTAGAATTGAACGTTAATATAATTTGTTATTTCAAAGAAGATCTAGATCAAATTATTCAAAATTTCGTGGTAAATTGTAATCCGTATATTATAGTATCTTGGAAATTCCCCGAAAAATTTAATTTACCATTTTTAGACGAAATCCGTTCTGAAATTCAATGGTCTGGTAATATAAGTTACAATAATCCAAAAGATCTATCACCAGATGTAAAATGGAGAATTTCTGCCGAAACAAACTTTACTATCAAGGGTTGGTTATTCAAAAACTATGATAATCCTAAACAATCTCCGATTTATAAAATAAATGCAGACTTTCATGCACTTCCAGTCAGTGACAGATTTTGTGATTATAATCTATTTGATTCTATCAGCGCAATCGGTGTTCAGACTGAATCACTTTCAGTGGGTGCTTATCCAGATTTAACTAATTATTTTATAAATGGTAATCCTCGGGAAAGTCCATTAGTGGTTTCAGATTTGAATGATAAATTTTTTACATTTTATGGTAAAAATCTAAATTATAATAATACATGGTATCTGAGTGCTAACACGTCAATACCTGAATTAAATTATGTTGAAATCGATACTGTGAAGTCCCCTACCATATCTGCTTACAAATTACCTGATAATGTGATCACTACAATAGATAATAATGTGGCATCCATATCACTCAGTGCTGACTATTTTAACAATTTTAATGGAAATGCTGTATTTATCACTGCGAATGAAGTTGCATGGGTAAGTTCTTATTGAAATATTAGTAATTGTCCTTAAATAATAAATATGGCTGGAGCAGATAGTTCATCTACACAATCTCAAAATAGATCATTCGTCGGAAGTGATGGACGGGGATCTACATTCGACAGAAATGTTCAGTCTTATTTGAAAAATCGTAATGGTTATGCTGAACAAAATATAGACGAAACTAAAAATGCTAAATATAAGCATTTCCAAAAAATCGGGATGCGTAAACCCGAAGCTATAGCAAGAAACTCTGTAGCGCTTAATAATGATTGGAACAACACTGCGTTTTCTGCGATTTATCAGGATAAAACTTTTACTGACTTGATGTATTCCCAAGCATCAGAGGAAAAACCTGGTCGCTTGAGAGATTATAGAATGATCGCAGCGTTCTCGGAAGTTTCTGATGCATTAGATGAAATCTGTGACGAAACTATTAATGTCGATGAAAATGGTGAAATTGTAACACTTAAGTTTAAAAACGCTGAATTAGATTCGGAGAAAAAAGAAGAGCTACAAAAAGAATTTTCCAAATTTGTGGCGATGTTGGAACTGGAAGATAATGGGTGGCATTATTTTCGACAATTTTTAATTGAAGGTGAATTATTTTTCGAGTTGATTCTGAAAGATGATTATATCAAACAAGGCGTAGTTGCTGTCAAAAATCTACCCGCTGATCAATTCGACCCAGTATATGACAACATTCAAACTATGTTGGTCAAAGCTTTTATTTATAAAAAGCCAATATTTTCAGCTGTTGATAATAGAAAAGTTGAAAAATATGAATATATTCCTTTCGAAAAGAATCAGATTCTCTATATCAACAGTGGTCAATATAATGAGACCAAAGATTTTATAATTCCATTTGTCGAGAATTGCCGACGAGCATACAGGCAATTATCGATGATCGAAGATTCTGTGGTTATCCATAGAATGGTACATGCGCCGTTGCGTTTCTTATTTAACGTGGATGTGGGTAAGTTGCCAGTCCCACAGGCAGAAGCATACCTACGCAAGCTACAATCCCAATATTGGTCAACTAAGACTTTTGATATCGACCAAGGAGACATTGTTAAGAAATATGCACCACAATCCACCTTGGATTCCTTTTGGTTTGCTAAAAGGCAAGGACAGGAAGGAACATCAGTCGAAACATTTGGTGGTCAACCATCAGATGGAAATCTTGATGTTTTAGATTGGTTTATTAAAAAGCTTTATCGTTCTTTGAAAACTCCAACTTCTCGTTTGAACAATGAGACAGGTTATAGTGACGGCACAGAAATGCTTCGTGAAGAATTAAAATTTGCGAAAATGATTATTCGTCAACAACAAAGATTTGCTCAAGGTATTAAACGAGCATTTATTACTCATTTAAAATTCAAAGAAATGTTTGATGAAAATGATCTATTCGATGATAATCTTAGAATAGAATTCAATGTTCCTACTAATTTCTATGATATGAGAGAAAGTCAAAAGCTTAATCTCAAAATAGACACATTTAATAATATATCAAACAACGAATTAGTATCGACCACATTTGCCATGAAAAAATATCTAGATTGGAAAGATTCTGATATCTTGGCAAATCGTCACTTTTTACGAAACGAAGCCGAATTCATGTTCGAAATCGAACAGATTAAATCTAGCGGTCCGAATTGGAAAGAAATGCTTGCTCAATCCGCTGAAAGTGGCGGTGAAATGGGTGGAGGCGAAATGGGTGGCAGCATGGGTGGCGGTGGAATGCCTCCTGATTTTAGTGGCTCTGGTGCTACACTTGGTGGTGAAGAAGGTACTGATGTTGGTGCTGAAACAGAACCCGCTGAAACGCCCGAAGCACCTGCTGGTGAAACCGCTCCTGGATAATTAATGATACGGTATATTGTAGCTTTTAGCATACTCTTTAGCGGTATCGTCGGATGGTAATATTGAACCATGCCATAGATAATCTTTACCGCCTTCTATTGGTCCCAATGGTCTAATTTTTATAATCCATTCGCCCAAGCTTTCATTTCTAAAATTTTTAAATTTTAATTTACCAGAATATTGAGACATGCTGTTTGAAGAATATTCCCACCGTCTCATGAAGTCATCCAATTGTTCTTCATCTTCTATAAAATTTTTCCAATTTTGCTTCAACAGTTCTTCGGAAGACGTTGAGCATAAATGACAATATGATTCATTTACTTGAATATTCATTCCTTTAGATGTTGTACGAAATGACGGTTTTGGATTCAACCAGAACATAGCTTCAATTTCAGCCTTTACAATATTCATGGAATCCTTCATGGAACCACCACTATTCGGAGAAATTTCGTATTCTACTCTCTTAACACGATCATCTAGACTGATGACACACTGTTTTATTTCTTGTAGAGTTTCAGGAATCAAATATTTGGATTTGGAATATTCTTTATGTTTTTTATATTTTTCGATAATATATTTTTTACCTTTAATCAAAAATACCATAATGCTGGTTATGACCCCGAAAATACCTGCAACTGCTTCAATATTTTCTGTTATTAATTTCCAAAAACTCATGTTATTATTTATAAAATTTAAGCACAGAAAGTAATACAATTATAAGCAGAATTGTAATAAAATTTTGTACTGTTATTGGATAACGGCGACCAAGTAGTATCAGTGGGTCTTTGACAAACTAAAAAATAATAATTATTGGTATTATTTGATGATGGATGAATAAACACAGTGCTTTGACCCCAAAGAATAAAATCATTCGCCGAAAGATATAAATATTTTGTTCCGTTATTCGCGGACAAACTCCAACCTACCTCAGAGGGAATACCACAAGATAATTTCAAATAAGTTGTGCCGTTATTAGATTCAAAAGACATACTATTATTTATCCATTTTGATATTTTCACTAAATAATGGTATGAGTTTATGCCAAATAGAGCCAATTTCAGCTTTCATGTCAACCAATCTGAATTCTAAAATAGAATGTTATCAGAGATTGGGTGAAAGAATCCTTAGAATGTTGGGACATCCAATGATTAATGTTGAGTTGCACTACGACCAATTGCACGAAGCTATATCGATGGCTCTAGATATGTATACCAAATATGCTGGTTATTCAAAAGAATATTTGATTTTTGATAGTAGAATTTATGATAAAAACGGAGGCATCAGATTAGACACATTATTCACGGTAGCAAATTCTGGTTACACTCCATCTGAAAAATTACAAAATAAAAGACAAGGACCACAACCAGATTTTGAAATCAAAAGACCTGAATCGTTGTATATTTCTCTGTCCACGATACCCAATTCTTATTTTAGTGCTTCGTCTTCGTTGAGTTCGGTTGTGCCATCAGAAGGTATAACAACAATGGAAATCATAGACAAAACAACCTATGATTTATTAATTGATTTCAACCCATCTTTGAGTGTTTATTTCAAAGAATCTTATCAAAAACCTTTTACAGTGCAGTGTGAGCCGCAAGAAGATGTCACAGCATTCAATAATATGTTTGATTATGATGTTATGGATTATCGTAAAGTAATCGATGTTATCGCGTTTGAAGAAGGTTCAACAACTGGTGTCAACACTCTATTCTCCGTAGAACAAACAATGGCACAACAATCTTTCCATGCTTATTCTCTGGGTAATTATGGTTTTGATATTCTGTCTTGGCACACAGTAAAAGATTGGATCGATACGAGAGAAAAAATGTTTGCTACTCGTAGGGATATTTATTTTGATTCGAGAACGCAATATTTACGCTTGATTCCTCAACCAAGAAATACGCAATTCTATGGTCTCTTGACATGTTATGTTGAAAAACCATTGAGAGATTTGATCAAAGAAAAATGGGTTTTGGAATACGCCACCGCACTGTCAAAGGTAATGTGGGGTCGTATTCTCACTAAAATTACAGGGGTATCTTTACCAGGTGGAGGCACTTTAAATGGTGAAACGATATTGTCTGAGGGTATCGAGGAGAAAAAGACTTTGGAAGAATTGTTGATGGATGGTGGCTTCGGTGACTATGATCCACCGCTTATGTTAGTAAGTTGAGTAATTTTCAAATTCACCTTTACTCATTAAATATATAAATGAGTAAAAAACACTATTTGTTATTAAAACAGCATGAAATTACTGGTTTGAAATACCTGTGCTATCATTTTGGCGAAAAGTTGTCTTGTTTTAAATATAATGGATCGGGATTACTTTGGAAAAAACATATTGCTAAATATGGTAAAAATATTCACACGATAATATTGAAAGAATCGGACGATAGAATGGTGATATCAGAAGAGGGTAAAAAGTATTCGACCATGTGGAATATTGTGGAATCTGACGAGTTTGCGAATTTAATAATCGAAGATGCTAATATAGATACTTCTAGATTTAGAACACATACTGCTAAAATAAAACGCGCAAATTCTATAAAAGAAAGAATTGCTAAATATGGGCTATCCGATGCTGAAAAAATAGCGAGGATTAAAGGTGTTGCCGCTATGAATACTCCCGAAAATAGAAAAAAAGGCAAAGACAACTTTAGAAATAGGTTGAAGATGAGGTTATTCACCGATAAAGAACTTAATAGAGCGGCGAATAAACGCGAACGAATTGTCACCATCGGATTTACCGAAAAAGAACTTGCATCGTTCGCGAGACAATCCGAGAAACAAAAAGGAAAAACTATACAAGAAAGAACCAACAATCCAAACTATGTTGACCCTAGAAAAGGTAAAAAATTTAATGAAATATATTCAAAGGATTATCAACATCCACGAAAAAATAAAAAATTGAAAGATATTAAAGGAGATGATTACATATATCCTATATCAAAACCCTTCAAACTGCTTGTTAATGGAATATTTTATGATATTTATTTAAATGAATCAGAGTTCATAAATAAAACTAACGCATCATCTTTGTTTTTATATAAACTAAAAAAAGTATATACCCATACGACAAAAAGACAGTCGAATAGTAAACATTGTTTCAAACATGGTGATGTTATAGAATATATACCGTTGAGTCGAAAAGAATATACCGATATGAAAAGATAAATTACTTGACATTCGTATCATTTTACTAAATATTACAGATGAGATTGTTTAGCGAAGAGGTCAATTATACCTCGTCTAACTCCCCTCTCAACATCTTACAAGTTGAAAATTTTGATGAAATTTTCTTCGGTGTTTATGAGGTCGAGATAAACGGTAGAAAATATGTAGCAGAGAAGGTTTCCGAAGACAATGGAAACCCGATTGTTTCTATTATCGTTGAAAACGATGATCTTTCTGCTGAACATCCCTTTGTCCTTATAAAAGGGAAACAAGAAATATATTTTAATCCGAGTTCCGATCCCTCTTCCATTTTAGACAAAATTGAAGAAAATGTAGAGGAGGATGAAATAATCACTACAATCGAAGAATCATTTTCAATAAAAAATGATGATGTAGTAGATAATAAAAAACAACAAATCATCGAAGAGATTAATAAAATTAAAAAAGACGCTACTAAGAAGTCTTTAGAAATTTTAGAAAAGAATAAATTAAAAAAAATTCAAGATATTAAAAATGAAAGTGTCAGACGACAGAAAGCGCTTCAAAAAGTATTAAGTGAATCTCGTGAAAATTTAGTTGAAGAATTTATCAAGATTTCAAATAAAATTAAAAAAGATATTATTTTTGAAAATGATGATAGATTTAAAGAGATTCGTGATGGAATCGATCTCAAAATTCAAGATATTAGTAATTCTTTAAGAGAATCATTAAAAAATAATTTTGAGGATTCTTCCAAATTATTTGATACTACGATTAAAAAATTAGTAAAAGAACTTTACGAAAAGAATATAACCCACAAGTTAGAAGAAAAACTTGGTAGTATTGCATCTGATGTTGTTGATAAAGTATCAACAATTGATAAAAATTTAAATAAAAAATTAGATAAAAAAGCTGATATATCTTTACTTGAGCAAGTCAATAGAGAAATTGATACTATTAGAGATTCTAATATAGAATTGAACAACACCATTAATAAAGGTGTTCAAAAAGCTCTATCTAGAGTTGGTAATGTAGATAAGAAAATTATCGAAATAAATGAAAATTTAGAAAAGAAAATTGCTGAAACCGAGCAAGAAGTAATTGGCTATTTCGATGATAAAATACAAAATATCAAAGAAGAAACTTTAGATATTACCGACGAAGCACGTTCATATTTTCAAAATTTATTTCAAGAAAGTAGAGATAATTTATTAGCAGAAATTCGACAGCTTAAAAATGAAAAACCTGTTGAATATATAATAGAATCTAAAAATAAAGAAAAAATTGTAAAAGATTGGGATGCTATTGAAAAAGAATGGAATAAAAAAATCCATGATAAATTTGAAAATTATAAAACGGATTTAAGACGATACGTTGCGGTATATGCTAGTGGCGGTGGAACAAACGCTACTCAATACCAAGATGGAGGAACCATGAACGGCAACTTGATTGTTAATGGCTCAATCACAGCTTTAAGTGGTGGTAGAGTTTCAGGTGGCGACTTAAATGTTGAAAGTATCCAGTTCACTACCAATACAGCACTATCATCAAGACCTGGTAGACTTACATGGAATGATACGGATGGTACTCTTGATCTTGGATTAAAGGGTGGAAATGTTACGCTTCAACTCGGTCAGGAGTCTATTGCTAGAGTTGTTAATAAAACTGCTTCTGATTTACTAGAATCACAGTATAGTGTAGTAAGAATTAGATCTACTGCTGAAGGAGGTGCTCAAGGTCAGAGACTAGCAGTTGTATTAGCACAAGCAAATAATGACCCGAATAGTGTTGATACACTTGGACTGGTAACAGAAACTATTGTAAGAAATGAAGAAGGCTTCGTTACAACAAGCGGTCTTGTTCGTAAAATTAACACTACTGGTAGCCTTCAAGGTGAAACATGGATCGATGGTGATGTATTATTCCTATCACCATTCACTGCTGGTAGACTCACTAATATCAAACCACAAGCACCTAATCATACAGTAGTTGTTGGTTTTGTTGTATATGCTCATCAAAACGAAGGTAAGATCTTTGTTAAGGTTGATAATGGTTATGAGATCGATGAACTTCACAATGTAAGAATTACTAACTTATCTGGTGGTGATGTTTTATCATACGATGCTCTAAGTGGTGTCTGGCGTAATACTAAAACACTCTCGGTTAGTTCACTTTCTGCTGATAGAATCTTTACTAACCATCTCGATGCTCTCTCTGCTAATATCACAGTAATTGATATCAAACAATACGAACTATCAGGTTTTAATGTAACTGGCGATGTTACTATCAATGGAACAGTCAGTGCTGGAAACTTGTCTGCTGGTGATATCTATTCAAATGGCAATAGAGTTGCTACTGTAGTTACACCTACACGAACAACTATTACTGGTAATGGTGTTCTTTCATCATTTCCACTTTCTGGTGCTGGTAGCTTAACCAATCCATCAGCACTTATTGTTGCTATTGATGGTGCATTACAAGAACCAAGCGTTGACTATACTTTAAGTGCTGGAAATATCATATTCACCGATCCATTAGCAAGTGGAGCAAAAGCAGTAGTAATAGCACCAACAAATACGCTACAAGTCGGGGAGTTGATTCCAAGTGATGGTAGTGTAACGAGTGCTAAGTTGGCTCCGAATTTAACGTTGACAAATCCAACTATTAATAATGGTGTGCTGAGTGACTGCACAGGATATACATTTCTATCATTAGCTGGCATTCAACGGGCAATAAGAACAGTAGATTTAGTTCGTGCTGTTGGATCTACGCCTACTCTTGCTGGGCAAATTGACCCTGTATTAACACTTCCGCTCTTAACAGGAAATATATATAGAATCAAGTTATTTGTACAAGTGGTGGGTGCTGGTGGTGCTCAAGTAGCTGCTGGCATTGGCGGTGTGAATAGTGAATTTGGTTTGCTTTTGTTAAAGAGAAGTGGTGGTATTATTGCTAACAATATTCTAGTATCAGCCAATCCTTTCAGCGTACTAGGGATAGCAAATACTGCAGCTAATCAAAACCAAACAATAGAAGTCGAAATGATTTTAAAACCTCTAGTTAATGGCACAACAAATTTTAACTGGAATGCGTATGCGGGAACTGGAACTGTTACTTGTTTAGCAGGTAGTTATATTGAAACTGAAATAATAGGATAATTTTATGCCAACAACAAGAATCACAAATAACTCACTAGCAGCTAATGCAGCACTCAATAATCTGAATGCTGGTGCTAGTATTGCATTTACCAAATCAGTAAGTGTATCAGGCAATTTAACAGTTGATACAAATACACTGGTTGTGGATAGTGTTAATAATAGAGTTGGTATAGGTACAGCTTCTCCATCTGTTGCACTTCATGTTGTTGGAGATATATGGGGAAATAGACTCCTGTATACTCTGGATACTACAACAGGTATTATTTTTAATAGTGGTACTATCTTTTTTAATACTTCAGGAGCAACTAGAATAGCAGTTAACAATATTGGCAATGTTGGTATCGGAACGTCCGCTCCTAATGAACGCCTAACAGTATCAGGCAATTTAAGTGCATCAGGTGATGCATTTGCAAGTGGATCAAAACTATCAACAGAAACATTTGCTATAGCAATGGCTATTGCAGTAGGATAATTTCGAATTAAATAATAAAAGATAATGAAGACCTTAACAACATCATATTCCTTTTCTGCATCACCTGTAGGTAGAGTGCAGATTACCAGTTATCCAAATATTACACTGGATCAAATTCTATTGATCACCAATGTAACACGGAATTCTATAATTTATAACTTTGCAGATCCAACTAGAGGTGGATTTTTAACTGGTAATGTTCTTACACTGAGTGCTACAACAACTTCAATGTTGAGTACAGATAGACTTCAGATATTTGTTGATGACTTAACAGCACCAGTTTATGCAAGATACTTTGATGCTACATCATACTCTCCTATCACTTCTATATCTGCTGTCCCTGCTTTAACAGGTACAAATGCCTTTATTACTATTGATGCTCAGACAGGAGGAGCGATGGCACTACAAGGAGACTTGGATAAAGATATTGATAGTGTGACTACATTTGATATTGGTTATGGTTCTGTTTCCAACTTCCTAACTGGAGCAACACTAGGTACTGCTCTTACAGGTGTAGGTACACAGGTGCTATCAGCTAACTCAAATAGAATTACACTATTCGGACAAAATCTAGGAACACAACCACTATATGTTAAATATGGTCTAGGATGCAACCAGAACTCATTTAACTTTATGTTATATCCAGGAACAGCAGCATATGATGGCAGAGGAGAGAAGTTTTCTGATGATAGATACAAGGGGGATGTTTCAGTTAATACATTATCTGGACTATCAGGACAATACATTTTTTGGGAAGGTGTTTGATGAAATACTATGGGATACAAAATGAAGTCAAAGCATATATCAACCGCCTTCAGGCTGAGAATGGCATTATTGTATCTCCGTCTACTGTAAAAACTATCAATGATAGAGTTGAGAGCTTGAAGAGATCTGGCGATTGGTCTAGATTTAGTCTAGGATTTAATGATACTGATGGTGATGCTTATCTTGCTAGAGCAGGAGTCACTAATCCTTTAGGTAGATGTGAAGTGCTTTGGTTTACAAGAGGTGTGAAGGCATTAGGTCTTTGGCAGAATATGGTAGCTTGGGCGATGAGAAATTATCAAAATGCTAGCACTGGCACCACGGTTTACAGTATGGGCGGCTTAGGGATATTTAACGGTACCGCTCAAAACAGTCCAACATGGGATATATCTGGATTATATTTTTCTGGCAGTGTAGCAAGACCTAGAATGATTGTAAGTAACTTAGCACAAACTAATTACAGGCAAAAAACATTATTTGTAGCTGGTTTAACAGAGCCAGGATCTGTTGTTGTAGAACGCGGACACTTTATAACAACATGGAATGCACCTACTCGTTTTGGTCAATTTGGTACTTTTAGAGGTATGGGGTTTGGGGGGTTTGAATATCAAAGTGAGTGTGGTGATACAAATCCTTCTAGCACTACCACATGGTCCCAAACCAATTCATTACTTGAATATAACAAATACCATACTCATGCTTTAGTGTTTAATAGTGGTGCTTTATTAGCATACAAAAATGGATCTTTTGCAAATAGCAATTCCACCTTTGGTTCTCCTGCAATTCTATCTGATCAAGGATTTACGTTTATGGATGATGGGGTGCAAGATAGTTTTGGTCATTCAAAAGGCTATGTAGGCTTTGGTGCTTGCTTTAACAATATAGCACTCAATGCCGTTCAAATATCAAGTTTAAACAATTTAGTAAAATCAACCCTCGGCTCAAACCTCGGACTACCCTAATATATGGCAAAAAGATATTACAATTTAGAGAAAGAGACGAAAGAATATCTGAAGGCTTGTGAGGTGAGAGGTATTACACCAACAGTACCTATTCAGACAGTTAATAATTTTTGCATAACTCAAAAAAATTTCAACTGGTCGATGACACCAACACAGCTTATCGAATATTCACTCTTACCTAGTATATGGATGGATGCTTCAATACCTGCTAGCTTTCCACTTGTATCTACAACTTTCCAAAATTTAATAAATCGTTCGTTTAATGCTGTTCTTCCATCAACTCTTCAATATGATAACTCCAATGGTGGTTCAATTTTTTTAAATAACAGTCAATCTGGTGGAGTAGCATGGAATAGCAATGGTATAACAGGAGCATTCACTATTGATAGTTGGGTTACTATACTAAGTGGAACTGGTCCATTTTCTAGTTCGTTATTTTTCAATGAAGCGTATCTAACACGAGGGTTTAGATGTGGATTTACACCATCAAATAGAAGCATTGCATTTTGGAATGGTGAAAGTGTGCCAGGTGGTACTGCTAATGTTTTTGGTTTAAATACTCCTACAAACTCAATAACATACGGATCACCAGTTAACTTAACAATCTCATATAACACAACAACAAACACAGCGTCAGTTCATCTCAATGGAGTTTTGTCGGTAAGTCAAACAGGAAGGACTTACATACCACCTATTACAAATTCTAACCTAAGTTTTAACGGGATTCTAAATGGGACAAGTCAATCTATGAGGCTACACAACTTAAAAGTTTATAATAGAGCATTAACACAAGCAGAACTTACAACAAGTTATAACCTTTTGAGAAGTAGATTTAATTTATGATACAATCAAAATCATACGGCTTACAAAACGAGACAAGGCAATATCTAAGAAGATTATATGCTTATGGTAGAGAATTAGCTCCTACTGATGTAGCAGATATAGATAATTTTGTAAAGGGATTGAAGCAGTTAAATCTATGGCAAAATATGGTATGCTATCCTATGAGATCTATTCATAATATTGGGAGAAGCTCTACAGTTTTAAGTTTGGGTGGTGGGCAGGTAGCAGATGCTACTTTACTGGATTCTGCTACATGGAGTACGGAAGGTATTACCAGGGTTACATCTTCTGGTAACCTTTTTAGTACAGCTATAAGAGATATCGGTGTAGCTCCAGTTGCTTACGGAGCAGTGTTAAAAAATGCTACAGATTTAGGAAATAACGCTGGGTATTGGTTTACTGCTGGAATTAATGTAAGTGGTAGACAATTTTCTATAGGTAATTCAGGTGGCACTGGCGCACAAAATATAAATACTTATGTAAATTTATGGCCCCCTGGCGTTAGCTCATTTAGTTCTACAAACACTGGTGGGGGTGCGTCTACGCCTGTCACTAGAACTGGTCGGCATTACTTTTCTATAAGACCCACATCTGGCTCAACAGCTAGATTTACACTTAATACCAATCAAGTAAATCAATCATCATCAGGAAGCGATTGGAATAGCTCTAACCCTAGATTTGTAAGATTTGGTGGTTACGGTGTCGCTTTAAACTTGACAGCTTCCTTTGTATTTTTATCAAACAGTTTAGTTACAGATAGTCAAGATTCAGCATTATATAATTTACTAAAAACAACAATCGGTAAAGGATTAGGATTACCATAATATGCCAACAGAAAGAAAATATACATTTGATGTTGATACAAAGCGGTATCTTAATATCGTTAATATATACAGATTGGCTAGTGGTCTTTCTGATATATCTAATTCTGATGCTGTTGATATTGATAACTTTGTAATCGGGTTGAAGGATTTAGGGGTATGGAATGATATGATAATTTGGTTGTATAGCAACAAATACAATTCAATAGCAGATCGTCGTGTAGTACCTCTTAAAACTCTAAACTTTGAATACAACCAACAAATTAGTACATTCACAGCAACAGTGACTGGTGGTGATACTGGGTGTATATTTCCTTTAGGTGCTGGTATGACAGGTCCACGATTTGTTGTAGATTTGACAGAAATATCAGCAGGATTTATAGGTACTATGCCAACTACTGGAGGTAACGTTGGTGGCTGGTTATTAGCAACAGGAGTGAGAGTCGATGGTTCATCTAGTAACTCTTTAATTTGGTTTGCTCCTAGAACTGGGTTTGGTGGTGAATTTGGATTTGCTGGTTCATTTGCTACATTATCTGAAAATACATTATCAGGGTTCAATTCATGGATATACACAGGTAGACTTGGAGAAAGAACGATAATATATAGAAATGGTGTATCAGCAGCAACATCTAACACGAATGCTGCAACTATACCTTATAACTCAGCAACTATAACATTATCTTTTACTAGAAACGGTGGATACATAGGAACAGCTAGTGTGTGCTTCATAGCAAAGAAAAGATTTTCTGCTTCACAAGTATTCTCTATTAACAAACTAATTAAAGAAACAGTCGGTAAAAATCTAAACCTACCATAATATGCCAAGAACAAGAACATACGGATTAGATAACGATACACTTGCTTATGCTGCTAGGGTTAAAGCTGGTAGCGGTAAGACTATATTACCTGAAAACTTGAGACAGATTAATAAGTTTGTAATTGGTATTAAAAAATTAGGATTGTGGAATTCTATGGTTTGTTACCCCATGAGAAGCATTCATAATGCTGGGGCAGGTACAACTGTTTATAGCTTAGGTGGACTAGGTATTTTTAATGGTACTGTTTCAAACGCTTCAAGGTGGACACCAAATGGTATAACTACTAGTATAAATTTTACAAGTTTGACATATGTACCAAATAATTTTACAGGTACTATGTGTTGTGTTGGTGGCTTGTTTACTAGAGTTAATCAGCGTTTAATTGGTCATTTTTCTGACGCTGGATCATGGCTAGGTGGTACAGTATCAGCTAATACTGATTGGTTTACCTATTTTGATACTGTAAAAGGTGGAGTTGTTTTTCGTGGTAATATAGGCGGTAACAATAATAGAGATTTTGTAGCCTTTACAGGATTCTCTAGAAATGCTGTTGGTAATACAACAGGTTATGTGTCAAACCCTAACACAATCGGATTAAACTATGGCACAACAACACAGACACTCACAGGACTAACAACAAGTTCTAGTTATACATATCTGGATAGTGGTATGAATGCATTTTTAATACATATAAACAACAATATTTTCCAACAAGCAGATTATAAATCATTGGAGACATTATTGAGAAAAACGCTATTTGAAGATAATTCTTTTCAGTGGGTATATTGACATATCCAAACAACAGACTAAAATAATATTATGAAATACTCAACAGAATTTAAAACATTTGCTTTTCCAGAAGCACTAATAGAACAATTACCAACACTCAATGAGCAGTATGGTGAAGAAGCAACAGATGGGCTTTTAACAGTAACAACTATAGCGTGTGGATGGGATGACTCAGAGCATACAAGATTAAGGGCTTTAAGATTCCCCGAAACAGCTTCTCTGACTGATCTTGTTGATGGCAGAAAAGCATATACAGCATTGTGGTCATTAAGACTACTTGCTGCTATTGAAGAAGGATTGATTCCTGATGTTCAAGAGTTGACACAGGAAGAGCTTATGGATCTACTGCCACAGATTGTTGAGCCAGTTCCAGAATTAATCACAGATACTGAAACTAATCTGAATAATGGGTAATTTAGGATTATCTAAAAGAAATAAAAAATTCTATCAGGGATATTACAATCCAAAATTTCCACAAAAATACGTGGGTAAATTAGATAATATAATTTATCGTTCTGGTTTGGAATTAAAATTGTTTAGATGGGCTGATAATAACTCAAATGTTTTGGAATGGAATAGTGAGGAAATCGCTATTCCATATTTTGATTCGGTTCAAAATAAAAATCGAAAATATTTCATAGATGCCTACGTTAAAATAAAAGAGGGATCTAATATAAAAAAATATTTGATAGAAGTAAAACCATATAAACAAACGCAAGAACCCAAGGCGACACGTGGTAAAAAGAAATCAAATCTTCTTTATGAGCAAGTAGCTTGGAGAAATAATTGTGATAAATGGAAGTATGCTAAAGAATTTGCGAAAAAAAATGATATGGATTTTATTATAATAACCGAAAAAGAATTAAATTAGTGAATTTTTTCATACATAACCTTAAATAATAATATGTTAAAATTAAAGCTGATAGCAGAAAATCCTGACGTTTTCGATAACTTTGAAATTATTCGCGAGGAATCGAATAGAAACAGCGCATCCAATCTTTACGTCAAAGGACCATTTATTGGTTGCAATATCGTAAACAAAAATAAAAGGATGTATAAGTTGGATGATACTAGAAGCGAAGTTCAGAGATATATTAATGAAATGGTTGTTCCAGGTAGAGCTATGGGGGAGTTGAATCACCCTGCTAGTGCCGATGTTAATCTCGAAAGAGCTTGTCATTTGGTGACAGAATTAACTGAAGTGGATGATTATTTTGTAGGCAAAGCCCGTGTCTTATCTACACCAACTGGTCAAATTTTAAGATCTCTTATAAATGACGGTGTTAAAATTGGTATGTCAACAAGAGCACTTGGTCAATTATCTGAAAATAGAGATTATAATCTCGTGCAAAATATGCACTTAGTAGCTATCGATGCAGTAGCAGATCCATCTTATCCAAAAGCATTTGTGAATGGCATTTTGGAATCTAAAACTTTCGTCATCGAGCATGATGGTTCTTTTGAAGAGGTATATGAGAATTTTGAAAAAGGTATTAGCAAACTTCCAAGAAAAGATATGGATAATTATTTGCGTCAACAAATCATCAATTTCATAAATTCGATTTAATAAGATAAATAATATTATGAATAAAAAATTCAAAGATCTTAAAAAAGATGGAAAGGTGACTATCAAAGCTCCTAAAGTAAAGGAGCGTAAAAGATTCGCACCTGCAACCAAAGTCGAAAAACCAAAAAAAGGTAAAGGTTCTTATGCACGTAAGAAAGATGCTGATATGGATAATGAAGAAAAGACAGGCAAAAAATGCGTGAAAGAATCTTCAGAAATTTTTAAATTCGTTGAATGTATTTTGGGCGAACATCATGCGGATGCTCAAAAACATCTTTCAAATATTATCAATAATAAACTTCAAAAATTAATTTCTCAGGAAATTGAAAAACCTTTATTCTAAATCAAAAAAATATCATTAAATCTATAAATAATATTATGAAGAAAAACAAACAGAATCTTTTCTCTGAAGAAATTCAAAAAAATTTGGGTCTGAGCGATGAATCGGTCAAAGCCATCCAAGAGTCGTTAGAAAGTAAAATTGATCTAGCAGTAGAATCAGCACTTTTAGAACAGGATGAAGTTTATGCTGAAAAATTGAAAACTCTCATGGTCACGCTTGATAACGACCGCACTGTGAAAATGAAAAAACTCATGGAAGCTTTTGATAGAGACAAGACTGCTAAACTTGTTAAAGTTGTTAAAAAGTATGAAAGAGAACAACAAGGTGATCTTGTAAAGTTCAAAAAACAACTTACTGAATCTATTAGTGAATATCTCGACACATTCTTGGTTGAGTCTTTTCCCAAAAAAGATTTAGAAACGGCTGTTAAAAATAAAACCGCTTTCAAAGTTCTGGAAAATCTTCGTAAAGTATTCTCGATTGACTATGCACTCATGGACAAATCTTTGTCTGGTGCAATCATTGAAGGTAAAACTGAAATGGATCAACTTCGCAAAGAAAATGCTGAACTTAAAAACAATCTGAACTTGCTTACCGAAGAAAAGAACAACGCACAAGTTAAACTTTTCCTCGAAGCTAAAACTTCTAAGTTCCCTGAGTCGAAGAAAAACTTCGTCCAAAAAGCACTTTCTGATAAATCTCTTAAATTTATCAAAGAAAACTTTGATTACACCGTGCGTCTTTTTGAAAATCAAGAGAAGAAGCAATTGGAAATCATTAAGGAGCAAGCTCTACAAAACCGCAAACACAAGCCTGATTTTGTAAAAACTCAAAAAATTATTACGGAAAGAGTAAGTAATAAAGTAGAGGAAAACGATCCTTATTTAAGCGCTCTCGAATCGATGACGTTTAAAAAGTAATTTTTCACCCGCACTATGAGGAGAAATCCTGAACAATGTGAATAGAAAGTCAAATATATATGAATATCCCACAATCTGATATAAACACTTCAAAAATGCAACAAGCCGTTAATAAATGGCGCAAAGTTTTGGACTATAGCTCGAACTCGATTCCTGCTATCCAAAATGAGCACGTTTACAAAACGACCGCTATGCTTTTGGAGAACCAAGAACAGTGGTGCTTTCAAGAATCTAACATTGCTGCTTCTGGTGGCGTGTTTGGTGCGACTGGTAGTGTCGGTAATGGCATCGCTAACAGCGATAGCTATGCTACTGGCGATGCTCGTCTTCCAAAGATTCTGATTCCTATGATTCGACGCACTTTCCCTGAATTGATCTCCAACGAAATCGTTGGTGTTCAGCCTATGGGTGGACCTGTTGGTCTTGCTTTTGCTCTTCGTTACGCCTACCAAGGTGATACTCTGAGCGATGGTAGTATCGACGGTAAGCCTTCTGGTGGTGGTAACGGTTCTTCGTTTGGAGAACAATTAAAAGCTGCCTACACTGGATCTGATGCTGCTGGACTCCCCTCGTTGAATGACACTAGTTCCACTAGTGACGAACTTGGTTATCAACTTCTGGATACACGCTTTACTGGCACGTCTTCGAACTTCCTTTCGGGTAATACCGAACATTGGAGCTTCGCAGATCAAGACCGTGGTATTGCTGAACTTCTGAATAACTACGAATTGACGGGCAAAATCCCTCAAATCGAGTTGAAGTTCGACAAATCCGCTGTTGTTGCTGGAACACGTAGATTGGCTACTCGTTGGTCGGTTGAATTGGAGCAAGACATCAAAAACATGAACGGTATCGATATCGATGGTGAACTTACGAATGCTATGTCGTATGAGATCCAAGCCGAAATCGACCGTGAAGTTGTGATGCGCATGATCCAAACAGCCTTCAATGCTGGGGCTGGCGCAGGTTTCTCCATTTGGAGCCCTGTTAGTGCGGATGGTCGTTGGACTGCTGAAAGAAATCTTACCTTCTATCAACGCTTGCTCATCGAAAGTGGTCGTATGGCTGCTCGTAACCGTAGAGGTGCTGCTAACTTTGTTATCGCCACCCCACGTGTATGCAGCATCCTTGAAATGCTTCCTGACTTCAAAGTATTTGAAGTTGGTGGAACCGTTTCCACGGCTGGCGTAGGTGTGTCGAAAGTTGGTACTGTTGGTAGCCGCTGGACGGTTTATCGTGATACTCGGACTGAAGTTCAGAACACTACTCTCTACAGAAACAATAACTCCTACACGAATTCGCCTAACGGTGGAAATGGTGTTGAGTATGCTCTGTTGGGTTACAAAGGTTCTGAATACTATGACACTGGTATTATCTACTGCCCATATATCCCCATTATGGTGCAAAGAACGATTGGCCCAAATGATTTCGCGCCTCGCGTTGGTCTTATGACCCGCTATGGTATCGTGAATAACATTTTCGGTGCTAATCTTTACTACCATTTGATCATCGTTAAAGGTCTCGGTACTGCGTTTACACCTGGTTCGGTTTCGACATATTTATAATAAATTATAAATAGTTGAAGCTCAAGTAGTTACAACCAAAAATATTTTGAAACCGCGAGTGCCGAAGACCTCGCGGTTTCCTCGTTTTTATATATCACATCCTCGAACTTCATTTATAATATACAATTCAGTATTTGGTGGAAAAGGATGTTTAGTCATCGAAGTTCTACGTTTAAAAACGAATTTACCATTTCTTCTAGCATCTATAAAAATATTATATTCAGTTTTATAAGTTTCCATGAATTCTGTGATAGTTTTAGTCTCAACAACTTCAAAACCATTTGGATATAATATTTTATAAGTAGTTATTTTCTGACTATATTTTATCAAATCTTTATGTCTATCAATTTCTTTTTGAGTTAAACCAAGTGCTTTTCTACGTTCTTTTAAAGAGTTCACTCTTTTTTCATTACCTTTAATATAAACGGCATTATAATAATCTGGATCGTTGTCCATTCTATGTTTTTTACTTTGATTGGCTTTTTTATGCCCCAACAATTGTTCTTCTGTAAACCCATTTGCATATTGCCTTTTCTTACCCTCACTAATTTTTCTAAAAACTTTTTGTTTTTCGATATCACTCATGTAATAAGTAAAGTAACCACCACATCCACCTTTTTGAATATTGTAACATCTGTTTCTAAAAATGTGTTTTAATAAACGAATCATTCGTATTTCCAATTGATCTAAATGTTCCGAAGATTTTATTTTCAATTTTAACCAACGAATTTTAAAATTTTCTTTACCATACTTTTCAAAAGCTTTTTTCAGCGCATAACCAGAACCCATATATTTGGTATCAGGACTCCAGTAGTGCTTGCCGCCATAAACCTTCCCATTAATTAGGTTTCTTACTATATACAACCTCTTTTCTTTGATATTTATGTTCATGTTATTATTTAGTAACTAGCGAGATAAACACAAACAGAATCAGGGGTAGAATAATAATTCTGTAAAAAAATAATCAAAACGACTAAATAATATCATATGAGCATCTACACATTCTCTTCCAATATTCTCTCCGCGCAAAAGACTGGCGTTCCTAATATTACAAATGCTGCTCTGTCAGCTACTGGTGTTACCTATCTTTCGGGTGATTCTGTTCTCGTATCAGCACGTCAAATCGGAACAATATCTTTATCAACTTCTGATATTGGTTTAGCATTTACTCCTATTGAAGTTTCGATGGGAACAACTGTTAATACTGCATCAGGTTTTTCCCTTACCAATGTTCCTAATATTACGGTTAATATTCTGGGTTCGGTGTTCAGTATTCCATCTTCTTTACACAATTCCACGATGGCTATTGTGAATAATGATAATACCTTTTCGGTGTTTCCTTTCCTTAGCACGGTCACGACAATTCCTACTTCGGCATTTTCGGAAACCATTTCGGTATCAATTCCCGAAACTCGTAGAAAAAGATTACTAGGATATTAATTTATAGACACATTCTGTCTATATTTTTATACTATAACACATGGTTGAATAATCTATTCTACTATTAAATAGTATTATATGTTTAATAGAGGTGGTGGTTCAGGTGCAGAGTCAAAAAGAATCGATGAATCATTTTATAGAGGCATCGTTATTAAAAATGACGACCCTTTGAAATTAAACAGGGTCAAAGTTTATATACCAGAATTATCCAATCAACCGTTTGAAGAATGGTTAGGAACTTTAGATGAAATTAATATCAAGGCACCTGGTGTTGATAGTTGGAGTGATCCCACAATTGTAGATAAAATTGCCGAAAATATACCATGGGCAGAACCTTGTTATCCATTGGTAGGCGAATCTGGATCATCTAGGTCAGCTAGAGAAGGCGACAATGTCACAGCAACGCTGTCCGATGGTAATTACGCTGAAGGTTATGTCGAAGATCCCGAAAATCTTAGTTTGGTAGATGTTGGTGGCGTTACACAATTTGATCCTCCTATCAAATTATCGAATTATGGATACGCCTCAGATTCAACTCCTGATACCTATAGTAGTAACGGTATAGGTCATCGAAACAATCGTTTAACTGACGAAAAATCGGCTGCTATATCTAAAAGTTTGGCAACATCTCTAGGCTTACAGCATAACGACTGGTTTAGAATATCTACGACTAAAGGGACACTGGTGTTACAATACGGTGATACAGTACCTTCTTATGACAAAAGAACTGGACCTTTACCACCCACCATCGATGTTTACAGAAGAAACAATGGAAATAATTCTTGGGGTGGTAAGATAACATCTTTTCAAAAATTAGGCAAATCTCCAGATATTCCAGAAGAAACACCGCCTGATAAAATAGCAACAAGTGAATTACCATCCGAACCACCTATAGAAGATGCCCCATCATTGTTACCACCAGTAGATGATAATGATGTCAATACCGATAGTTCATCTACATGGGAATCACCATCATTAAACGGTATCACTAGAGATGGGGTGTTGTCCCAAGCACCCGCTCAAATATATGAATTTATCAAAACCAAAATAAGTGATGTGTTTGGACTACCAAATGATAGTTCCAGTATGAAAGCTAATCCATATTCTCATGGTTTTGCTCCTCAAAATCATAGCAATAAACCGAAAGGAGCTATAGGAATACCAGAAGTTGGTTCTAAAGTTTGGGTATTCCATTATATGGGAGATTTAAATTTTCCCGTTTACTTTGGCGTTACACAAGATCTTCGGGGACTTTCTGTACTAAATAGAACAGATAATCAATCGGGAGCATCAAGTTATTATCCAAACGATTTCGAAAACAAATAACTATGGCAACAAAAAAATATAATCAAAATACCAGTAATGGAAAAAATAAAGGATTTGATAACAAATGCAATTCTGATTTATCGAATATAATTATTCCATGTGTAGATACATCTACCGACAACACCCAAACAGCTAACAACGATACACAAACATCTGAGAGTAATAGAGCACCTAAAATATCTAAAAAATATCGCAATCGTTTTATTTTAAATCAAAGAGGAGCATCTATTACTATAAACAATACTTCTGACAATGAAGGGATACAAATATCTCAAAGATCAGGCAGTAATTTTAATATTAATAATTTGGTTAATTCTGAATTGGCTACTAATAACAAACAAACATTAGTAGTCAATGATAAATTCGAAACAATCAAAGGCGATTGTAGTGAATATATCGGAGGTGATTATAATAAAAGAATTGGTGGCACGTCATATATTTTTAAAGGTTTTAAAGACGAAAGCGAACTTAGGGCATATGACGAATGGAAAGAAGCTTTCGCTATTATTGCAGCAGGTAATGCTAAATTTAAAATTAAGCGTGGCGGCATTTCTATACCAAATGGTCAAACTATACCTCTGGATGGTAAACGCGCTGATAACCCCGTTATAGGCTCAGAAACGTATACAGTGGAAAGCATTTTTAGTGGTTATCAAAAAATACCATCAGTTAAATTTTTAACTAATGATGTTAATTCATACGCTCCTATTTCCAAAAGAATAGGAGAAATGCCATCGGCTAAGAAAATAACTTTAAATGATATATCGAAAAGTGCTGGGGAAAATGGTTCCGCAGCACCTGCTGTTATGGAATTCGGTGCTCAAGTTTCAGCAGCTACAGAAAATGGACAATGGGCAACAGATCCAGATACTTTAAAAATTGATGATTATGTTAAAGAGATGCAACCGATTCTTACGGATATAGAATCCAAAATGGGAGACGGTGGAGACGAACACGTTGTCTTGAAACGGAATAAGTTGGAAACCATTGGTGCGATATTTAATGATTACCCATCTGTAAAAATTGATGAGAAAGGTAGAAGCCAACCATTTGAAATGTTGGTTTCTGATACGGGCGCGTATAAAAATCATGATTATATTCCTCTTTTAGAAGAAATTGATAATGCATCTAATTTTCCCTGTGGTAAAGATGTAAAAATAGTTGGAAATTCTTATGTGAGAAATGTTGGTTCTGGTGGTATATCTTTAAAAACTTCTGGTTCCATGGAAATGGGTGGCACTATAATGAGAGTCGGATTCAAACAATTGATGATGAACGCTTCCCATGGTATTCATATTGGTTCGGAAGCAGGTGTTGAGATACAGTCTTTAAAAACTATAACACTGCGCACAGATAGACAGGTATATGTTGAATCTTCCCTCGGTGTTAAAAATAATTTAATTGTGGGTGGGGGGCTATCAGTAGAAGGTGAAACGTATCTACAACACGTTACTGCACCACTGGAAGTTCAACAAACAGAAGACACGATTCTTTATAGTACATTTAATACTTTAGCACCTAGAACATTGTTGATTGGTGAATGTGTCATTGCTAGTGGTAGTAGTGCAGGTATTTGGCCCGTCTTTGCTCTACCTGTTCCCGATATTATTGTGTCTCCTCCGCACGGACATCATTTCAATAATTTACCATTGAACCTGACTAAGTCGAATAGTGGTGTTAGAAAAGAGGCACAAAACAACGGAATTAATAGACATAATTCCGTTGCCGTTGCGTATCCTCAAGTTCATGAGAAGAAATATCCTAGAGAATCATAATCATCCTTCACATGATTTGCATGTCAGAATGGATCGAGCCAAATCTTGAGACGGATTGGAGCTTCTTTGATAATACAAAGATTTGATTCCATTTTCCCATGCGAAAATCATCAATTCATTGATTTCTTTTGGTTTGGTATTTGCTGGAATCATCACATTCAGTGATTGTCCTTGGTCAATAAATGGTTGCCTTTGTGCAGCATGAATCACTACTTCTTTTTGCGAAAGCTCTGCGAATGTTTTAAAGACATCTTTTTCATCTTGGCTTAAGAAATCTAAATGTTGAACACTACCACCATGGATCAAAATACTTTTCCAAACTTCTTTATTATCTTTACCCTTCTCATTCAAGACCTCAACCAATTTTGGATTGCGATATGTAAAGTTTCCTTTAGCAAGATTCTTCACAAAATAATTACTATTCAATGGTTCAATACTTGGACTCACTTGACCTAGAATGAAGCTACTCGATGTGGTGGGTGCAATAGCAATAGTTGTAGTATTTCTACGACCATAACCTTTAAGAACTTCAGGTTCGCCAAATTTTTCAGCTAATAATTTAGTAGCTTTATCAGCACGTACACTAATTGTCGAAAAGATAGATATATTTTCAAAATGAGCGTCCACGCTTTCCCATGGAATCATTTTGGATTGCAAATAACTATGATAGCCCAAAACGCCCATACCCAATGCTCTGTGGTTCTTAGCGAACTTATGAGCAGCTTCCATAAGTCTATCATCTTTTGTTTTCTCGATGAATTCTGTCATCACTGCATCCAAGAACATGACCAAAGTTTCAATAGCATCTGTTTCTTTGATTTCATCCCACCATAGTAAATTTAGCGAAGATAAGCAGCAAACAAACGATTCGTCTTTTGTAGATGGAAGAAAGATTTCGGAGCACAAATTAGATGCATTGAGTTGATAACCTTTATCTTTATAAACTTGTGGTTTATTATTATTAGCATTATCAGTGAAGAAAATATATGGGTATCCTGTCTCAGAACGCTTTTTAATTACTGCTGCCCATCGGCGGCGTTTTTCTTTATCACCGTCAATCATCGACTGCATCCATCCTTCAGGAATTGTTACACCGATAGACATTTCTTGGATAGGATGTCCCTCAGAACGAATCTTCATAAATTCATCGAAGTCACCATGATCAATTGGTAGATAAGCTGCGAAACTGCCACGTCTAGCACTTCCTTGACTCACGATACTAGTAACAGTATCGAATAGTTCCATACAACGCACTGCTCCCTCTGCCGTCCCACCTGTGCTAATTTTAGAACCACGTGGTCTAATATCGCCAAAGTATCCAGAAGTGCCGCCGCCAACTTTTGTCATCATACCGACCTCTGCCTGTTTAATCAAGAAGTCTTCTATGCTGTCTCCAATATGGCTATTAAAACAGGAGATTGGGTTGCCTCTTTTGTTACCAAAATTCATCCATACAGGCGTTGCAAGACTGTAATAACCTCTAGACATATAATCTATAAACTTATCAGCAAATCCCTCAATACCTAAAATATTTTGCGCTGTTAACGCGATCTTCTCAATTCTAGATAAAGGTGTTTGTCCTTCTTCTAGATATCCCCTCTCCAAAAATTTAATGGAGTCATCATTTAACCAATAGTATTTGTCTCTTGTCATATATTAAAATAATTCGTCTTCGTCGTAAGATTGTGAATTTTTAGCGTATTCCACTGGTCTAGAATTAAAAAAATCCGTCATGTTTGGAGCAAGAACTTGCTCGTCAAACCAGAATGTTTCATCTAACAAAGTCTGATCGACATCAAACACTTTTTTAAATCCGATACCCGCCAACGATTCATTTATCCTATTTTTGATAAATTCTTTGAGAATAGGTGCAGACAAACCACTCTCGTCAATACCGTTGACCATCCAATCGATGATTTTGCTTTCTGCTAAAAACGCTTGCTCTGATTCATGTGCGATACGCTCCTCTAATTCCTCATCGAATAATTCAGGATGCTCTTCGCGAATGGTATTGATAATTTTCATGCCAACCATAGCGTGGATAGCTTCTTCGTTTCTTGTATAACGAACTTGTTGATCAGTGTCCTTCAAAACATTTTTATTCTTAGCAAACCAATTGATAATATAAAATTGTGAAAATAAAGAAACATTCTCTACAAAAAGAGTGAATAAAATGAGAGCATATAAATATTGTTTCTTGGAATCTTTGTAGAAACGATGAGTATACTTTTTGAGATACTTCACTCGTCCTTGTATCCACTCCAATTTAAGATTCTCCTCGAAAATATCTTCCATATCCAATACGGATAATAGACGCTCGTATGCATTGTTGTGTATGACTTCAACATTCGCCATCACATAACCAAGATCGGATAGAGATGGGTGTGGTAAATTCTCTCCTAGTTTAGCCCAAAATGTTTTGACAGCAACTTCAATTTGCCCAATAGCGGATAAAGTTCTGACAATAATTTCGCGTTCTTTATCGTTTAATGCAGTTTTGAATTGGTGTAAATCGGTTTTAAAACTGAATTCTTTATCAGTCCAAAAACCGTCATGCATAACTTTAATGAATTGTTCTGTCCAAGGATATTTGTTTGGTTTTCTACTAATTTGTTCGTCGTAAATACTCATGATCGTCTATTATTTAGCCCCAGAAAATAATGTTTATCGTATTCATTTTTTCTTGCTCGATGTGCTAAATACTAGCATAGTGGATTGTGAAAGCAAGAACATTATTCAAATAATTTCGTCAATAATTCCATACTGAAGACATTCATCAGCGGATAACCAAATGTCCTTTTTAATTAAATCATCAAATTTTTTCATTGGGATTTTGGTATATTTTTTATAATAATTTTTTAACATGTTCATGAGATTCGTGCAATTATACATTGTATCAGCCATCTCTTGAAATTTGCCATACATACCATCACTCAATTGATGTATCAATAAGTGGGCATGGCTACCCATAAATCTTTTTCCACCTATTATGCTTATCAATGTTCCAGCAGAAGCGACACTACCATCAACATACGTATGAACCTTGGTCTTCAAATTGCGGATGGTATCAACGGTTGCCAACGCTGCATAGACCGAACCACCAAAAGTATTTAAATGTAATTCTATAACAGGCTCATAACCATCGAGCGAATGTTTAAGGCGTTGAAGTTTAGAATCCAATATAAAAAGGTTTTTGTTAAGCTGAAGAATATTGGATTCGGTAATGTCTCCATAAAATAAAATTTTATTAGATATAATTTCAATCGTTGAATTAGTATCGATTTCAGCATCTTCGTTATCGTCTAAAGAAACGTTGGTAGCATATTTATCGGACAAAACATTCATAATATATTATATAACATGTTTTTTTAGAATTGCAAATTAAATAATATCATGGATAAATTTTTACAAAACATATATTCCGATTTAATTTTAGAATATCAAACTGGTTTCAATCCCCCACAAAGAGTAAAAAATCAAGAAACTCCTCAAAGTGCTGGGACAAAACTTTCTTATAATAAACAAACTATAGGGGTCGCACCACCCATGGTAACATCTCATGTATATGGTGAACAAGAAGAAGAACCATCAAATATTCTCGAAATCATTGCAGATGTAGAAAAAGAATTTGAGGGCGACTCGTCCGAACATAATGCGGTGCGTTTAGCCCTATCAAAAATAAAACAACGATTAAATTAATATTTTTCCCATCGTTCACGAAGTATTTTCATAAACTTCGCATATTCTTTGGGAGCCAAATCATCTTTTCGATTGGGAGCAACTGTTCTATGGTCGGTAACATTGTCAGGAGTAATTCCCCATTTTTTCATTCTTGGTAAAATATATTCCAAAGCACTTTCAATAGCGGCATTGGATAAAGGTTCACTGTAAGTGTCTCGTTCCCATGCCACACCCAAAGACCAATTATTTAAATTTGTTTTACCTTTAAATATAGATGGACCTGCGTGATATGCCCTGTTTGTATCTGAATTTGTAATAGTTCGTCTACCATCTCTTGCAACAATACAATGATAAGACCCATACAAACGCTTTCCTTTTTCATTAAATACCCTATTTGTCCACGCTATAGAGCCTTCATAATTCCCACTTGTATGGTGTAGAACAATAGCTTCTGGTTTTATGGACTGCGCATACTTACCATTGGTTTGATTGGAAAGTTTAATAGTTTCAGAATAATTACTATTTTGTGTAATTACTGTGGTGGATGATGGCGTTTGAGACAAAGTATTTAAAATAGCGTTCCAAGTAATTAATCCATCGATACCATCGTCTTTTAATTTTAAAAATTTTTGCACATTTATTATGCGCTGTTTATTAGTAGACCCCAAATTATTACCAGTAATTCGCCCCTCAATTGCTCGCCATGTTACATTTCCAGCGACACCATCTGCGCCGACTCCTAGTAAACGTTGAACACGTTTTACTAAATCATTTTTATTATTTGAGTCCATAATTTTCAAATCTATTTAACCACATTGGAAAAGATCCTGCTACGACAGCACTATAAATAGCCCATCTCATAGCAAATCCAACTCCCGATTCTTTCATTAGTTGAAGAAAGAGCCAATTCGATTCCTTCCAAGAATACTTTTCATTATAAGGTGAGAAACACCAATCATGGACTAACGCAGCAGTAAAGGCGTTACCAAATGGTCCTACAATGGGCCACGCAAATTTTGGAGAAGATACACCATCTGTGATGAATCCTTTCTTGACAGTAATTTTATGGTCATTATAAATACAACGAAAATCTTTCAAAAGTTTAAATTTTCTAGTATTGTTATAGATACCCATATCTTTTAATTCGACATCATCTGGAAATATTTTTTTATTAATAGTGGACATACTATTATTTAACTTGACAACGATAGATATAATGTTATTATATTTTCTATAAAAATAATGAAAATTGAATTAATAAATTACTTTGGAGATGACCTGATGGTTGTGAATGCTGCACGTGTTAGTTACGGTAAAGTAAAGGAACTCTTTGACGATAGAGATGCTAAACTTATCAAGTATCTCGTCGAACATAAACATACCGCTCCGTTTAGACATCCACAATTACAATTCAGAATCGAATGCCCCATCTTTGTAGAAAGGCAATTGTTCAAACATCAGGTCGGTTTATCGGCGAATAGTATTAGTGGTAGATATGTTGATTTCAGTGACAAATACTGGAAAATTGATCATCTCCGAAAACAATCAAAATCTTCTAAACAAGGAAGTGAAGGATTTTTAGAACGAAAAGATCTTTTAGAAAAAATAGAACAACATATCCAAGACGGCGCATCTCTTTATTCTGAGTTGTGTGAAGCTGGTGTAGCTAAGGAACAAGCTAGAATTATACTTCCACTAGCATTAGAAACACAATTTATTTGGACAGGTAGTTTACTGGCTTATTTCCATTTCTGGGGATTGAGATTGAAATCCGATACCCAACTTGAGACCAGAATGGTTGCCGAAGAAATGTTACAACAAGTAAGACAATTACCGAATAATCCTTTTAAATATTCACTAGAAGCATTTAAATATTGATAAATGTTATTGTAAAAGAATATAACCCTACTAAATATTACTGTTATGATTAAAATTATAAATGATAATAGTGTTAAATTGTGCTGCAAAGGTCGTGGATGTCCTGTAGTTACAGAATTACAGGATGGTATGGTTGAAATTACTGATGATTTTGGTAATAAAATTATAGTTAAAAAAGATGAAGCTTTGCTGATTTCGGATGGTGTAAAAACTATCGAAAACCAAAAACTTATTCTTGGTTAATATGGAATTGTTTTTCCAAACATTTGTATTAATAGGGTGTTGTTTTATTCTTAAATATGGGTCTATTTTAGACCCTATTAGAAAATTTTTATCCAGAAAAGATTTTTTCGAAAAACTTTTTAAATGTTGCATGTGTTTGGGATTTTGGGTTGGCTGTTTTTTTGGTTGTTTTTGGGGTGGTTCATTACCAATGATGACAATGTGGGGATTTTATTCATCTTCAGTGTGTTGGTTTGCGGATTATATCACAATGCTATTTGACAAATATTTGGACAATGATAAGATAGATTCATGAACTTAAATGAATATCAAAAAAATGCTTCAAGCACTGCTATTTATGGTGAAGGACAATCCATTATTTATCCAACACTAGGACTTACTGGAGAGGCTGGTGAAGTTTCGGATAAAGTTAAGAAAGTATTACGCGACAATAATGGCGTATTTACTGACGACCACAAAAAAGAAATTGCAAAAGAAATTGGCGATGTCCTGTGGTATTGTGCGGTTCTCGCCAAAGATCTTGGTTATCCATTGCAAGAAATCGCCCAAATGAATTTGGATAAATTATATTCTCGACAACAGAGAAATAAAATATCTGGTTCTGGAGATAATAGATAATTGATAAAAAACTGGTAATTATATATTACCAGTTTTTTAATTTTAAGCAATTGACATAATTTTGTATTCTCTTCTCGTGTAAATCTAATGTCATTTGCTCACCACTTTCTTTTCTGCTTTTAATTTGTATTAGTGGTATTTTTATATCTGATGGTATGTTATAATCATCACTACCATCGGCTTTATTTTCTAAATATGGGGTCACATACTTCTCAAAAAAGTTTCTGATTTGATCCGCATAAAACTCGAAGTGGGTATCAAAATCTTTAATTGCTTTCAATCCCCGAACGTATTCTCTACCAGTTTTATCTTTTTCATACATTGGCTCGTAACTAAATCCCATCTTCATTGCCCCATCTGTAATTCTAACTTCCAATCCACGAGAAATGAATGGTTTTAAGAATTCTGATACTAAAACATACGGGTGTTGATCCCGTCTATATTTTTTGGTCAAATCTGATGATATAGTAAAGTCTTTTGCGCCCTTCACAAAGGAACCCACATCTACTGGATTACTTTTAAAAATATCAGTAGAACCACCACTTCTTTCAAAATTTTTAAACTGAATATCGTTTAAAGATACTTTATTTTTAAAATTACTCCAATCCGAAGATAAATATCCTTTATCAATCATTACTTCTTGAAGATGTTCTCCGAATGAGTCAATATTGAAGTTTCGTTCGATACCTTCTAATTCTCTTATAAAAGATTCTAATTTATCGACTATCGAATCTCTTCTATAATAATTATTTTCATTTCTGATATTAAATCCGATGCCTTTCAAATCTTGTGAAATTGGTTCGCTATATGAAAATTCATCTGGATATATATCAAATTTATTCAAAACATCAGCTAAAGCGTTAAGAAAATCTCGGTCATTTATATAATCTTCATAAGGAGACATGTCATATTCGATATATCCATAACCCTCTGGTTCGTAATATTCGAGATCATCTGTACTATATGGTTCGTTGATACTGAACATTTCTAATTCCGAATTAGCTCCTTTCATGAGACTATCTATTTTTCCCCAAAAAATATTGCTAATTGCATCATCATAACCCCCACCAACTTTCTCGGTGTAAAATGATAGCGCTGCATCCGAGTTATCATTTTCCATGACATAATTCGTCATTTTTTCGGATTCCATCAATTCTTTCTCATCACGATCTAAATCTGTTGGGCGATCCCTCACATCCATACATTGATTAGAATTTAAATGTAATAAAGTTTTTGGTTCCCCATCTTCTGTAAAGAAATAATATGGTGGTCCATAATTATTAAAAAATCTAGGATCTTTGACGCACCATTCAGTTTGCCTAAAGTATTTTGCAGCTGCCTCTTCAGTTGTTACGATATATAAGTTTGTACCCTTACCTTCTTCGCCGCTAGATGAGTCGATAAATTCAATACCTTCTTCCAAAGACTCTCGTTTCACTTCGCCTTTGGTCTTTATTCCCTGAAATTCATCTAATGTTTCAGCTAAATCACCATATGATTTATAGGAATTAATATCTCTTTTATCTTTTGGAAATTGTGGTTTTCTTTTAAGCTCAGTGAAGTTTAATAAACGTTCTTTAACTTTATCACTATCTTCTTCGCCACTTATAACACCACTTTTCAACATTCGCAAAACCCATGTGATATATTCCGAATTTTTAGTAGGGTCGAAAGTTTCAGCAGCCCAACGAATATAGTCTTCTTTATTTTCTATGTTATTAGGAACCAAATTGATCAATTTGGGAATTTTATCTTCCAATCCTTCTGTAATAATTTGTTCATATAAATAAACCAATTCTAAATCGTCTGAAACATGCATATTTATATTTAATAGTATTTGAAATAAATGATAAATACTATTATGAAAAAATTCGACAAATTCTTCGATGAATACATGAAAAAAGTAAATAAAAAAGATTTACCAGAACAAGAAATTGAAAAAGGTGAAGAAGTCGAACAAGAGCACATCGCTCCTAAAAAAAGAAACACTAAAGAGGGTAAAAAAATAGCTAGGACTATTTCAAAGCAACACGTCGAGGAAGATCCCAAATATTACACCAAAATGGAAAAACAACATAAGGATTGATTTTATTTATTAAATAATAGCATGGGATTTAAAAAAGATATAGAAAATTTTGAAGCTATCTATAATGAGATGGCTCTAACCAATTTGAAAAAAATTGGTAAATGGGATGATAAAAAAAATCGCCATGGTTATGATAAAGCTTCTATAGGAATTTTGTCTTCTCCCGCAGGTTTGAAAAAACTAGAACAAAAATATAACAATATAAGCAATTGGGATTTTAATTTATATTTTGTCAAGTTACCAAATGCTTGGAAGCAAGCAGAAAGAGGAATTGTGGATATCAACCAATTGGAAGAACTAATTGGTGTTAAAGCAGGACGTGACTTCCCACTTCCAGATGATAACGAAGTTACTGTTATTTTTACCAATAATGCAGCAGCTGAGAAAGTTCCACTGACACCTTGGACGATAACTCATAGGATCGGACATGCGTTTGCTGCTACATTTCGTAGTAGACAAAATGATAACAGTATCAAATATTATGATAGGGAAATATCAAGAATTCTAAAAGAAATTTTAGAATGCTATGGTATGAACACACCCGCATATACTAATTTAAGATATTCTGAAATGTATTCGATCAGAGATTTATTTCAAAAAATCGGTAAATTTAGAAGTGCTCGAAGGGAACTTTTACCCAGACCCGCAGAATTTTACCACGAATGTTTCGCATATTGGTTGTTACATGATGGAGAATTAAATTTAAATCCAGCCCCCGAAATTCTAATGAGCGATAATAAAAAAGCATGGGGTAGAAACACAGGTCGAATGTATAAATTACAAGACGAAGATACCGCAAACAATTTAATCGAATACGAATTCAAACCAATTCTAGAGCAATTATTCGATTATTATGTTGGTTCTCATATAGGAACCGTATCTATAATGTAATTATAGAGACTTTAAATATCTTTTGAAAGATTCATTGAATCTACCAGTCCCTAATATATCACCTGCGATTTCTCGCATCTCATCATCGTTGGGCGTATTACCTTTATTAAGAGTTTCCAATACGTATTCGTTCAATGCCTCCACAATATCTTTGAATTTGGTCTTGTCATTTTTGAGAACAGGAAACCATTCCATTAATTTTTTACCATCGAAATATTGTTTTAATCGCTTACGAGTATCATCCTGATTGGCTCCAATATTGGAAACTTTTTCTTCGGCTCTTTTTATTTTATCTTCAAACTCTTGTTTGTTGAATAATTGATCTCCTCTTGATGCTTCATCGCAATATCCAACAGCTTTGATAGTTTCCCATGATGGATCTTGAATTAATTTCGTCAATGTTTTAATGTTTAATTTATCGAGATTATGCACAAGCATATGCTTGCCCACTGCGCTCAGAATATTTTTCTTATCACTCGGAGATAATTCAGTGAAGAGTAAACGTTCGAAAATATTTTCCACGATGGGAACACCCGCTGCTTCATGCCCATAATAATTACTAAATCCGTTTGGTTTACTACCACGAGTCGTAGCTTTGCCGAAATCGTGAAACAGAACTGCTAAATTGATGACAGGATCTGTGTAAGGTGAAACTCTCAAGCATTCATATATATGACCCAGAACTTGAGACTCTCCTTCGGGGTGGTGTTGGGGATCGTGGTCAAAGCCTTCCATGCTAGTAAACTCTGGAAGAATATCATGTAGAATTCCAGTGTCCTGTAATTTTTTCAAAAAGTTTGCAAGTGTTTTTCCACTTTTGGCAGACTTGTAAAATTCTTTTGAGATACTTTCTTTCGAAATTGCCTTGGGATCTTGGAGTAATTTCTTCAATTCGATGGCTGCTCTTTTGGTATTCTCTTCAATATCAAAATCCATTTTAGCTGCAAATCGAAATACCCGCAAAATTCTGGTAGCATCTTCCAAAAATCTTTTCTTAGGATCACCCACAGCACGAACAATCTTGTTTTTAAGATCTTCTAGACCGCCCTGATAATCGACAATCGAACCATTTTCATCAAGTCCAAAAGAATTGATCGTTAAGTCTCTTCTACGGGTATCTGCTTCGAATGAATCCGTTTCAGTAGATACGTTGTTTTGTCTACCAAGATCACCAGAATCTTCTCTAAATTTTGCCAAATCAAAATTATAACCTTTCCATAAAATGGTATACACTGGCTGAGAATCATTCTTTGAAATGTTTCTAATATCAAAATCTTGTGCAATCTTTTCAAATGGAATATTGGTCGCCATGTCCACATCATCGATATCATTACCCATTAAAATATCTCTAGGAACACCACCGACGATATAAATCTCCCCTTGGTGTTTGGATTTAATATTTTTGATCAAATCCAATGCCACCCGAAGTTCTTCGGACGAGTTCACAGCCTTCTGCCAATTTTGATCGAAATCCTCAATATATTGTTCAGTGTAAAAATTTTTAAATGACTTCATAATTATTTTATTTAATATAACATATTTTGTTTGCTTAACAAGTATTCTTTTGATAATACAGAACTCATTTTGGAACTAATAATAGAATCAGGATTGATTATGATGACTGAAAGGTTCTCATTTCTGATGTCGCCTTCTCCAGTATTTTTGTAGAAAGCAGTGTCATAGTCTTTCATATCGGATACGTAATCATATCCATGATTACTACCATCATCTTTTAAAAGAGATGGATATACTCTACCCAATCTAATAATTAATTCATAAAGATAATATTCATCGTATTTTTCTTCATCGTTGATCATATAATCTGCTCTGATCAACGCTTGCTGTAATGTTCCAGCGTGTGAACCCCCTGCATAATTGTGTTTATTTGGTCTTGCCGAAGAACGATAGACCTTCAGATATTCCATACCTTTTACATCTGAGAACTTGGTATGAGGAGTTAACTCCTGTATATCATAAAATGATTCTAAGAATGTTTTCATGTGTTATTTGAAAATAAGTGGGTGAATCTCTCTCAATTTTTCTTTCGCTGCTGATTCATCATAATCGTTAAATCCATAATAAGGAACATCCATATCACCTGTAGTTTTGGCGTTGTCGCCGAATCTTATTCTTTCTTCAAGTATGATTAAAAATTCATTCATGGTAAAAGTTAAAGAAATGGGTTTGAATATCGATTCATCTTCCAGTGTCACATAACCATCCAAATAATCACCTTCAGGGTCACTTGGATGTTCGTATTGAATTACCATATCATCGATACCTAATCTGAAATATTTATATAGTTCGCTTTCAGCACCTCTTTCATAACCAGAATGAATTGCCTCTCTTATGTCACCAATAATCGGATCATCGTTGTCATATAAAAATTCAAATAAATCTATCGGGAACTCTGCGTCCTCGCCATAGTTTTCAGCTATGTATGTTCTCAATTCATCTTCATCAACATCCATACGGTTATATAAATTTTCGAGTTCTGATTTGTCGATGGTAAAATTTCCTATGTCAAAAAAATCATCTCCTTTAATATAACCAGAATAATTTTCAAGATTTTCGGGGAAATCGTATATATCAGAATACATATCTTCCCAATCGTCCCATATCTCAACAATCGCGATATTTCGTTTACCATTGTTACCATATGTCACATTCTTCGGTCTTTTCTTATATTTCTCCAAAACACCGTTGATAGCTTCTATCAATTCTTCCGTGACCTGATTACCATTCATATCATAGATATCTCTAAGAGTTTTAAGTTCAGGACGAACAGCAAACAGTTTTTCTTTTAACTGTGGAGAAAGATCGCTCACAGCAAAATTTTTCTCAGGCGCATATCCTCCACCTTCAATACCTTGAATATAAAACTCCCCACCATTTTTGGTCAACAATAGATCCACGATCATATCATGATACTTGCTATTTGGCTTCTCGTTGGCACGACCTTTCATTTCTCCGAGATAACCATCACCATGACGAATGAATGTCAGGGATGGTCTACCATAAAGAACACCATTGACATTTTTCACAAATCGTAATGATAATACAGTGTCACCACTTCTCCATGCTGCGGTATTTCCACAGTGACCCATAGCACCCCCTTCCAACCTACAATATTCTTTATTCAAGGAATACCATATCCACCCATTTTTATAATCAATGATTGGTGTGATGTCCTCGCTGATAGGAACCCATTCATCATCGACCTTGTTTTCCTTTTCGTATTCGTCAAATTTCGCAAGAAGGTTATCAACATTTATATTATCATAATTCTGAAAATTATCGATTTTGGGAATATTCATCGAATAGAAATGTTTAAATTCCTCCAACTGCGCATCCAACATGGTGTGTGCTCTTCTAGGAGAAGAATTAACAATATTGTTTCTATATTGTTTCAACATCCACACGATTCGATTATCCTTTTTAAAGACATTGATAATTGATTTAATATCCTCTAAATACTCAGAACCATCGCCTTTTTCTGATATTTTAGCAAACATCGGAAGATATCGGTTGATTCTATTTTCGAGAAGTAACTCACCGTAGATATTCTCAACAATAAGTTCTAAGTTTCTTATATCATTAAACATATTATTATTTAACTATTAATAACATGAACAAATCCAAAATACAATACTAAATAATAGAAATGCTGCCAAACTTCAAAAGATACTTCGAACTCTATTGCGAATCCATCACAGGTATAGTTTGGCACTATACCAGAGAACCCTTAAAAATATTGAAATCAAATATGTTCTCGTTGGGAATGGAGACAGGTACCGATACCTCCAAAAGTGGAAAAACATTCTACATGTCCACCGCCCGTAGCAAATTCAACAATTATTCCGAAAACAATCCCAGCGGTGTCATATTTAAATTAAATGGTGATCTTTTGAACACTAGACACAAGGGCAAGGCATTTGATTACTGGTCAAATTCAAATATCAAAAATCGTGGTGAAGGTATAAGCGAAATGGAAGACCGTATCTATTCAGACCAACCAACAATACCAAACGCTAAAAAATATATAATGGAAGTCATAACATGGTGTAATCCAGAAAGTTCCTACATGAACACCTTAAAAGAAGTAGAAGACATCTGCAAAAGAGATGGTATCCCCTTCGTTTATTACACCAGTTATAATAATTTCTCCACGAATAAAGACCCCCAACCAAATATTCCTGATACAATAAAAATATCAGAACCATACAAACGATACGGCAAATTCTACAAAAAAACAGATATAAGAAATATATTATTATTTTTAACCCAATTAAAAGATGTTGATCGTGAATATACCAATTACAATGCAAGATTAAATCTAGGATATAAAATCAATAATGAAATACGCAGAAGCCATAGCAAACCATCTATCTATGCCAAAAAAATAATAGCAAAACTTATCAAAAGATTTAAATTAAAAAACGTAGATGACTTGATCAAACTACGAATATCACAAAATGAAAAGATGCTCAGAAATAAAAATGAAATTTATTATATAGACCGAACATTTAATAAATTCGTAGACATGATGGAAGATGGACAAACTACAGATCCTTATGGAAATGACCCAATATGGGATTTCAACAAACAATATCTAGATGGCACAGATGAATCATACTATAACCTATATAGAACAGTGAGTAGAAAAGATATGGACTCCTTAAAACAAATCTTCTCAAGCGTCAAAGAAACCATGAGAAACGAAATGGCAGATATAGAAAAGACATTTCTAGACATACCATTAAAAGATCTACCTGAAAAGAAAATAGACTATTCATGGAGACAAGAACAAATATAAATATAAATAATCTTATGATATCTTTCGAAAAATATTATTGTCTAAGGGAATCCTTTCGAGAACAGATGCTGATGCAACGAAAAGAAAAAGAACAAGATAAAGCAAATCCCGTATATGAATTTGAAACAGAAAGAGGATCTATATATAAACTTGGTAAGACAGGAACAATATATCGTCAGAAATACACAGGTTCAAATTTTGAATCAGATGCGATTTCCTTTGTCAATGAACCAATCTATAAAGAAATAATATCACTTCCACACAAACACCCCGATGTTGTTATTATGGTAAAGCACAGAGACAATAAATTACAGTTCTTCGTGGGCGAAGAATTGATTGCAGAATTCCCTGCAATCTCCATTCCAAAAATAGGGATGTATCCAGTTGATTCAAAAAACGGATACATTCACGTAGGTCATAAAATAACAACAATTAAATAATCATATGTTGACTTTTCAAAAATATTATTGTCTAAGGGAATCAAATCAAACAGGTTTGAAAAAAATAGCAATTGAAAATCTATTACCAGACAAAGTCAATATGGAAGTTGCCGTTGATTCCTTACGTAAAGGACAATATTCTTCTGATAAAAGTCCCATAACAGCTTATAAAGATAAAAGTAAATATATCGTTGCTGATGGACACCACCGTTTATTACAAGCCATAATCGAAGGAGAAGCTTACATGAATGTGAAAATCCTCCCCTCTGATCACCAGATATCAAGAAAAGGAACAGTCAAACTTGATTTTCTAGATGGAGATTACTATGGTCTGGACTCTTCTTTGGAAAACGGTTGGTTGATAAATAGATTGTAAATGGGGATGGATGACGGGATTAATGGGAAAATTCCAAAAAATATATAAAAAAAATTTTTATAAAATAGGAGCGCTATAAGGAAAATTCCAAAAAATATATAAAAAAAATTTTTAGCCATGGCACCCCCCTACCCACCCACCCCGATGTAGTTTTTATCCTATTCCTAACAGACCCCCCCCCCTCGTAAAAACCACCTATGCCTAAAAACAAAAAAAGCCCCCAGCGTCCGAAGACACTGAGGGCTGAGAATCAGCGGTTGTTTTTAATTACCGTATGGGACACCTTGGCTTGCCTTGTCCAAGATGACAATCATTCGATTGCCGTCTTGGTAGCGTTGCCTGATACTGTGGTCGCTAAGGTGTTCGAGACCGTGCATGACGGCAGCGAAGTCACCGTGTGACATCGGGACAACGGCATAGACTTGACTCAGTCCCTTGGGCGCATAGGTGAAACCTTGCTCGCGGGACAAGCTCCAGAGTGTGTGTGGCATGGTATTCATGGTATGGACAGTTTACTGTGGTTTTTATGCCAGAGTTCCGAGTAGGTTCTGCTCACCTTCCAAGGGTGATGAGAACACTGCCACCTTGTTGCCCTTGGCTTGCCACAGGACTTTGATACCATTGACAAGTGAGATGTTCAATCCCCCTTGCGTCACGCCGCGCTTGCTAGCGATGACTTTTGCTTTTGTGATCTTGACTTGGTGATGAGTAATGCTTTTCATAAGTTCAGTAGTTATTGGGTAGCACGGTGAGACGCCTCACCGTGCCATCAGTTTAAGGTGGTTTTTATCAGGCAACTAGGTGCTGCACAAGCACCTCTTTGACATCGTTTGCCCAACTACCACCAGCACCTCCCCAGTTCACATCGACCGTATCAAGATCGAAATTGAACTGTGCAAGCACGACCTCGCGCAGTGCTTTCCGTGCGAAGCCATAAGCAGACTTGCTGCTGCTCAGGTTGCTCCACTGTAGTAGCGAGTCATCTGCGTCAGTGGAGTTTAATTGCTCCATCGCATCGCAGAGGTTCAAAACGATCCCACGCACGACTTTCCAGTCGTGGTGGAGTTCGAGGCGGGTGGCATATTTCGCGTGGGCGGGTGTGGCGTGTGTCATGGTATTCATGGTATGGACAGTTTAAGGTGGTTTTTAACCTCTATAGACTCCGCACCAGCGGGACTTTTCGGAATAGAACTTGCCACTGCTATCGACGTAACACTCGAAATAGCTCTCCTCCATGATGGAGGCACCTGCGCGGCAGTCGTTGATGACTGAGTTCAAGTCGCTGTCATCGGTGCATACGTAGCACTCGACCCCTGATTTGGCATACCAGATGGCATATGGTAGCTTGCCCTTGGCAAGGGTAGCTGCCTTAAATTCTTTCCAGTTGAATGCTGGCGCGGGTGCGGATGTGATGGTGATATTCATGGCATGGACAGTTTACTGTGGTTTTTAACAACCACAGATCGGGTTAGTCATAGCATAAAGAACCCGCGCAGCAACATTCCGAGCGCGTTCAGCTTCGACGGCAACATCATAAGCAGCATGCGCACGTGCATGCGCAGCAGCATCAGGATTGGGGGCGTAACTAAGATAGGCAGCATGCGCACGAGCAGCAGCAGCAGTATCAGCAGCATGCGCACGAGCAGCAGCGTAAATAGCGTGAGCGTCTTTTTCCATAGCGGTGAGCATGGTAGCGATGGTAGTAGCGGTGGTGGTGTGTGACATGGTATTCATGGTATGGACAGTTTAAGGTAGTTTTTACAGGTGACTTAGCTCTGGGTTGTCGTTTGCGAAACGCTCCCATGCTGCTTCAGCACGTATTGCTTTAACACCCTTTTTGGCTTTCCACTCGGTGAGAATAGGCAATGCCGTTGCGCTTGCTTTAATCCCACGTAGGAACATATCCAATACGCAAGCGCAGGAGAACCCACGCTTGCCGTTCACGGTGAAGTAACCTTCACCCTCGCTGGTAGAGACATAGTCAATCATGGCACAGTCAGTTTAAGGTGGTTTTTACGCTTCGCAATCAAAGCGATCTTCCCAAGACGCATCAAGGTAACGGTCTTCCTCACCCATCTCATCGCACTGGTGACTGTAGTCTTCCTCATCTTGGTCGTCGAAAAATGCACCGTTTGGTGGCATCATCCAATCAAAAGACTCATCGCCGTAGTCAGGTTCAAAACGATCCCGACCGCAGCACCCGCAGCAGGGTGCGTCTTCGCACATAGGTTTTGTTGAATAGTCAATCATGGCACAGTCAGTTTAAGGTAGTTTTTATCGGCGTTGCACGTAGTCCAACATGAACACGCATGAGCTACAGGACGTGAAAAGCAACAGCAGAAGCAGTGCCAGCATCGCGCCAACAGGCTTTAGCATGATGATTGCCATCAAGATGAGCGTGGGAGCGATGAGCATTGCCAGTGCCGTGACAATCAGTGTGATGGTAGGCAGCACCCGTGCCACGTGATCGTAACAACGATTCAATACAAACGCCAAGACTTTGCAGTTATGGCTAACAGTTTTAAGGACAAGTGTTCTCATAATGGTAGTAGTTAAACACGGCAAGTAGGTGACTTGCCGTGCCATGATCTTATTGTGGTTTTTACGATCAGTCGATGCGGCTATCCATGCGGCATTCGATACCGTGCTTTGCGCATACGCTGGCAAACGCGCTGGCATAATGCTCCTTGATCGTTAGGGATTGCCCACCGATCTCGAATCCCATATTGACATAGACACCCGTGCCGTAGTTCTTACGAGCGATGCCTTGCTTTACCAGCCACTTGGCAAACGGTTTGCGAGCATCGGGAAACTTCACCCCAGCGAAGCCACAAACGCCACCCATGATGGGTCGTGAATAGCCTTCGACATACATAGGCTCAGGCTTGCATGCTTCAGCAGCAGCCTTGCCAGCAGCACACGCTTCATCATAGATAGCTTGCCATGAAGGGGTTGCTGGTGCTGGTGATGGCAATGGCTTGCCTGACAATACGCTTTCGCAGATTGCCAGTGCAGCAGCCTTGTTACCGCGAACGCTTTGGCATGCGGTAAGCATGGCAGAGACCTGTTCGCGAGATAGGTTTGCGTTTCGCCAGTCCTTGCCAGTGGCACAGAAAAGGGCGAACGTCTGACGAGGGGAGGCAGTATCGGTGGTGGTCATGGTAGTCATGGCACAGTAAGTTTAATGTGGTTTTTACGCCCACTTGCCCATCATGCCGATGAGTGGTGATGGTAAAGACCTTTCAGCAATCGCTCCCTCGCGCTTGATGCTGGCAGTCATGCGATGAACCGTTTTAAGATGCGATTCAATTTGAGCCAGCGATGGAACACGATACGATGGAAACCACGCTTGCACCAAGGGTGCTTCAGCGAGTAGGATCTTGTGATTTTCGATTGCATTGCGGGTGCTGTCAATGCTCATTCGAAAGGAGAGCATGACTTTACCACGCACGTTTTTGTGCGTATTGCAGTCATAGACTGGTGCGATGCTCATGATCCCCAGCGCATTGCTAGGGATCGTTTTGGATTGAGCGGTGGTAATAACTTTGTCGAACTCGATGGTAGTCATGGCACAGTCAGTTTAATGTGGTTTTTACCAGTGTGTGGGAATATCTCAGGACATTGCCACAGTCGTCACAGGGTTCACCGTTGTTTTCGTAGAAGTCAGGAGAGACCTCCACTTCTTCGTTCGTCTCATCATTTACCCAGACGTGTAACACGTCCTCATCATTTACTTTGATCCAATTCATGGCACAGTCAGTTTAAGGTGGTTTTTACCATCTCAGGAGATGGTGGCGATAGATGGTTTTCCATTCAACGGACACACAAACGATGCGTAGTTGTAGTCAGAGTTCCAACTACAAAAGGTGAACTTGCGATCCTCATAGGTCAGGACTTTCTTTGTGAGTTTTTTCACGTCATCCCATCCGTTAGGACATTCGACGGTGAGGAACTCGCGATTAACATCGGGACGCACGGTGTGAGTTACCGCGATCTCTTTGGGGTTGATAGTTGCAGTGGGCATGGTAGTAGTTTAATGTGGTTTTTATGCAGGGCGTTTTCTTACCTTGTAAATGGGATAAGAAAAGAAAGTGTCAGGTTCTCCAAGCTCTCGAAAAAAGCCTTTGCCTTTAACGTCTGATTCTCCAAGAAAAACGACTGCTTTCCCATTGATGTAGTAAGTTTTATTGATTGTTAGCATGGCGACATTAGTTTAATGTGGTTTTTATGCAGGGCGTTTCATCATGGCAGCGATCTGTCCACGATCCATACCAATGAGACCAAAGGGCTTCATGTGGTCGGGGTTGGGAACGTAGAGACCTTGGCGGCGTTTCGCACGGTTGCCCTTGCCCTTGGCATTGCCAGAGGGTAGGTTGTAATCACGCACGATCATAGAGATACCCTTGCGGGTGCGGTAGTATTGCGGCAGTGTTGCTAGGTGAATCATAACGTCATCAGTTTAATGTGGTTTTTACCATGGCTTGCCCCCCTCTCCGAACCACCAGAGAGGGAGGACTTTTGCCATGTCAACCAATAGAAAGTTAGGAAAGGGCAATGCCCTTGCGAATCGCTACGGAACGAACCAGTGAAGCATGCTTGCTTGTGGTTGCGCTGTAGCGTGTATTGTTCACCCACACAGAACCGTCAGGCATGCGCTTTGCCAGTTCATAGTGATGACCATAGGAAAAGAGGGTATCGCCCTCGATGAACAAGGGAGTGTGATTTCCCCCTGTGTAGGAGTTAGTGCGACGAATCTTGCCAGTGATTGCGCCATTGAGGAACTTAGTAATAATGTCGGTGTTTGTCATAAGGTGTGTCAGTAGTTTAATGTGGTTTTTATCAGATGAAGTAGTAAATCCAAGAACTTATTATTGCAACAGCAAATACTATAGAGCGCGATTCCAGCGCAAATAAGGAAAGTAATATCAGAATCAGCATAAGGTGCGGCAATAGTTTGCGGTGGTTTTTATGCGATTTGTGGGCAGGGTTTGCCTTCCCATTCGTCTGAGAACTCCGCATGCACATCGTCTGCCAGATCATAGACAGAGTAGTCACAGATCGTTTCGTATGGCTCGTTGCCAAGAACCAGAAAGAACCACACACGCTTGCCATCAGGAGCAAGTAGAACCACGTGAGATTGATCCGTGGCAGCGACTTCTTCCACTGCTTCCTCGATGGTATTCATAAGAACATCCTCGCCATCACCGTTGTCTACAGTGTGGAGGGTGAACCCATGGGCGAGTGCGATGGTGAAGAACGAATTAATAACAGGTTTCCAGTTGTATTTCATATGGTGTGGTAGTAGTTTAATGTGGTTTTTACAGACTGTCGATGAGTGTTTTTGCTTCTGTAATAGAAGAGACATTGTGAATGTCATTGCAAGAATATACATTGTAACCAGTGATTGCCTTGAGGATAGTGCAGTGTTTGTATTTCATAACGCCATCAGTTTAATGTGGTTTTTAAGATGGTGGGGATTCCCTTGTCTCGAAAGACTATGCCCCTTCAACGGTTTCCCTCTGGGACATAAGGATGACGCTCCCCCTAGCGAGGATTTACCTACAGTGTTTTACACCAATCACAGTGCTTCATCATCGGCTTCGCACCCCCGACTAGCCAGTGATTAACTGGCGTGGCAATAGTTTAAGGTGGTTTTTACTCCTCTTCTTCCTCTTCTTCCTCGTCCTCCTCTTCTTCCTCTTCTTCGATGAACTCATTCGATTCCATCATGTCCTGAACTTCAGCTTCAGACATGTATGAGAGACAGGCGTTAATAACAGTGTCCTTATCAAGGATACCTTCTTCGATCATTTCCAGCAGTTGGTTTGTGTAGTAGCGTGACATAAGTGCAGTTTAATGTGGTTTTTATGCGTTGAATCCCTTGCATCCAATGGGGTTGCCCTTGTCATCTCTAACGAGAGTTCCTGGTGATAGCAAGTCCTTACGATGTGGTAATGCCTGTTTTACCAATAGACTGACGATGTAGAACACACCATCTTGAATTGGTGGAGCATCTTGAACGTCACCAAAGGTCGTGGCAAACAATGGTATTCCATCAATATCACCCACTTGGATAGAGGTCGTTGCTACTCTGGGAACAGTAGAACCGTGTGGTGGAAATGTGGTGTTAGTCACCGTGTCAGTAATCGAGTGTGGTGTTAAGTTTAATATCATGGGTGTAGTTTAATGTGGTTTTTATGAGTGGTGCGCCCGACTGGATTTGAACCAGTGACCAAGGGTTTATGAGACCCCTGCTCTAACCACTGAGCTACAAGCGCATAAATTATTCTAATGTGGTCTTTACTGCGTCATTTTGTCACAGTAAGTGTGTCATTTTGTCGCGCTATGTCACGACCAACATTTTTTCGATAGCGCGTTTCGTTAGTTTAATATAGTTTTTACTGCGTCATTTTGTCTCACTATTCTTCTATTCCTCTCCACTGAAGTCTGCGAATTTCGCCAAATCCTCATCCTTTAGGAACTGCTCAATCTTACGACGAACCAATGGTTCACTTACCATAAAGTAACCAGAGAGAAAGCAAAGCGCACCACGGTAGTCATTCATGCGCTTTTGAAGTTCCCAGTTTTCGTTTCTCAGTTTTTCGTTTTCGGTCATGCTATGATTCTATTGTAGTCTTTAAGTAGCAAGGAAGGGACTCGAACCCTCACGTTCAAATGAACAACAGATTTTAAGTCTGTAGTGTCTACCAATTCCACCACCTTGCCATTCATTGTGGCACTATTCTATTGTAGTTTTTACGTGGGTATCTTGAACTCGATTGTTCCATAGTTAGGATCATGGAAAGATACCCATTCGTCTCCCGAATACTCCAGTTCATCCATTTCATCTACCCACAGAGTAGCACCACCATCTTCCCATTCAAATAGGAAATGTTCTCCCATGTATTCTCCTCCATGTTCATAGACAGGATGATAGCTAACATCGAGACTTTCCATGTGGATATCTCCATATTCATCCATGTATCGAGCATCGACTTGTTTGGTGATTAGTAACTGATTGATTAGTCCGTTTCTGGTCATAGCGTTATTCTATTGTGGTCTTTACTGCGTCATTTTGTCACACCGAAAACGATGTAGTCGATGTAGTCTTGTAGGTCGTTGTCGTTAATTTCAGGCATGGCACGATTCTAATGTGGTTTTTATTCCTGTTCAAATTTGCGAAAGGTCAAACGGTGTGCTAGTTCTCTTCCACGATCATAGACTTCAATCAGATCATTGCTGACACTGGTGGTCATGTGACTTCTAAATTCGATTACTCCTAAGATGAATGCTTTGATATTCTTCATGGTGTTATTGTGGATTGATTGCTAAGATTGTGCGCCCAATAATACGGGCATATTCTGCTTTGTCAACATATTTTTCACAAGTAGTGAACTTTTCATACTTGTAAGGGTTGTAAGTGACTTTGCAATCAAGTTTTCGGTTGATGTCACCATACAAAGGGCATTCTTCGCCCTCAATGAAAGCATGGACATTCTTACGTTTTTCACGTAATACTCTTTGTCTTCCTACTTCACTGACCTTAAAACAAACATCTCGCAAGGCAATCCCGTCAACATGTTTGATGACTTTCCATCGTCCATTCACCTTGGTTTGAACGGACAGGAGTTTCTTGTGGAGGTTAAAGTAGACTCGAACTTTCGTGGGCATGGCACGATTCTAATGTAGTTTTTACGATAGCTTACCAGCAAGTAACTGCGCGCTTTTGTATGTCTTGTGTCTTGAATAAATCACCCCATCAAGATTGATACTGTATTCATAACCATTTTTTTCATCACGAACGATTTCAATCTTCTTCTGGTGATATTGTGGATGGCGATAGACTTCTTGACCATTCACTTTGATTCTGACTATGCTGTTGTCAGAAATTGCAACGCCACCACGAGAACGTGAGTTACTCAAAAGAATAGGAATCTTCACTCTACCAGTGGAACGACCAATTCTTCCTGTTGTGTGATGTTCTTCCATCCAATCTTTACCGTTTTTGGTATCACCATAGTAAAGTTTGACTCTGGTATTTGATATACGAGCATTTTCGAGAATATCACGGACTTTTTGTGGTGTGTCGTTGCGGTAGTATGTATCGGACATGGCACGATTCTAATGTAGTTTTTACCAACTGGCGCGGTAGAAGAGTCGGTATTTCTTGAAGTCGAAGGTCTTCAAAACATCCTCGAAAGTATTCAGAGCATGATTGATCTGCTCAAGGTAATACTCATCCTTGTCAGTAGAACCAAAGAAGAAACCAGAGACAGGTTCTAAGTCTTCAATGACTTCTCCCTTGCTGACAGCTTTGAGGTCATCAATCAGTTCGACAAGAGTCTCCTCGTCGATTTCTGACAGTTGGCACTCATCAACGCCACCTTGCACACGAGTGACAAACCAGTTGTGTAAGGCGTTGAATTTGCGCCAGTATGCGACCAGATGAAAGATGCTATAAACATCCTCCAGATATTCATACTTGCGGAGAGGCAGAAACGGCGCAGCTTCTGGGCTTTCTGGCGTTATTCCATCGTGGTCAATCTCCTGCAATTCTTCGATTGTGTGATTGGTGCGATTCGTGCGGTTAAGATACATGTCGAGTCCCATAATAGTGTGTGCTTGTTTGTTGTGTGGATTGTAATGTGGTTTTTACAGAAGGCATTTCTTCAGTTCACCAAATGTTTTGGATGGATTGACAAAAGAAGATTGTAATAAGTTTCGCATGGAAAAATCTAGTTCCGCGACACATTTTATTTTCGTGTCATCATTTTTGATACTTATATTGGTTATACCAGCAGCAATTTGTCCCTTTTCAATTTCAAATAGGTCTTTGACATATTCCACCATCAGACAACCACATTCATCTTCGCCATGTGTGAACAAATTTGTGAGCATATTTACTGGACGACTATCTGGTTGTGCCATGATGAAGTCTACCATCTTTTGTTTTGTAATCTTGTGCATGAGTGTATTCTAATGTGGTTTTTATTCTTCCCAAAGAGTGGCATGAATGCCCTTGATAGCTTCCAGAGCAGCATCTGCCTTTTCGGGAAAGTATTCACGAATCTTGCCGATCTGAAGAATGGTATCAAGAATGCTTTCTTCTTCGCGTAAAGCAATCAAATCTTCTGGTGTAATTTCTTTCATGTGATTTTAGTTATGGTTGATGATTTCGCATGTCTTATGCGTTATGAGTCTTTTCAGATAGTCGATGACTGCCATGGCGCAATCTCCACACAGTGGATGTGAACCATTTTGACCGTTCATACGATAGGTGATGTATTTTTCGTGAATTACAAATACGAGGTGTTGCATGTCGCTATTCTAATGTGGTTTTTATTGCAGATATTCCTTCTCAAGCATGTCAGCAATTTCGACATGGGTCTTTTCTTCGATATTATTGCCACCATCGTTCCATCTGCTGGCAAGGTATTCACCAACCTTGACATTATCTGGATACATATCCAATTCTTGGACTGCGAACACATCAGACATTTTGAACAATGGACTCATAGTGCCGCATAGTTCATCCCTCTCATAGCCCATGATGTCTTCTGCAACATGTGCCATAACGCACAGGCAGCATCGACCACCGTTTTCGTCCTGCATTTCTTCCAATGCTTTCTTGGGATTCTCCCTAAGTGCTTTGATAGCAAGACGAAGGTTCTCTTTCTTTTGTTCTTCCGTGAATGTTTGTTTCAGTTCGATCATGGTAGTATGATAATGTGGTTTTTATGCATGGGATTCTACCCATGTCTTGAGAGTCTTCAATGCGTGGGATTTATTCTTTCCCCATTCAATCTTGTATCGACCATTCAGAAGACGAACATGCCAAGGATGTTGCTCGATCTTGGTATCTTTCCAAGACCAGAGTTGTCCAAATGGTTCACCATTCTTTGTGATGTTGATTGCCATGCGAGAAGAATCAGAACAAGGAATCTTGATGTATTCGATCATGCGCTTATTGTAATGTGGTTTTTTAGAAAATGTCCTCAACTGCACGTTTTTGTGCAGGTGTGCCATAGGCATCAACATATTGTTTGATGTGTGTCAAAGTGTTTTCGGTGATGCCATGGACATGAGTCGTTGACAAGTTACCGTTCGTTTGAATACTGAATGCACGATGACCATCGACTTTAACGACGACGATTTTGTTACCGTTCTTATCTCTTGACAGTTTAAGTTCTTTCAACATGATAGCGTGATTTTAATGTGGTCTTTACAGTTGTCCTTCGAGTTCTGCGATCTTATCTTGAATTTCGTAAGCCTTCTCCATTAGTTTGTGCAATTTCTTACCATGAGATTGTTCAACCTCTTCGTAAATATCTGCCAACTCATTTCGTAGTGTCACAAGTTCTTCGTTCATATTGTGGGTGCAATAGTATAGTTGTTTTTACACAGTCTTAGGATATTTTTTGCATGATATGCCGAAAATACCTTTAGCGATTACCTCATTATTTTTGAAATAATGTAATGTGTTGTCGATGTTCTTGACATAATCGTAATCTTCTATAATAATCTCTTTCCCATCTTGGGTAGTAATTTTTAGAAAATAATCTGATGGATCAGCAAATGTATGTTGGTTCATAGTGGAGATTTTTCAGTAATCATAAATTCCTCTTCGATCATGTCAGCAATTTCTGCATGGGTCTTTTCCTTTACATTACACCCATCGTTCCAATTACTAGCATATTCTCCTTGTAAGAATATGTTATCACCGACATTAACATTATCGAATGGAAAAATTTTATTCAAATTGATATTTGGTGTTAGAAAGTCACAGAAAGTATTCCTCTTGACACCACAGATATCTTCAGCAACATGAGCAATGACACATAGGCAGCATCGACCACCCAACTCATCTGTCATTTTATGTTTTGCCTTTATCGGATTCTCCCTCAGTGCCTTGATAGCAAGTTTGAGATTTTCGATTTTTTGATCTGGAGTAAATGTGGGGATCATATTGTTTTTGGTAATCATATCGTGTGTGGTTATGGTAATGTGGTTTTTAAGATTGCCTCTCCCCAAGCACCACCAAGGGGAGAGGACTTACTACCATGCAATAGAAAGTTTATTCTTCTTCGTCTTCATGAAGACCTGCGGCTTCTTCCGCATCCTCTTGATCATGACCCATAAACTCAACCAAGAACGAGAAATAATCGTCTTTGTCTCCAATGTTAGAGCATTCATCATTGACCACGCCATCAGAGATGTAAGCAGTCCCATAAAAGGCACAGCCTGGTTCGTTGTAATGAAGCTCAAAATCAACTTCTGGGAACTGTTCTGAGAGTTTGGCGATAGCCTCAATAGGAGGAGACCAAGCGGTATCGAATCTGCATTCACCGTTTTCGATAAGATCGTTGGCAGCGTGTTTTTGTTCGTTGTCATCCAGATCCCACTTAGTTCCCCAAGCAGCAGTTTGAGCGGCAACGATGTTCCATCCAGTTTCATCGCGCTCTTCTGGACAAGCGGGTGGCGCAATTTTCTTGAAGCTCAAGCCGTTCTCTTTGAGATAGTCACGTAGAGCAGGAGTGTCGTTTTTGATTACAAGGCGATTTTCGTTCCAGTTTGGCATAGTAGTAGTTAGTTAGTTGTTGTTGATTAGTTGTTACCCAAGGCGTCGGCACAAGCCTCCAACGCAATTTGTGTTTCCTTGATGGGAAGCTCGATACCTGCATTAGAGAGGGCAAGCATCAGACTCTCAATCACATCAGTCTCTTTTCGAGTCAAGATAGTGCGGAGATTTGATTGAACATGATTCTCACCTAAGACGAGGTTGGCATTAAATACTTTGTAGGTCATAGTAGTAGTTAGTTGTTTATTGTTACAGGGAGCGCAATTACTTTAATGTGGTTTTTATTAGGCGTTGAAGTTGAGAAAATCAAGTGCCAACATCTCAATAATGTCAGCAACGTAAAGATATGGATCATCCATACGGTCACATCCTCTTTCAAAGACACCCCACAGAATGATCTTGCTGCGTTTCGCCAACTGCTCTGGAGTTGCATCATCCTCATCGAGGTTGAGAAGGGTTTCCAATTCCATACCCTCGTAGCCTCCAAGGTCAGAGAGAAAATGTCCTGCTGCAAGCGTGTATGCTGCGGCGTGACGTGGGTTGCTTGTATCAATTTGGTTAGTCATGTGTGTTTATGGTTGTTGTTGCAGGGAGCGCAATTACTTTAATGTGGTTTTTATTCTTCCCAAGGAATACCAGATTCATCTTCTTCCTCTTCCTCGATATATCCTTCACTCTCACATAGGTCTTGAACTTCATGCTCTGACATATAACTAAGACAAGCTCTCATTACGTTTTCAGCATCTAAGATACCTTCCTCTACTAATTCAATCAATCGGTTTGTGTATTGTCTCATATCGTGTGTGGTTATGGTAATGTGGTTTTTAATGCATCCAAACGTATATCCATGCTCCAACAGTTGCAAGTGGTAAAATAATTGTTCTAGTTTCCAGTGAAAAAAGTGTAAGTATTATTGCTATAAGTGTCATTTTTGTTTAAGTGGTTGTCCAGATGGGTTTTGAACCCATGACCTCGCACTTATAAGGCACGCGCTCTTACCACCTGAGCTACTGGACGATTGAAAGTGGTGCCTTGGAGAGGACTCGAACCTCCATTGATCCGTTACGGTGCTACTGATTAGAAGTCAGTTCCGATACCAAGGCTTTGGTATTATAAAATTGGTGGGCAGGTGTGGTATTGATCCACCCCTCCGAAGAGACGAAATTTACAGTCTCGCTGCTAGAGCCACTAGCTTTACCTACCCTTTTGAAAATTGAGTCCGTTCCGAGTTAACGGCAGCAAGTCATAACCTTGACTCTTTGGAGACTCTTCCTAGACACAAGAGCCGCTCTAAATTGGCACTACCACGGGGAATCGAACCCCGCTCTAATGGATGAAAACCATTTATCCTAACCGATAGACGATGGTAGCTTTTTATATTTTTGTAGTTGTAACGGTATCACAACCATTTTCCGATGGGACTACCCACGCAGTTAAAAAGATTTATCATAACTGTTTGAGTTGTCAATACTATTTATTGATATTTTATTTTTATCAACTCTTCATTTACCTGTTTTTCAAGCCAACTTTTCTGTTGAAAGATTTTAGCACCATATTTTGGTTGCTCGAACGGTCTAAAGAAATTCCAAATGCGATAAATGTATTTTTTCATATTGTGTGCGATGATTATCTTGTGGTTTTTAAGGATTGTCGGCTCAAACTTCAGATCTGATAGACTGTGATTTAAGGTTTATGCTTTAAGATTTGATTTTTGAAAACAGCATCTTGAGTTTTGAATTTTTGCTACAAAGCGATGATAGCGTTCAATGTCGTTTTCAATATCTTTAGCTTACCAAGCTCAGTTCAGAATTGGTCGTGTCGCGAGGACACGAGATCATCTCATCCACTTGAGCCGACAAAAGTTTTACTTCAATTTCGTGGTTGCATTATAGTTATCAATGGCATCTTGTAACTTTTCAGCAAGGTTGCGATATGAGGAAATGTGTTGGTCTACTTCTTTTTGATCGAGAGCATATTCAATAGTAAATTCGGAATCAACCAAACGATTGGTGTTATAATCATGGGTTTGAATTGGATAACCACTCACACCAGTTTGCAGACCTTCCAGAAACTTAATCATGCCTTTTGTTTCGGCAAGATCAGCAAGTTCTCCAGAGATACCAGCATTGGCAACAGCAAGTTGATTTTTAAGCCTTACGAGACTTGCCTTTTCTAGCGTTAAACGTCCAAAAAGTTCATCAACATCATCCACAGGTGGACGATTGCTTTGATACCTATTGTTCTTAACGATTTTCTTTTCAAGTTCGGCGATGCGACCTGCGATGCGATTCTTTTCTTTTAATCCTTGTGCGATGTTCATGTTATTATTTTAGTTTATTTTTCAAAAATGTCAAATGGTATTTTTTCATCAAATATCTTTTTCAGATGATCTTCGTAAGTGTAGTCGTCACCATTGTTGAAGATGTAATCGAAAAGAAAATCTTCAGCACGTTCTGTCAATTTTGGTAATGATTTTTTGAGAGCATTATACAATACGTCTTGTTCAAGAGCAAGATCTTGGACTTCTTTGCGTATTTGTTTGATAATTTCATCGTATTCTTTCATAATTTATTTTCTTTCATCATATTTCAGATTGATAATTTTGAAGCTACCTCCATCGTGGAACTTCACGACAACACCTTCGTATGATTTACCATCAATTTGATCAATATCAACACTGTATTTGCGAATATGTTCTTCTGTGAAGACAACATCTTTTTCAAGAATCTTAACGGTTTCAATACCCAACTCTTCGCAAACTTTGGTGTAATGGTGTGGTGTATTACGAGATTCATATTTGAAGGTGTCCATGTTATAAATGTTATACGCTGCAAACCCCAATGGTAATTTACTATGCGGATTCTTGCCATGACCTTGAATACCAGAACCATAAAGTTCGCCACGCAAAGCAAGACTCACATCGTGCTTCTGACAATAATCCAGTAGTTTTTTAACAAGATCATATTTTTCTGCGGCAATCGTGTATTGATTTTGACAATCATCTTTCAGACACAGTGATCTTGAGCAGATACTTGTTTCCCATTCTCCATCTTCGTTCTTACGTGCAAATACAGTCAGTGATGAGCCATCGTATTTGAGAGTGATATCACACATCGAACCAAATGGGATATTGTCAATGTTTTGCCAACGCTCCTCATCGGTCTTTGGTAATCCTTTGGGTAAATAACCTGCTGCTTGCAAATCTTTTGGCAATGGTGGTTCGTATTTAGTCACACCAATGAGATGTGATACTTCATCACCGACATTGAGTATATCGACAATATCTAATGGTATCAATTCGAAAATGGGCATGACGATACCAAAACTCCAACGTCCACGCAATTTACACGCTTTGACACGACTACTACGTGCCTTGAAAGTTTCGCTCCAAGGTGCATCAGGTAGAATAGTATCAGGTTGAATCAGAATTACTTCTTCTCCTTCTTTATGTGTTCCACGCTGCACAATACATTCGTAACCCAAGACCTTAACAATGTCAAGAGCATCTGCGTTATCATGATGTGTTACTGATATAATTTTTTCAATACTTGCTAATTTCATAAATTTATTTTTTAAGGTTCATTTCGTGTTACAGGAGGTGGTGTGATATATATCACTGGCAATGGTTCTGGAGGACCAGAGTCAAGTGGATTGAAGTCTTCGATGAGAGCCGATTTACTTGATTCTAATCCACTTTTTGATCCCTCTTCATTCGCAATCACTTTCTCATTCTTATCATATAGATCGCAGAACAAGCGCATTATCAATACTATGGTTTTTATAAATGTCATCGTCTACGATAGGTTAATAGTAAGGTGGATAATCCAAGAAGAAGTGCGGAAGATGGTTCGGGTATAGCTGCACATGGAACTTTTGCGACAGTTTGCCATGTAGTCGCCCCCGCTTTGTAAGTTACAATCCCATCAACTGGAGCATTGATACTCTTAAACGAAAATGTAATTGTCTCGTTTCCATCATCATCATCATCATCATCATCGTCACTTTCAAAGTCATAGAAGATAACTTGATCTTCTCTCTTGTCAAGTGAGTCAAATTCGATGCTGCTGTTGAATGAATGACCTGTAGCGCCGCCGCACCAAAATACATTGAAACTCTGTAGCTCCTGACTTGTTAACTTCCACAAGTCAAGTGAGTAGCTATAGGTATATTTACCATCTGCATAAACCGTAGCACTGCGAAAAGCAGAACCGTTGTATGCGACATTGGTTGCAGATGCTGATGCACACATCAACATTAGTATTAGTGTTTTAATTAGTTTCATTTTTTGTATTTAGTTCTTTTAATTCTTCATCCCAACGACGATGAAAGCTATCTTCACCATCATCACCACTTACGAGCCAATCGATTCGTTGTGCCATTGTAGCGGCAATTCTCAAAGTGTCAACTGCTAATTTGAACTTTTCTATAGTTTCTGGATTATAGCCGTATCCACGACGATCACCCCATTCGTTTAATGATTCATCATCATTGCTCGCAACGAGTTCCTCAATGCCTCTTGCAATATCTTCGATACGATATTGCTGATATTCAAAATGTCCTCCACTCATAATTTATTAAAATTTATATTCTTCGACACTACCTCGAACACTAACCCGAACACTACCCCAGACACTATCCCAAACACTATCCCGAACACTAGCCCAAACACTAGCCCAAACACTATCCTCAACACTATCCTCAACACTATCCTCAACACTATCCCGAACATTAACCCGAACATTAACCCGAACACTATCCTCAACACTATCCTCAACACTATCCTCAACACTTTTATCGATATTATCTTTCATAATTTATTAAAATTTATATTCTTCGACACTACCTCGAACACTACCCTCAACACTACCCCAGACACTATCCTCAACACTAGCCCAGACACTATCGCTAACACTAGTCCAAACACTACCCTCAACACTACCCCAGACACTATCCTCAACACTAGCCCAGACACTATCGCTAACACTATTACTAATGATATCTGTCATAATTTATTAAAATTTATATTCTTTGACACTAATCAAAACACTACTCTCAACACTATCCCAAACACTATCCTCAACACTAGTCCAAACACTAGCCCAGACACTAGCCCGAACATTAACTCCAACACTATCCCCAACACTATCCTCAACACTAACCCAAACACTAGCCCAGACACTATCGCTAACACTAGCCCCAACACTATTACTGATATCTTTCATGTTTTATTAAAATTTATATTCTTTGACACTAATCAAAACACTATCCCGAACACTAACCCCAACACTATCCCGAACACTGCCCCAAACACTACCCCAAACACTACCCCGAACACTACCCCAAACATTAACTCCAACACTATCCCGAACACTATCCCAAACACTAGCCCGAACATTAACTCCAACACTATCCCCAACACTATCCTCAACACTAACCCGAACACTACCCTCAACACTATTACTAATGATATCTTTCATAATTTATTAAAATTTATATTCTTTGACACTATCCCGAACACTGCCCCAAACACTAACCCCAACACTAACCCCAACACTATCCCGAACACTGCCCCAAACACTGCCCCGAACACTGCCCCGAACACTGCCCCGAACACTATCCCGAACACTATCCCAAACACTATCCCCAACACTATCCCAAACACTAACCCGAACATTATCCTCAACACTATTACTGATATCTTTCATAATTTATTATATCGGTGTTCCTTATGTCCACATATAGCCACGATACTTAATGATCACATTGAACATCTCAGTGTCGCGTTCATAAAGATCGTTCTCTGCTTTGATTGCACGTTGTATTTCGTTCGCGTCAGTTGCCTCGTCAATCTCTCGCTCAATCTCTGCACGTTCGGTCTTGAAGTAAGCATATACCTTACGAATCTCATCATTCCAAGCATAGCTATTTTTTGCATAGCCTTCACTAACATGTCCTGCTGCTATGTCTGCATCATAATAGCCGCGATCAGGCAATTCACCTTTCATTTCTTGCTCGACATAATGGAATAAGCATTGCACCAAGACAGTCTCGATGATATAGTCTTTGTCTTTCCAGTCACCCGATATTTGATCAGTGAGCCATTTTTGTCGATTCTTTTTAGGCATATTATTTAATTATAATTTGAGTGGCGATTTACTTTTGTTCTTTGATTTTCTCTTTCACTTCTTCCCGCAAATCTTTTTCGTCTTGGGTTTTCCACGTATGGGGTAAATTACCATACTTTTCCAAAAAGTCCATCACGGCATACCTATTCTTCTCATCAAAACGCTCTTCTAATTTTTCCAATGCCAAGTCTTTGATGTCGTCATCAGCACCCACCCACATGAAACAATTTACCATGTTCTGGCAATATTTCCCATAGATAGCGTTACGGATTTTTGTAAGTCCTTCTTGAAATTCTTTGCCGAGTTCGTCAGAAGACCTGTCGAACATGTGAAAGCCAATGTTTCGGAATGCATCGACGAAGCGCATCATGCGCTCCATTTCCAATGCGTTTTCTTTCAGGTTTTTGGTGACTTCTTTGATGATTTTGTTGTTTTTCATGTTATTTTTTTCAACATTCTTTGTTTTTCGCGTTGTAACATTTTAAATCGTTGAGTATACGCCCATTTAACGATTTTTAGATCGTTTTCAGTGAGTTGCGGATTGCTTCTGAGAGAATCCATAATCAATTTCTGATTACGCTTTAATTTGTCGATTGTATTGTCAATGTTCATGTTATCCAATTATATCAAATTCTTTATAGATGTCTTCTGCAATATCTGAATAGTCGTCGCGACTTACACCTAGATTTGAACCATAATAGCTATAGCCTTCCATTTCTTTTGTATAGCTGTCGATGATGGCGATGATTCGTTCTTTGATTTCTTCTTTAGTCATATTATGATTATATTGTAGTTTTTAATAGAGCTTCAAATGTCCCACCAACTCGTCTAGGTTCTCGTTCCAATCAGGACCAAGTGCTAGGCAGGTCGGGGTGGGGATATTATTAAACACAGTGCGACCATTGTCAACAACTAAATGCGCCATGATGCCAGATTCTTCTGCTTTTGAGAGAATCTCTCGCAACTCTTCTTCACTATCCACAGCAAGAACTACTTTCGTGAAACTATTTGCAAGCCAATCACGTATTGCGCCATTGTGCCTGTCAATTGAGTCGTCATCATTCATAAAGACATCGTTGAGCATATCAGCTTGCCAACCAACCCGACCTTCACGAGTAAGAAAGCTCATTGCTGCATGTGCAACTTGAGCCGCCATCTTACCGTGTTTCATTTTTAAGTCGCGGCGAACCACGATGACTTGTTTTGTCTTTACTGCCATACAATAATTCCAATCTTCGTTAAATAAAGACCAAGTGCTATAGTCGTAGAAATGCCTTGACATAACCAAAAGCGACCATGCTTGATGCTAGGTTCTTCATAATATTTGTCTAGCATGCTAAGATACATGCCTGTCCCGATAAGAATAGTCATGCCAACAGCTGCAATCCACGATACCACCAATGTTCCATCAATAATCATTTGTTTTAATTATGCATTAGTTTTTTTAAAAGTCAACCCCCCAACACTAAATAAGATATAAGATGACAAAATTTAAAAATTTAGACCACTACGATTTTATCTGCAATGCCTATTTAAATAGGACGATGACAATAACAGAATTACAAAAAAAATTCAAAATGTCGCCAAATACAATTTATAAAATATTAAAAGATGGTGGTGTTGAGCTTCGTGGGTCTGGGTTGGACAAAAATAAAGCATCTGAAATTTGTGATCTTTACAAACAAGGACTGACAATAGAAAAAATTCAAGAAAAAACTGGCATCGGTAAGAGTTGTATTACCAAGCAATTACAAAAGTATTCTATTTTCACGAGAAAGATCTACCGAAAATATGATTTAGACGAATCAATTTTTGAAATTATAGACACCAAAGAAAAGGCTCAATTTTTGGGACTTGTATATGCTGACGGCACAATATCAAAAAACAACAATCTAATTGCGATTAGATTGAGAGAAGATGATATTGATTATCTTGAAAATTGGAAACACCATCTTTTAAAGACTAATAAGCCAATTCACTTTGTGAAAAATAGTGGTTACATGCATAGCCCAATCAACAATAAAAAATACGAAACCCCTCTCAGAGCAGCATCTTTGGACATTACATCGGGAAAAGTTTATAAAGATGCGATAAATTTAGGTCTTACCATAAACAAAACATACAAAAATTTAAATATGCCTAAAATAGATGAAAAATTTAAATCTGCTTTTATATTGGGGTTATTTGAGGGCGATGGGTGTATAACTTCTAGTGGATTTACCATAGCGTGTCAGTCTAATATGGCAGAAGACATTAAAAATTATTTTGATTCTATTGATATATTTTCGTGTAATTTTGAAAGACGACATACCAACATTATTCAGGTTTCAAGAAAGAAAGACCTGATAAAACTATACTATTTATTATACGATCCACAACCTCTCGTAGCGATGAAGAGGAAACAAGAAAAATTTAAAAATATCATTGATCAATTTTTCCACACTCCACATAACCCAAATCTTTCGTCTTTTCTTCGCACAACGTCTTGTACCAACCCCGATGAATACATAGATTCCCTTTAGTCCCAGTGATTTCACATATAGTTGATGAAAGAATTTCAGCAAACGATACCATTCCGTTTATTTGTTTGTCACCACCACTGTAATAGAATCTAAGGGTTCCGAACTTGGATTTGACTTGTTCGATAGTGACTGGTGGGATTGGTTTCTCGGTAAATCTTTTGATTGGTTTTAAAAATGAATCCAACTTCCACACAAGACGAGTCAACCACGATCTGAATGGTGATGCTTTTCTAATCTTTTCGACTTCACTAGCTAGAAGACACCCATTAAGGGGATACACCACAGGATCAATGGTTTTAGAAAGATACTTCATAATTCTTCCAATACACAAAAAATTATAAATCCAATTACACACGGCATAGTATGCGACATATTTTGGAATCCATGTTTTGTTGTTCTCCACATAATCATTAATATGACCACACAAAGTTTCCACCATAGGTTGCCATCCAACTGGACACCACACACCACAGTCAGGCTCTCTAGGCTTGCCATCAGCATCCTTTGGGAAAAGCTGTGGGTATGCTGTCATTAGCTTCTCTACAAATCGCTCTTGGATCATTTCTTGTTTTGTGAAATAACCCATCATCTCTCCTACGCTTTTAAATTTTTCGCTCATATGTCTATTATATATTATGTTTTTGTTTTGTCAATACGATCTGCTCGTTCTAAAGCTTTTTGTGCTGCTCGACGTAATTGCTCTGCGCTAGGATAGCCAGCAACCATACCAATATGCACTTCTTCATGCGCTTTAAACTCCTCAACTA